CAGGCTTACGTTCTGGCATACGAAGATAATTAGATGCAACCCAAGGTTTGGACGAAATATACATCTTGTAAGCAGTAAAAGTGTCAATGCTTGTGTCAAGTTTAAATTCATCTGGCATAGCACGGGCGAATGGTGTTACGTTGGTAATCTTACCTTTCGGAAACAGATAATATGCTTCAAGTAAAGTATTATAGCATGAATGAACTTTGTTATAACGAATAATATATTCATCACATAAATTCATGCCATGTTTAATTAACCAATAAGCATTGTCAATTGTTTGTGCTGCCCATTGTGTGCAGGGGTGGTTACGAAATGCACCTTTCTTTGTGGCATATGGTGTACCATCTTTTTTATGTAATGGACCGTAATTATGATACCAAGAAGAAGCAACGATGCTGAGCATCTGGCAACATTCCAACGGCATTTTGACAATATGTTTGTCTGGTAAGCAAATAGCACTTTCGGCAGGAAACTGATTTGTGACAAAAATGTTCATAGAACACCAACTTCTTTCAAGTAATTACGATAACGCATAAATCGCCCGAGACTGGGTTGATTCACAATTTGTAACTGATGACAGATTTCACAGTAACACAACCAATCATGCCAAGGTGTTGTTGGGTCCAAAACATGATATATTTGTTCATTGATTTTTTTCATTTCTGTGTATGATACTGAATAAAAATTTCTTGAACTTTATTTAACACTTGCTCTGCATTACTAATTGGATGTCTTTGAAATTTTTCTTGAAGATATTCATACAGTTCATTCAAATCCCAATTATCCATATAATAACTACTGATTCCATTTTTTCCAAAATCAATTACAATAGTGTCTTTGTATTCTTCGTATTTTGGATAAATTACAGTTGCTTCAGTCACAATTTACCTCCCACCACTCCTTCGTGTGTTTGTGCTTCGGGGAATCCTTCTTGAAGCCATTTAAGATAGCATCGAGTAGCATTAACACATTCTTCTTCTGTGAGAGAAGTGATGATAGGCTTCCCATCTTTGTCAAAAGAGTGCCAAAGTCCATACGGAGTTTGCTTCAAATAAAATGCTCCCTCATCATAGAAAGTTTGCTCTTGTTGGTTGCTCATCAGGTACTCCTTCAATAATAATTTGTGCTGGTTGATCATTCCAGTGTCGAACTACACCAGCGATGATAAAGGCATTTGTCACGAAATATGTGACAAATATAATAGTCCTAACGATTGCTACTCGGTCGGCCACGTCGTCTTTTTTGTGTGCTTTCTCCCCCAGTGCTAGTGCCCACAGGTGCCACAGTTTTTTCATTTGGTTCAAAGAATTGGTCTAGTGAAGAGAATAGTTGCTGCTTGGGTTTTCTGCCACGTTTCTTCGGTGTTTCTACAGGTTCTTCCTTGTCCACTACAGGAAGTGGCATGGCTAGAGCAGGATCTTGATAGAGGATGGTAACATCCTTTGCTTTGATCTTGTAACGAGTCAGATGCTTGTCAAGATGGTTCTGGCATTGAAACCAGCAGATTCTACGTTCCTTGCCATCCTGGTGCTCCAGGCGGATGGGGAAGCCAGTGTGGGGAAATTTGTCGTTTGTGTCAGTCATGATCGAGTAACCTCCTCGTAGTCTTGTAGTATACCACGTTTGAAGTGGATTTTCAACCTGGGCCAGTCCTCCCATTGTCCCTGCCAAGCGGCAGGATATACTTCAACATATCTTGTTATAAGATATGGTCTATATACGCCACGTTTTCCTGTCGGCACCCATTCGAAGTTTAAAAACTTCCTAGTTTGATCATATCTAGGATCATCTTCCTCAATAACCTCAAATGTATTTGTACCAACATAATCTGGATACCACAAAACTCCACTGGGATCTAACCAGTAGTGTGACATGGTGCCGCCAATACCCTCCTCCATGTCTTTGGTTTGACACTCTACATTCGTAAATTGTTCTCCTAGATCATATGATGATCTAAAATAATCAAACATTCCCAAGGCTATCACCTCTCTTCTTTTTGTCGTAGATAATTACAATTTTCTTGTGCTCTGAATGAAGATCGGAGCATTGGTAGTATTGTACCTCACCATCAAGTAATTTACAAATGTTTTCGATTTGCATTCCAGCAAGGATAGATTTAGTTTGTTCGGTCATGTTGTTGTCATTCTAAATTTGAAACTATCTATGAAGGTTTCCCATGCTGTATCATTAAACTCTTTGGTTTCATAGGAGAAACGATACCCACTTTCTTCCTGTAAGGCATAGTTAATCTCACACTGAATCAGTGCTCGCAGTTGCTCTATTTGTTCTTTAGTCATCGTAACATCTCCTTCATTTTTTGTAAACAGTGATTAAATCCTTCCACAAGTAACTCAGTATTTACGTTCTGAGAACCAGCAGCAGATTGTTCCTTAGGCAACCAATCTTCCACCAAATCTACAATATCATTACAAGTATCAAAATCATAACCAAGTTCATCATACAATCTATGGTAGAGTTTTTGTGCTTGGTGTTTTTTCACCATCCTATCAACTATTTCATCCATAAGTTCTGGGGATATATCAGTCATCGTATTCCAGTATCAAAGAGGTTTTTGAGTTCGTGATAAACAAGCACCAGTTCTTTATCAGGTGTTAGACATCCACTATCCCTTTCAGTTCGTAGAAGTTGGTAGAGTTCTTTTGCTTGGTCTTCTGTAAGTGCAAGATGGTAAGTTTTTTGAATTTTAATCATAGATTCTGGGTTGCTGTGGGTCTTTTCTCCATTCTCTTATGAAGCACAGATGTGGTTCTGTTTTATGATCCATCTGTGCCATCCAGTGAATACCATCCTCATCAATGGCATCAATGTAATGGATTCGTGTCTTAGGGTCAATCACACGGGTGATTGTAGTAAACTTTACTTCTCTCATTTCACAAAAGCTCCAATAGCAGGAACATCGCCACAAATCTCATTCACTCTTCCTACTGTTTGGTCTTTGAGTGCTTGACGACACTCCAAGTTTTTATTGTATGTTTGTTGGAATAATACTCGTTGTTGTTGGGCATCATAGGTGATGATAGCACCAGCAACGATTATAATAAAAAAGAAAGACAAAACTGCCCAAGTGATTTCATTAAAGTTTTTCATAGTTTTTCCAGTTCATCAGCAAGTTCAAGGATGTTCTTTTCAGTAATACCGATATACTTGAGTTCCTCTACAACTTTACGAAGAGCAGCAACAACTCCATCCTTTGGAAAGTTGTATGTATCCTCTGCTTCGTATGCTTCCATAATCTTTTTTGCTCTTTCAGTCATAGTGCCTCCATATCATCAGCAATCTCATTTAGTTCTTGAGCAGTATGAGTAAGCCAAGGTTCATTTGCAAGCACTCCATCTCTATGAATGATAGAAGAAATCACACGGATAGAAGATGCTAATGCTTCTTTCATATCATCTGTGGGTTCTACAATCAATTCTGCTTTGAATGTTTCCCAGATTTGGTATGCTGTGTTAGTCATTTTTTACTCCTATAAGTTCTGTTCTTAATTCATTCATTTTTATATCAAAATCATACTGTTGATGCGAAAGATATGCAACAAAAAATGTAGGAGATAGACAACAAGAAATCCAAACTACCCAAGCACTATAATATACAATCCTATCTTTTAGTATCATAGTTCTAAAAGTTCATCACAAATGGCATCAATCTCTTTGAGACATTCATCCCATCCAGCATTAAACATTACATCCAGTTCATCAGTAAAATCAATCTTATTCGTTCCTGATAGTTGCTTACGAAGTTGTTGAAGAACTTCTTGAAGCATCCAAGCAGTATTGTGTGCTTCACTTTTACAAATAACTTTTAAGAGTTCTTCTGCTCGTTGTTGGTTAGTCATTCATTCCACCCATCAAAGTATTCTGTGAAAAATTCAAAAGCAAGAGATTGTTTGTCGTTATTAAGTTCTACACCAAAAAAAGAACTGGCAAGAAAAGAAAGTGTGATATGAAATCCACCAGAAGACCAATGATGAGCGGTAGGATTTTCATAATTCACCCACAGGAATGAATGATTTTTGATGATACCAAACTGCCAAGTGTGTGAGGTTTCACCACCTTCCCAAACTTTCTTATCGTATTGAAATAACTTCATAGCAACTCCAATTTACAATTACCATTCACATCATAAACCACTTTGACTTGATAATCTACACACATATTTGCTCTCCAAAAAGCATCTTTGAACTCTTCAGTTTCTTTCTCTGGATATTTGGGAACAAGTTTGAAGTTCTCATCATATTCATTACAGTGAACATCACCAAGATAGTGGAAATTTAGGAAACGATTGAGTTGTTGCTTTTGTTCGTGGTTCAGTTGAATTTTTACGAATGTGATGAATTCGTTTGATACTGGGAGTTCTTCTTCATTCATCGGTCTTTATGCTTTAGGAGATACGAGTTAGCAATCGCTTTGAAAGTGAAATCACTATCCCACGATTTGAATACGATACCTTCACGTTTGGTTTGTGGATTCAGCGATGGACCTTCAGCAAAGTTAAGAAGGTCGTCAATGGTTTCGTATTGTTGGGTAACAAAAACGTGTTGGTCAATGATAGGAACATGCTCCACATCAGCACCAAGCATCCTCAGTTGGTCAAGAACGGTATAACGCTCAAATGGTTCAAAATAACGACCTTCAGTGATGCTGTAGATGTCAAACAGATAGAAACGCTGACCTTTGAGTTTTTCGGGATTACCCTGAATACCCTCACCAATCAACTCACCTTGGATGGCATACTCTTCACCTTTCTCTTTGCTCAGTTCAAGCAAAGGTTCGATGATATTCTGGTCCCGTGCTGCTTTCCAGAAACTATTACCTTCAGTTTCCTTCAAGTCAATGTTCCGAGAACACACACCAACTTCACCATCTTTGATGTAGATAGTGGTGCTGCTACCATCAAGTTTGAGAGTTACTTCATAGGTTTCACCTTCGTGCTCCTCAAAGATGTCTTTACGAAGGTTCTGGCAACGCTCCTGGTCAGTTTTAGGAATGAAGTGGGGGAAGTTACCCTTCATCGTTCCCTGAAGTTGAGCAGGGATGGGCGGTTCCCACTTCTGAATACCCAGCGATTCGGTAAGGTCGGTGCCAATATCACGCCAGAAAGTAAGTTCAATCGGCAGCAAAAGACCCTGACTTACTTGACCACGAAGTTTAACAGTTTTGAGGCGTTCACCTTTCACACCATTATACTCACGGGGTTCTTGACCCTTACTGAGGAATGGAGCGAGTTCGTGAGGAACCCAACTATCAATCTCAAGGTAGATAGCAATATCACCAACATTATACTCACCCTTCTTGACAACTACTGGCCAACCACCATCAACAATGGCACACTCAATAGCATCAGCACCCTCAATGGGTTTGATGTAGGTGATAGGTTTGATCGAAGCAAGTTTACGGACGGTGTTCATACGAAATCAAAATCTTCAAAGGTAAAATAGTCAGTAATAGCAGACATCACTTCATCATTAATACGCTCAATGATTACATACTCTTCAGGATTTTCTACATGTTTGTGAGCAAGACGCCAACCACGCTGAACACCCTGCTCGATTGCCATTTCAAGAATCACATGATACTTTGGTTTCATTTGAAAGCACCAGTAATGACACCAACAATCACGATAGTGGCAACAGCACAAAGAAAGATAAGAGCACTAATCCACAGCGGAGACAGCACCCACACCCAGGGCCAAGTGATATGACCAGTAAGTTTCAGACCAACAAACAGAACAGTCAGCAGACCAGGGAAACCGATACCGCTGGAGGAAGAGGAAGAACTGGACATGTGTTTTTGTTTGAACTGAAAACAGTATAGACCATAAAAAAGGGGCTGTCAAGCCCCTGTGTCAGTTTCAAAACTGTCCCTTGCCTTGCCCCACATCAAACACCCAGATGCCACGCTCGATCCACATGTTGACAACACGCTGCCGATCATCAAACACACCAAGAATTTGATGGGTCTTCTCAATTTCGTCAGCAATTTCACCTTTGACAACAGCATCATCACGATGATCCTTGTACTTTCTCATATAGATCTCATCGTAGAAGATTTCGTTGTCAGTCAACCACTTGATCGTTTGTTCCTTGTAGTCATCTGAACGACCAGAAACAATAATCAAGTCAACTTCCTGATCATTACGAAGTGCTTGAAATACTATTTGAACTGCTATATTAGGTGTATCATTTACCAGACCAGCATTCCAAGCATCCCAGTTACGGGGTTTCGTTGCTACAAATTGTCTTCGATGGCGAACATCACAAATAGTGCCATCGAGATCGAAGACGAAGCATTTCTTCAGTTCCACATTCGACATAATCAAATCCTTCTGCTACAGTGGGAATTTCAAATTGGTGATACATTCTATGAAGAATGCTTTTTGGAATGAACTTACCTTCACGGTGTTCATTACGTTCCATTGCTTCTTCCAAAGGAACTTCAAAATAGATTGCTCCTCTGTGACAATGTGACGGAAGTTTATTCAGTTTCTTTCTTCGTGCTTTCACACCAAGATTAGTTTGATCCCAGATGATATGCTTCTCATTTTCGATAGCATGTGCCAAGCATTTGTTCATGCTTTGAGTTGCTTCATCAATGTAATCATCAAACACTTCATTGTATGTCTTCCCAAGTTTCTTGGCATAGTAATCAATGTAGTAATCTGTGGACAGCACTACACAATTTTTCCAATAATCTGTTTTGAGAAGACGTTCAACAAATGTAGATTTACCTGACGTTGGTATACCACATAGCATCACACATTCCATTTGAGACCTCCCCACAACCAGCGATTTTGTTCAATTTTAGTTTGAGTCGTTAGCGACTTGCTGATCATATCTATAATGGTAGCACGGGAACCCTTGCCACCTTTCATAGCATACATGATCGGAGCATGAATCGGCAAGATCCGTTTTTGAACAAATTCCACAGCGAAATCTTTCTTATCGGGATACACGGTATTACCACCCAGATAAATCTGTGCCATTTCATACGCCAAATCGTCCACAGACGCCCAGAAAGCCGTCTGGAATGCTTTAAGACGGGTAGCGTCGTCAGGGGTGAGCAACGGCACAACGTCGTCTACAGAGTCATTTAGGATGGTCTGGAGGACGTTTTTCTCCTGACTGATCTGCTCTTTAGATTTGTGTCGAAGCACATACTCATCTGCTTTTACTTTAACCATGTGCCCACTATCAAATCGTAGTACAACACCCTCGCCATCATCCCATTCCCGAACCTGATTGACAAACAAATCAATGTTTTGAACAGCAAGTCCAGCAAGTGCTTTTACAACAGGAATGTCAGCGTAACCAGCTGCCGATACCATTTTATAATACGGCACATAACTACCATTTTCGTTATCACGAATAGCAGTGAGAATAAGACGATCTTCAGGATAATCTACAACGATACGATTCTTACGAGAACACCACTCAAAGATTGGTGTCTTACGATCATCAATTAGTTCAAGAATGAACTCACGATAGTTAGTCTTGTCAGCAATAAACACCTCAGCATTCATTGCTACATCAGTAACACCTGCTTTGGTAGCAAGACGAAAACCTTCTTTTGTAGGAATCGGACGGATCATAGAACCGTCCAACTTCTCCAGAACTACATGAGGTTCATACAGATTAACCTTGTTAATAGCAGTTTCTTCTCGCTCACCCACATTAAAGAATTTATGGTAAGGGCGAGAGATCAGTTTCCCAGTAGCAGTATCAAAGATTAGACCACGACATTCACGGCGAATCTTCATGTTATGATGACTACGCTCACGAACAAGCGAGAACGTTTCATCAAACGCCACCATATAATTGATGACAGTGTACCAATCCTTGACCATCACCTTGAACTCAGGGAGATCTTCAATGTGAGGAATCACATCGTCAATATGATTAATTTCAGGAAAATCGTAGTTCATGGTCTTGATTAATTTCAATTAAAATAACAGGGTGATCGTGGTCTGTCAAGCACTGATAAGTTTTACGGATATGTCCCAGCGATTTCAATAGAGTAATTTAATCTTCCGCCACCGTCAGAATTAACAGTCAATCCTGTTATAATTGCTCTTTTATCGGTGACATCACGAAGAATTCTACAAAATTGTTCTTCTATTTCATTTTGAGGATCTATAGTAAACATCTTTTGTTTAACAACATGAGATGTTATGGTATTTGGCGTCACCCAACTACCATCCATGTGTAAAGAACCATTACTTACAGTTCCTGTAGGTATCACAACATTATTGCTACCATCAAATACTGTTAGTTCACCCCCACCGTTAATAGAAAGTGTTCCTTTTGCTGGGGCAGAAATAGAATTAATAGGAGTATTTGATATAGTAAATGGGATGTTACCGCCTATGATTCTATCAAATTCTTCTTCTGCTTCTTCAAGAATTTCTTTTCTTTTATCTACAGGTTCTTCCTTAGTTTCTTTCTCAGTTTCTACCTTAGATTTTCCGTATATTTCGTCAAATTTATCAAGTAGTGGGTTGCTCATAGTCATCGTCCCAGGGTGCTTTTTTGTTTAATATCTCACGAAATCTCTCTTGTACTTTTGGATCGGGTGGAGCATTAATACGTTCAATCAAAGCATCATATGTTTCTTCTGATACTATGATACGTTCTGGTGGATAAGAACCTTTACCCCAGTATTCTTCAAATTTATGAACATAATTCATATGATCCCAACCATGATTGAGATTTAACCAGAAATCAGCATATCGTTGGTGGTCATCCATACGCCAGTTATCATGATTGATAAGACGATACCAATACCAAAAAATTGTATACTTAATCGGTTCAAATCCAATTATCCATTTATTTAAAAACGCTGGAAAGTTCATTGGCGATACCAATCTAACTGACGTTGACGATAAGCGAGGAAATCAAAAGAGAATGAAAATTTGTAGACAGAAATATTAAACCCAAACAAACTTTCACCAAAAATATTCAGCAGAAAAATGGGTCTACATGCCCAAGCAGACCAATCTAAGTTAAACTGAAACAGGTTAAACAATCTGGTACAAAATACATTCAAATACCATTCGTGACCATAATCGTATTGATGGAAATAGTCAAACAGTTTCATGGGAGATTCTCCACTTCTTTGGATAATGCCATCATATCACTCCTATCCAGCACTGTCAAGTTGTTTAACTTTTGTGCTGTCATGGTTTTCACATATTCCATTGTCTTACGAATAATGGCGGCAACGAGTTTTTGCTCGCTGTCCGCCCATGTGTTCCGCTCTTGCCAAACGGAATCCATTAATTTTTGTGCTCTGTCAGTCATTTTCCTATTCTGAATTTACGTTCTTTTGATATGGTAGGGTTATACCAATCATCATATGGATAGATATACATTTGATACCACCCACAGTTTATTTCTTCCCAAAAGGCACAGTAATCTATTTTAGTTTCGTAAATGTCAGTACGAAAATGAATTACATTACCACATGCCCAATAAGCATCTTCAACCCATGCTATGAATTTGTTCCAGTTCTTTTTCATTGAAGTTATTCTCCACAAAGGTATCAAAATCAAGAGCGGGTTCTGAGTATACAAAATGACCAAAACCTTCAATCCCTTGAACGTGATTACCAATATAATCTTGTAGGGCAAGGAAGATCTTTGCTGCTCTGTGCTTGTCGTGAGAAACAATAGCAGTATGAGGATGTGCTACGATTTTTGTAACCACATCAAACAGTTCATCAATTGTGATAGAAAATGCTTTTTGATCTACATCGACTTCGAGAGTTGAATTATCTTCAGTAGACATGGGTGGGAAGAAAATCTCCCACGCCAATTTGATTTTTTCAATCAAGGTCATCAGTCCATTCCTCATAACGTGTTTTGATCTTACCACCATTCGTGAAAATATTCAAGTGCCCAGTCCTATTATCCTCAAAATAGAATGCCATCCAGACATGGTGCCCCTCATCCATCACCTCGTAATGGTATGCTTTGATATTGTCAAGCAAAAACTCGTCTGGGTTGTGGAGTTCTTTGTCAGTCATGAATAGTTAAAGTGTAAGTGTGTTTCCCAAGTAAAGAAGGGTTGGTCTCTACGATGTACATGAACTTTTACATGATGTGGAATCAGTTCAGCATATTTCTCCATAAACTCTTCTTCTGTGAGTTCGTCAAAACCGTGAAGATAATGATCATCGCCAACAAACATGGCAAACTTTTCATATTCACGATCTCTCCCATCAATAGGAATATAGTTACGGCAGATCTTCAACCAATAAGACCTACCTTCACCTGTGGCGAAGTAATCAATGGCAAAGAAACGATAGAATGGTTTATCACTCATTGTTTTCCCTCACTCGTTGTAAAAACTTGGTTGCCTGATTGTCTAATTGTTCAATCAGATCTTCAATATCTGTGATAGCAATCTCATTATACTCACGGTTGAGGTTCTCACAACGTAGAGCATCAATCATACACTGGAGTGTAATCATTTGTTGATGTTCTGGTGTGATTGGTGTGCCGTGAGGAAGTCCAGCACATTCCATATTGTAGTAATCATTATATCGTTGAAGAACACGATTGCTTTTCTCACGACGCTCTGCTTCATCAAGCATTTCTTCGTGTGTCATAAGTTTCTTCAGTTGTTCTTTTCCGTATTCAGTAAGTTCGTGTTTTTTGTTACGAAGTTCTTGTATTTCTTCTTGAGTAAGATTAACCCAGCACATATCATCGGGCACAGGGAGATTGTGTTCAGTCATACGGTTTGCCCATCCTAAATTTGGCCAAGTGGCGTGGTAAATTTCGTTTAGCTTGTCGTTATCGTAAATCATCCTCTTCTAAATCAACATCAGCAACAAGTTCTTTCAAGCGTTCAAAGAAATCTTCGTCCAGTGGAATCAGTTCTTCTTTACCTGTCTCAATGTCATCCACCATCTGCTGTAGATACTCAAGAAACTCTCGGGGATATACATTATCTTCACCAAGAGATACCCAAAACCAATCACGACACTCCTCAAATGGATCTTCTACAGTTCGTGGTAGAGCATAGTCAGCAAAGTTATCTGTCATCAAATCTGACCAGATACGAAATGCTCCGCCAATACTTTGCCATCCAGTCATCCAACAATGACCAATCCAGTATTCCCACCAGTTAAGTTTGATTTTTTTAGTGGCAGTGCCAAGAACAGGTTCTGAGAATGTCATAGCAGATCTGAAATAACAAGGTTTACTTCTTCGAGAATTTCTTCTTTGAGTTTTTCGTAATCAGTTTTGGGAGCTTCCTTGGGTTCCGCTGGAGTGTGAGTCTTCATTTGATACTCAAGCTGAACAATGGTTGCTTGAAGAGTAATGATGGTGCTTTCCATTTCTTGAATGTAATCTTCAATAGAAACGTAGTCGCCAGACTTGTTGTGAATACGGATGTCCATGATAAAGTAAAGTCAGTTTTTGGATAGTTGAACGTAGATCTTCTCGTATTTCATTTCGAGAAGCTCCACCAAGTCATAATCATCATACTCTCCCATCTCACCCAAAATTTGTTTAGCTGATGCCAACGAATTGAGGAGATTCATCACTTTTAAATGTCCCATCAGTCAGATGCCCTCCAGTTTTTAGCTAGAGGAGAAGATTGATACTCTTCAACTGCCTGAAGAATCATATGAGCAGATTCTTTAGCATCTGCTTCATCCCACCCATCTTTTTGCTGACCACTGATGTAGTAACCATACAGATGATCTTTAATAGCATCCATTAGTCTGTCGTACTTTGTCATGGCGAATTTTGTTGATACTGGTATCGTAGCAGCTCAGTCGGGGTCTGTCAAGTCCTTTGTGTTGATCTTAAGATCTTTTTCCAGTTGCCTGGTCATCCTCTCGACTCTCCAGTTGAGAGTCCAGCGTGGGATTGGGTTGATTGGGTGAAATCTGACAATCCACCATGCTCGCTTGACTTGAACCCAAGCGTAGCGTATCATCAAATCAATAAAAATCGCCACATTTTTATCAACTGCCATCATATAAGCAATGACAGCAGCGACAGCAATGATGGCGTAGTAATAATATATGTTCATGATCAATCCCTCTGTCTCCAGTCATCTCTTTTGTCTTGCTTGAACCATTCACCAAGAGTTTCTGGATCTTGGGGACCAATCAAATGATTAGATGGATCTGGATCACCGAGATCGAGACCTTGAAGTAGTTCATCTAAACTACCTTCCTCTGCCTCACCCTGAATACTAATTCTTCTTGCTTTGCTTAGAATTGTGGCAGCACTTCTATTGTGATCCGCCCATTTCTGTGCCCATGTCATTTCCTCGAATGAGACTGGTTCGCCCTTTTTAATTCTAGAACAAATTTCTTCCAATCGCAGTCGAGTTTGAGATGATAACATAGATTTTCTCCAAGTAAAATTATTTAGGTGGTGCCTTAGTTTTCTTCATTTCAACTGAGCAATCATTACAATAATAAGAGAAACCAGAGCGGAAAGTTTTGACGATTTCGTAGTAATCTTTTGTCATTGGTTTTGTTTGCTGGCAGCGAGCACAAGTTCTCTGCTTATTAGTATTCTCCATCCCACTCAGATTTTTCTTTTTTCCTAAGTTGTTTAAGTTCTTTATAGAGAGTTTTAATTTGCTGATAAGCTTCTTCGGGAGAGATTTTATCAGATACTTCAAGTCCAGCAATAAGAGCAACTTTGTCTCCGAATCGAGCAAGGGCTCTTTCAAATTCTGTAAGAGTTTCATACATGGGGTAATTAGCGAACATCAATAGCGGGTTGACCTTTAACAAAAATGGTATCTACGACTTCTTCCAGACGATGCTGTGTTTTCTTACCGTAGTTCTTGAACACAGGGACGGTCACAAACCCTGTGGATTTCCGATACATATCGAAATTACCTGCCTCAATCTTACCACAAGCAATGTCTTTTGCATCATCTTTGTTAAGACGAATAACACGACCGATGGTTTGTGCCATCTCAACGATGGGAAGATTGCGAAGCAGAATGGTGTGAGTCAGACCATGAACGTTGATACCTTCGGACAGAATGCTGTAGTGGAAGATGATAAACTTACGCTCAGGATCTTGACCCCAGGTGTTGAAGGTATCGAAGAATGTCTCACGATCAACTTTGGTTTGGTTGACATAAGCACCAAACTTGCTGGTGATGTGAAGAACATCAAAACCACGCTGAGCGAGGTCTGAGAGCACCTTGGTGCTCGACAGCATCTGCCACAAGACTTTGCTGCTGGGAGCAGCCACAAGCACCTTCTGGGCGTTCCTAGCGTCCAGTCCGTCGATCATGTCGATCAGGGTGCTGGCGTCGTTGTCGGCAGCGGTGAGACCTTTCTGACGCTCATAATCAACTTCATGAATCTGAATGGTAGGACGCAGAATGCTTCCCTGATCCACAAGTTCAGGTGCAGGAACGTTGGCAATGATCTGACCAAAAACCATGCTGTTGTTCATGCCAGTTCCAAGAGAAGAACGACGATGCTTGGGTGTAGCAGTAAAATAATAGTAATTAGTAGCATTGCAAGATGCCACAGAATCAAAAAAGTCGGTACGGACTGCATTGTGTGCTTCATCAAAATAGGCAACGTCGATATTGATCTCAGACTCGTTGAGACGACGCAGAGAATTGTAAGTAGTGAAGATAAGTTTATGATTATCAACAACCTCATCCCAAGTAGCAATTACTTGCGGGTTGGTGGTGCTTTTATGATGCGTCTCTCCACTGTGAACGTGAATAACGTTAGCATTATCAATAAACTCAAGAAACTCACTGGACAATTGCTCTGCTAGAAGGATACGGGGGGCACAGATCACAATGGTCTGTGGTGTGGTAGATTCACGCATCCGACGCATGGCATCGAAAATCATAATAAGAGTTTTGCCAGCACCAGTTGGAGCGATGATCTGCCCGAACTGGTATTTCTGGAGGGCGTCAAGTGCTCGCTGCTGGTGGGGGCGGAGTTGCATGTCAAAAGCGTTTCGATACAGATAGTATCTCACAAAAAAGAGGGTCCGTCAACCCCCTGTGCCAGTAGTGTGATTGTCTCCTGACATTCAAATTAAGTTTCTTTTTTCAAATATATCATACATTGGATGATCATTTTCTTTAGCGACATCATGAAATTCTTCAATCACAATATTTTTAGCAATAATATCAATTAAACTTCCATCTTCATCAATAGAATACTCAAACTCAAGTTTAGTATCTTCTGGAATAACTTCCTTTATATAATCTACCATTTCATCAGTAATCAATTTATGCTCTACCAAAGTATTAATTACTCTATTTGTCTGTGGTTGATTTTTTATTCTAGTTGGAATACATTCAGAAGAATCAAACATAGTTTTTCCAGAAATTTTAGCATATCTAAATGACCTAGCGCCATATGGCAAAGATATATTATAACTAATTTGATTATTAAGTGGATTAATGTATACGGTTGGGGTTGCCCTATTAATTGAATACGACGCATTACAAAGTTTATTTGCCAATTCCGAATGATTTAATGAAATTGATGGATCATGAAGAAAATATAATCCAGTGGCGTTACAATTTGAATCGTATGTCACTGAAGTAATACTTGCCATCACAACAGATTCACCAACATAATCAAATATTCTTTGTCTACAATTATCCAAATTAGAAATTTCTAGCGTATGAATGAAATGATTCCATTCGCCAGAATCAATAAAAAATGGCAATTTGATTGGATTAATTGCTCTATACTCTTTAACGATATTATTCTCGTGAGTTATTTCTAGATATTTTCTATCATCTTCTAAAATTTGAGCAGCGTATTGCAATCTATAATAAAAAAATAGCTGAAATTTATTCTTAACTTCTTCACTAATTTCTGGTTTGTAATTACTATCAAACACAGAAGTATATCTCCAAGGCATTATGGAAGAAGTATCCAAATATTTTTTATGAACCAAACTATAGTTCTTTATTTCAGTAAATTTATCAGAAAACATTTTAGTTACTTGCTACAACTTGTCCTTGGGCATTAAAAACTTTATAATGTACATAAAGTTCTGGATCACATTTGTCAGATGACTCAGGGAAACTATCTTCACAAAATTGAATTGCTTCTTCAACATCAGCAATTTCAATCACAGAAAATTCACATTGATCCATTGTTGTGTATACATCTAATGGCAGTGAGTTTTTGTATATTTCTTTTGACTGTTGAATTTTTTGTTCCTCAGCACCGTTATTCCACCCGTAGGCTCTAATAAAAATTACTGGTTTGCCAAGCATGGTGACATACTTAGCTACCATATCATCAAAGTAAATGCAATTGTATTCTGAAATTATCATTTTACTCCTTTATGTGCAATTTCCAAGCTATTGTGACTCTAAGACCAGTAAATTTTCTAGTTGTTTGTTCAGCATAATGAAACATTTTACCTGGAAAAAGAACTCCTTTATTTGGTTCAGGTAATTCATAATGTTGTTCATTTCTATTTAATATATAAACAGTTTTTCCAGACCAATCAACTCTCCAATTTTTTACAGCATAAAATAAAAATGTTCTAGCGTTTTCAGAATAACCATCTTGATGAGGTTCTCCTTGAGTTCCGAACATATGCCCGTTGGCATACACTCGTTCCAGATCAAACTTTTTATTTGTTTTTTCTTGTATAATATTTAGTAGATAGTCTGTAAAGAATGGTTCGTCATTCAAATTCATAACCCAAAATGGTGTAGTTGGTTCAGAATTATTTGAACCATGACCAAATGCCCACTGAGGTCTATTTACATATTCTATTATTTTCCAGTAATCATCTACAGAAAAAATATTTCTATATGATAGAATTTGATCTCTACTAAAAGTTTCCATACTGCCTCAACATATTAATTCTAAGTTGTTCCAAACTCAATACCTTGTTACTATCTACTTTATCGTTCAGAAGTTCCTTGTTGATTTTACCAAGATTGAATATACAGTTTCTAACAAATTCATCTTTAATCAATGATTCTAACCAAGAAACAGAAACTAATCTGTTTCCTGTTTTAACAGGAGCAACTTTATGTAGCATACCAGTAGAATATATTAAAGCTTTACCTGCCTGCAATTTGTATTGTTCTTCTTTACCATCTCTAATTAAAATTAATTCACCGCCACCATATTCATCTGGATTATTTAAAAATATTGTCATACTGTAGTGAGTTAAAACACTACCTATTTCTATTTCATCAATATGCCAATCATAAAAACCACCCGTTTCGTAGTTTACGATGACAGGTGGTGTTATTTTTTTAGTTGATAATAAAGAAGAAAAAGTAATATTATTAGAGATTGCTCTAGATAAAATTTCGTATACTTTTTTGTACTCTAAAGTATTTTGATCAACCACAGCAGATACTTTAACGTCAGTGTTTTCTCCAGTGGAGAGTTTTCCTGGCTTATATGCTGCTGTGCTTAAAAGATTTTGGATTGTTAGAATTTCATAATCTTGTAATAATTCAATTTCTAATATCATTCCGCAGTTTCCTCTTCAAATTTATCAATATCATACTCAGGATAAATGTCGCTGACATCAAACTCTTTAAGAACATTAAGAATATTTTTCTTAACTCTAATTCTAGCTTCGATATAACCTTTAGTGTAATTCAATACTCTAACAGCGTTAGCAGTGATGAAGTCAGTAGATGCTTCAACATCGTATCTAACCCATTGTTCTGGAGTTGAAAGATATTCTACTTCGTTTCCTTCTTCATCTTTTCCTTCTGGATACATTTTAAAATATAGTTTTGGATCAACTGGATATTTTAAATCATAAAGATACTTTAGAAATTCTAGTGGATTTTCAAAATTTTCTGGTCTTTGAATTACTTCTTGACGTAGAGTATTTCTCCACTTCATCCACATGTCTTTTTCACCAGGATAAGTATCAACTACGTCAGGAAGAACTCTCCAATCAGATGCTGATAGCATAGAGTTTTTTTCAGCAAGCTTTTTAAGCAATCTTCTTTCGTAGAAAAGAGATTCTTGACCAACTTCTTTAACTTCATTGATAGCTAAAAACTTTTTGACATCGGCATTAAGAATAACAAACGCCTCAATTCTTTCAACTAATTGATTAATTTTATCTGCAGGAATATTTTTTAAGTTATATGTTTGCCAGTAACTAGTTTTAGTAGCAAAATCATATTTTAATTTTCTTCTTTGACAAAAATATTCTCCATTATTATATTGAATGAAATATTGTAGTTGATCGTTTTCAGTATGCCAAAATGGATCAATATTATCAAAGAATTTTACTAATAGATTTTCATCGATGGTTTTAACACTGGCAACAGAAGACGTTAAATCGTCTGATGGAGTAAAAATATACTTATTGAGAAAATCAATCTCAATATTCGGCTTTAACATTTGTTGTTCCATATTTAAACTCTAGCAGTTTTTATATACCATCCAGTCAAAATGTATTTATTCGTCGTGAATATTGTATTACCCTTATGTACGTGAGTCATTCCAGCAGGGAATATAACTACAGTTCCTTTGGTTGGTTTAATTCTTCTACGCTGATATAAAAATTCAGTTTCTCCTTCTCCGTCAGGAATATCATTTAAATAAACCATCCACGTTAATTCTCTGGCAGCATATTCGAGAGCAGCATTTTCATAATGCCATAAATGATATCCACCTTCTGGTTCTGTTTTTTGGAATTTGATGTCAGAAGAAATCATGGCAAGTTTACTCAATTGAGAAAAATTATCAATGTAATGTAAAACACATGATTTCAAAAATTGATTTACCTGATAGCTATAAGTGTCATTGGTGTAGTTTAATAGAATGGAAGTATCTTTTCTATTTAAATTACCTTTATATTGAACATCACCGTTCAATACCAAAGCTTCCGTTTGTTTTTCTGGAACTGGGCTAGATGGTTCAATATAATCTGCAGTATTGTTAATAGTATGCTCAAAAAATTCTATCAGTTGATCACAAAAATTTGCTGGAACAAAATTTTCCCAGACACCGATAAAATCTGTTAATTCAAATTTAGTCAGCTTTGGATCTCTCATCAATTCGAGAGGTCTGTATGGTTGCACAGTCATAATATTTTAGTATGCTTTTATTATATATTTTACTTTGTGGAATGGTGTTACGAGTGGTACAGTTTTAGTTGGTTGCAATTCTACAGTAGGAATTGGTTTGATACTAGAGTTGAAAGTAAATGTAGCTGGATTTAATTCAAGAAGAACTTCACTTTGGTTAAAAGTAACTTCTAGAGAAGTATTTGCTGTTGGAAGAGATCCTGCATATTTTGTTCCTACTCCATTAACATTACCATAGGTAAAGTCTGTTTGTGGATTAGTAGCAGCATCAAGACTCATGAGGTGTGAGTGTGTTTTTAATGTTCCTGGAGAAGCATACGGAGAAATTCTCATTGTAGATGCTTGCGTATCAATAACACCAGCATCGTTAGCAGCAGCTGATCCAGTATCATATATTCTACCACCAGCAAGACTTTGGAGTGTGGAAATTGGGCTAGCCCACCAGTTACCAAATTTAATATCTTCACTAGAATCAAGTGGAAGTATACTGTCAAATTCCAGTCCAGTTCTTTGTACCTCAGAAATAAATGTAGATCCAGCAATATTTCTAAACTGAGAAATAACTGAAGATTGACCAGCAGAGTCAGCAACTCCTCTACCACTATAAGAACTCGAAGATCCACTAAAACCATACATGGCTCTAGTGCCCCATGGTATTACTGGCTCTCCAGAATCAGATTCTACAGTAGAAGACCAATAAACGTGATCGTGTGCTGGAACATTCACACTAATTTCTCCAACTGGACCAAGAATAGCATTAATTGATCCAGTAATATTAAATGTCAATTCCCCTGTAAGTTGCTCGGTTCCGATAGTTTTGACTGTTCCTAAACTAAAGAATGGACTTTCGGTTCCTCCAGTATAAACTTGTTCTAAAGGTAATGGGCCAGCAATGCCAGATCTGTCAATATACCAATATCCTCCAGTGGATCCAACTTGATTAATACTGCCTGTGTCAACAGGTAAGAAAGGAGAACCACCAAAGTTAGCATCTAGTGCTCCAATTCCACATATTCTTTTATTTCTGTAATCAGGAACATTAAATGTGCCACTGTAGGTTAATGTAGTCTCATTATAATCTCCATTACCACCATAAGTATTACCGATAATGTTCCATAAATCAGAATATTGTGCGACTGGATAAGAACTTCCATCACATTCAAGGAATCCTGGGAATCTATCTTCAATATCACCATATTCATTGACAACGTTTTCTTTCAATATTTGTACAACAGTTCCAATCGAAAAACCATCATATTTTTTAGTTTTAATGCTGTACCAAGTGCTAAGATTAGATGGAGGGGGAGGAGCAACAGCATATGTTGATACTGTCCACGTAAATGGTGTAGCATCTCCAATAGTTACTGTGGTACTGGAACTAGCACTCAAAGCGTTTTGTGTCTTTAAAACTAAGAAAATTAACTGATTTACTAGTGGATCAAAAGTTCTTGGTCCAGCAACTGGTGTGTCATAATCAATAGAAATTAATGCTCCATTGGTAGCAGTGATAGTAATTGGAACGTTAAAATCTGTCAGTCCTACAACAGCACTAGAAATAAATGTATCTGGTACTCTATTTGTTAAATTAGGAGGAGCAGTGAATGATGGAATTGAGTCTGGAGTTAAGTAAGTGTCAATACTCCAAGTAGTAATAATTCTTGTTCCAACTTTAATTGCAGTTTCTACATTTCCACCAAAAGTTGTTGATGATTTATTGTATAAAGTAATAACATCCCCATTCTGCACAGTTGTCGGGAATACTCCAATAGATCCATCATTAATTCTAATTCTTGGCTCTGTGCCACTAGTGGAAACTAATTCAACTGGAACAGAAACACCAGCACTCAATCCACCAATTCCACCTACAGGTCTGGATTGAGATTGAACAGTTACTCCTGGAGCTACATTAGTTATATTCGGGAAACTGAAATTGGTAGGAGTTGTAGATAATGCAGCACCTGTTTGTATTGTCCACGTACTTACTCCAATTCCCTCAGCAATATCTACAGCGATTGGTAATGATGTGTTCGGATTAATTGGAGACGTTGCTAATAATTGTAAGTATTTACCATTTGAAATAGTGGCAGAAGAAGCAAACGTTACACCAGATAAAACATCATATCCTTCGGCATTGGTTTGTGTTGTATTTGTACTAGAAACACCAACTAATGTACCAAAACCAGCACTAACTTGTCCAGAACCAGTTAATCCCTGTACTACAACTACGTTACTGTATACAGGAGAATTTAAAGGAAGATTATTTAATGGCGTAAATACTGGAGCTGGATTTGGTTTATTGATTGGAGTTTGTTTTGTAGTTAATTCCCAAGTTTCTTGAGCCAATCCAACAGTTAAACTTATTCTAAGAGTTTGTGCGGGCGAATTAAAAGTTCTTGCTCTTAATTGAATTGTGTCTCCATTTTGTACAGTAGTATTTTCTGGAAGTAATACAAAAGCACCTCCGTTAATACTTACAGAATATCTGTTAATATCAGGAAAGTCATTAGCTGAAACGGATATAGGAACTACTGTTGTTGGAGTTAAACCAGAAACAACAATAATATTTTCTCCAGGTCTTGTTCCATCTCCGTAAGTATAAACAGTATCTAAATCAGCATTTGCTACTGGTTGTAATGGGAAAGGATCTGGCTGAAAGTCTTCTGGGATTGTAGTAATAAACCAAAATTGCGTAAGAAGACCAACCTGAATAGTGACAGTTTCTGTCGTATCCCACGTATCAGGCGCTTTATACTTAAATTGGATTACATCACCTTCTCTTACAAAGAGTGGATCACTAGAAAACTGATATGCCATCTATTCTATTCTCCTTATTTGTTCCCAAGCATCTTGTTCATTTAAATCTACCAAAATCGGTTTATCTGCTTTGATTTCAACAGGAATGTCAACTCCCCCAATTAATATTTTGTAATTAGTTAGAATTGTATCTGGAGTATAAATTGGATTTTGATCTTTGTATAATTCTTCCGACTCGGGTACTAAAAAATTTTCTGGTGTTTCATCAATATTTATGGGAATAATAATTTGTTTTGTTTCTTGACCACCATTTCCTGTAGCAACTATGGTATAAGTTACAGAAAATGGTCCAGTATCTCCATAGGGTATTTGAGTTTGAATCGTACTATTTACTGAATCTCCTGTGGATAAATTTACTGAAGTTCCAGTTACGGTAGACCCCCTAAATGTGTATGTTGGTGTTATTACTAATGATATATCTACATAAGTTGCTTCATATGTTAAAGTTCCTTGTTGACCATAATTTAAAGATTCTGGACCAGACAAATTAACTGTTGGTGGTTGATAAACTGTTAAAGTTATACTGTCAGAATCTGTACCTCCAGTACCAGTAACAAAAATATCGTAGGTTATAGTTTCGGTGGGACACACTTGCCTTAATCCATTAATATTAACTGGTCCAATTGCTGGATTTATAGTTGCTGAAGTAGCATCGCCAGTAGTGACCCACCTTAATGTTGTACATTCTCCCCTAATTATAGAAGAATCATCTAAAGATAGTGTCGTTTGTGGTGGAATATAAACTGTTAGATTAGCTGTTGAAGATACTGTTCCTCCAGGACCAGTAGCAGTTATAGTATATAAAGTTGTATTTTGTGGAGATACTGTTAACGTTCCAGAAGAATTTACCGCACCAATACCTTGATTAATACTAATACTATCAATATTTCCAGTGACATTCCAAGATAATGTAGCAGTTTGGCCTCTAATAATTGAAGTAGGAGATACAGAAAAAGAAATAGTTGGAGGAGATAATGTATAACTGAGGGTAACATATCCACTACCAAAATATGTTGCGGTTCCTCCAGTCCATGTGCAATACGCAGATCTATATCCAGACCCACCGCCACCGCCACCACCAGCTCTTACATTACCAGAACCAGCATCATAACCATTGTTTCCACCACCACCACCACTGGCTCCACCACCACCGCCGCCACCACCAGATCCATCAGTAGGACAATTCCCACCAGATCCTCCACTACTAATTGTGGGGACAGTTCCACCAGAGCCTCCCCATCCAAGACCAGCTCCACCGTCTATGCCAGGAACGCTTGGATATGCAGCTCCACCGCCGCCGCCACCGCCGCCAGCAACAATGATCCAAGAATTGGAATAACTATCATAAACACCAGTGGCACCACCACCGCCACCACCGCCACCAGATGATCCACTAGGACCAGCACGACCACCTGTTCCACCAGAAGCAACTCCACTGCCACCACTTCCCCCTGGAGCACTACTTTGACTACTTACTCCATTGGAACCTTGTCCGCCCATACTAAAAGTAAGAGTTCTACCTATAGAATTTGGTAAAGTAAATACACCATATCTGCCAGGTCCACTAGAACCTCCAGGAGAACCAGCATCATAACCTCCACTTCCTCCACTGGCTCCAACAACAACCAAAGTAATGTCTTGAGAAAACGCTGGTATAGTTACAGATGTATTACTAGTATATGTCTGACTAAACGTTGCCATTGTTATATACTCCTGATTTGATCCCAAGTATCGTCATTATTAATTTCAACCAATATTGGTTTATCAGCTTTAATTTCCACAGGAATATCTACACCATCAACTATAATTTCATAAGATGTTACATCTGAATTTGGACTGTAGATAGGTTCTTGAGATTTAAATGCATCATCAGTTTCGGGAACTAAAAAGTTTTCTGGTGTTTCATCAATAATAATTGGTACTGTTATTTGTTTTGTTTCTTGACCGCCATTTCCAGTACCAGTCAAAGTATATGTTACGCTAGTGGGACCATAATCATTATATGGTATATTTGTGGTTATTGTTCCGTTTGAAATAGCACCCAACGGTAAATTAGTATTAAACATTGCTCCTCCAGTAGAACCATTTCTGTAGGTATACGTTGGTTCTAATACAAAACTAACATCTACGTCAGTAGATTCATAAACCAAAGTTCCTTGCTGACCATAATTAAGAGATTCTGGTCCAGATAAGTTAACTGTTGGTGGTTGATAGACGGTTAATGTTACCTGTTTTACGTCAGTACCACCCATTCCAGTAGCAGTAACAATATATGTTACAGTTTCTGTTGGACATACTTGCCTGGTTCCACTAATATTTACTGTGCCTATACCAGGAGATATAGATACCTGACTAACATCACCTGTAACAGACCATCGTAAGGTCGTACACTCTCCACGAATTATCGTTGTATCATCCAAAGACACAGATATTCTTGGCTCTAAAACGATAGTCAAAAATGCTCTTCCACTCGATCCATTTTCTGCAGTTGTGCCACCTCTCGATCCCGCACCACCAATAGTTAATTGATGTGAAGTGCCAGGACGATATATGCTACTTTCAATAAGTTGTGCTCTACTTATATTTGCTTCAATAAATCCAGAACCACCACCGCCTCTACCAACCAACGGAGTTCTATTGCCAGTAGTGGTAAAGGAAAAACACCTAACATAACTATTATTTCCTGCTCTACAAAACCAAATTCTAAACCCAAATCTAGTTTTGTAATCTATACCATAAACATAAAAAGGTCCTGCTGTACCACCCGCTGCAGCTTGTTGACAAACACTAAAAATATTGATCGAATAATTTGCGTCATCATATGGAGCAACAAAATTGACACTATAATGTTTGTAAGCAAGACTAGTATTGCAGGGGGCACCTGGAGCATATTGTGATTCAAAACCAACAATAATATCTGGACTACTTTGGGTAACTATATGTGTATCTGTATCATCGTTAAAAACATGATAAACATTAGAAGTGTAACTAACCTGAAGTGGAGTGCCATTGCCACCATTGATCGAAGAATATCCAGGTATGGTTCCGCCAGTACCTCCAGCAGATAATTGTCCAGAAGAACCATTCACAGTGCTAACAGAAGCTCCCAAAGAACTCCAATTTACAGTTTGATTTGCCGAACCTCCATTACCACCTTGATTTTTGCCACCAATTCCTCCTCCTTGACCACCATTAGCATTTAATCCAATAAACGATGTTATTCCTCCACTGGTTCCAGCGGTAGAAACAAGAGTATATTGATCAACAAATTCTCCTCCACCACTACCCCCAAATAGCTTAATGTTGACGTTAGCAGCGTCTTCGGGTATTGATACACTTTGAGATGAATTTGCAACTATGTTAATCGGCATTATTCTATGGGTCTAATTGAATTCCAAACTTGGTCATCATTAATTTCAACCTGTATGGGTCTATTTGATTTAATTTCTACAGGAACATCTATATTATTTACCAAAATTTCATATGATGTTATTGTGGCATCAGGTGTATAAATTGGTTCCTGATCTTTAAATAATTCTTCTGATTCGGGAACTAAAAAATTTTCTGGAGTTTCGTCAACATTTATAGGTATTAAAATATTATCAGATTCTTGTCCTCCATTGCCCATTGCAATTATAGTATATTCGACCGAAAATGGTCCATTATCATTATATGGTATTTCAGTATCTACAGTTCCTGATGAACTAGCTCCTGTTGGTAGTGTGATAATAGTGCCATTTACAGATCCTGTTTTATAATTATAAACTGGCTGAATTTCTAGATTTGAGTCTGCATAAGTTGCTTCATATATTAAAGTTCCTTGCTGACCATAATCGAGAGATTCTGGTCCACTTAAACTAGCAGTCGGTGGCTGATAAACAGTTACAGTCACTGTATCGGAATCATCAGTACAAACTCCAGTAGCATAAATTTGATATGTTACTGTTTCTGTTGGAGAAATGTTAGCTAAACCATTTATATTCACTGATCCAATGCCAGGAGAAATAGTTGCTGATGTAGATTCTCCTGTCGTTACCCACCTCAATGTGGTTGTTTCACCTCTAATAATAGTAGGATCATCTACTGTTATGCTAGTTTGAGTTGGCTGTTTTATCTGTAAATTTATCGATTGCGAATTAGTTCCACCTTCGCCAGATGCAGTTAAAGTATAAGTTGTATTGCTAGAAGGAGCAACAAGTCTAGATCCTGATGTTGCTACAGACCCAATACCATTATTAATGCTCACACTATCAACTATTCCAGAAACTGACCAAGAAAGAGTTGCAGTGCTTCCATTACATATAGAATTTGGGCTTACTGAAAATGTTACTGATGGCGGTGGAGGAACTGGTGGAGCATCAATAGTAACTGCAATTCCATATGGATTCGATGAAAAATCATTTCCGTTTGATTGATTGTAAACAGATAACGAAACAGTGTATGTTCCTCTATTATAAAATCTAGTAGTAGATGAAGATCCACTGAACCCAGCTACAGAACAATTTACACCACCTACATTTAAACTGCCGTTATCATCTGCTGCAGCTGTAATTGTGTAATTTCCTGAATTGGGAAAATAAACAGAATAACTTCTATTAAATGTACTACCATTAAAAGCACTACCAGTACCAGAAGATGCGGAAGTAAATCTAACGGCATAGGTGTTCATAAAAGAACTCCAAGCACCATTAGTATATCCGCCAAACCCGCCAGAATTATCCCTAGTATTCCAGATAATTGCCATGATTAATACTTAATAATATATTCCACTAAAATAAATGGAGAAACTGTAGTGTCTAATTTTCTATCTCTGGTAAAATCAACATCAACATATGATGATACTTGATCTGCTGGGATATCAAAATTTCCAAAAGAATATCTAAAATTGTGTGTGTAAATAGCTGGTTTACTTAATCTATGAGAATGCAATGATTCAGCTGAAGTATTTGGTTGAGTAAGATCAAGATACATTCCCGCTCCACTATTACCAGTGAGTTCTCCATTATCTTTACCAGACCCGACAGCTCCCGCTGGTTCTCCAGCAGCATGATTTGTAGTATAATTTAAATAAGTTGCTGTGGAATTATGTGCATGACCTTGAAAATTGTTAATATCTAATGCTGCAGAAACAGTGCTTCTTGGCATGTCATAAGTAGAGTTAGAATTTAAATCAATATTTGTTTGAGCCTGGCCCCTAAAATTTCCAATGTAACCTATTTCAATCCTATTTCCAACATTACTAAAAGCAGATATTTCTGGTCCAACTCTGGGTTCTCCCGTAGAATCTACCACATCATTAACATAATCTCCAGATCCTCTACTAGGAATAATAACTTTAGATCCTAAATCAGGTAATTGAAATGTTCCCAAATCTCCTGTAGTTGGATCTGCATTTCTGAGTAGTGCTCCTTCTTTAGCAAATCTTGATGCATCACCAACACCAAGAATTTGTGATAACGATAAGTAATCTCGTGCTTCTAAAATACTTCCATTGCATCGCAAAAATCCAGCTGGCAAAATATCATTAAATACAGCAGAAGATGGGTCAGATCCTAATCCAGCACTAGTGTGGATTTGTATAGATCCAACATAACCACCAAATTTAGATCTTTCTCTAGCGTAATTTGCCATTTTAGTATGCTCTAATGATGTATATACATGTTAATCCTGGCTGCGACGTATTAAAGTTAATTTGCAAAGCAGCTTGATTAGATTGATTATCTAAACTTAGATTAGCATTAGGTGCCTCTACATTAACAGTAATAGTACTATTTGGTCTTAAAGTTCCCCTGACAAATTCTACGTCAAATTCATCATGAATGTGTGGCACTATTACATCAGATGTTCCAGGACTTTGAGTAATTTGATTAAAATCATACGCTGCTGGAGTTGTTAGTGTATCAAATGTATTAGCTTGTGTTATAGAATTTGTAATATCTGGATAATAATTTCTGGATCCAGCAGGTAAATTAAGATTAACTCCTTGCAAACCATATGGTATAGGAGTAGATTGATCAACTGCAGGGTTGGTCATGAACGTTTGCAGTGGACTTAATTTAACATTAAATGGAGTGTAATTGATTGGAGGATTTTCTGCATTGATCCCAGCAACAACTCTTCCAGGGCTTCCATTTCCAAACCCATTGACATCACCTCTAGCATTAGGACCTTCAAAAGTAATCGAAACTCCAGTTTCAGTGTCAGAAGAGCCACCATATAAAATATCTCCATCATCATAATCAATGTAAGAATAAAATTGATATGTGAATGAAGAGTAAGGAATTACTCCTGCTCCAGGTCGTTGTGGGTTAGTATAACTAAGAGATTCATATCTTCCAGGATGATTGTGTGGTTTAATATGATCTCTTCCCAATTTTCTTGGGCTAATATACACAGTTTTACTTACTCCTTCGCCACCACCAATTGTATTGCCAGAAGCTCTTCCAGAATATCCTGATCTGTCATTAAGAGTAAAAACTACATCAGTAGTAATATCATTATAAATTGTTTTTACTCCATTGTCTGTATTGGCTCCAATGAGAGGTGTGACAGCAGTGGCTGCTTTTGAATCTAAATCTTGTGTTTCTCCAGTTCCTCCAGCCCCAAAATAAGAAGTTTCAATATCAATAAGGGTTTTATTAGTTAAATTAGGAAGAACTATATTGCCAGCATAATTTGGAAAACTACCTGCAAATGATGATGGACCATTATTATAAGTATCCCCAATTGCTCTAGCCAAAAGGGGATAACTTGCTGCCGTTATTGGTGTTCCATCACAAAGAATCCAGCCTTTGGGGATGTTTGATACACCCCCAGTCCAGGGCATGATTGTGCCAATAGCGGCAGCTTTAGCTGTTCTTGTTTGCTGATAAAAAGCCATATTATACTTCGGTTAAATACCAACCTACCTTAGATGAAGGACCGCCAGCAGTTCCATCGGGATTAGCTTGGGATAGGTAAACCAAGGCAAATCCAGCAAATGGAGTTTGAACAACTAATTCGCCTCCATTATAATTTATAAAGGTAGTTGAGGAGCCAACTCCAGTAAGAAGAGTTCTTGCTGTATTTGTTAACGTTCCTTGTACACGAATGCCATCAGGTGCTCTAACGACAAGGCTATTAATGTTGTTGAGGTTTCCTCCAACATCAACAATTCTAATCATATCACCCATTCTAGGATTACTTGGTAGCTTAATTAAGGTATTGCTTAGAGCATTAACAAAGATATTAATATTTGATGTAGCATCAATTACGCTTTCATCGGTATAAATCCACTTTCTACCACCATTTTGGTTGTAGAAGTAAGGAATGCCAGCTAAAGTAACTGATCTATCATTGCTTACCTTGAATGATAAAGCTCCTCCAGAATTTACAGTTAGATCTCCACCATTGATAGTGGCATCTCCTTGAACAAGAATTCCTCCGCCAAATGTGCTGGTTCCTGTGCCAAGAGCAGAGAACGAACCATAAGTTGTAAAATCACCAGAAGAATTATTGAATGTAAGTCTTGGAGTAGTTCCATCTGTACCGTAGATGTTAATCGAACCACCATTTAGAGTTAGATTGCCATTAGCACTATCAATTTGGAATGTAGTTCTTTCAGTAACTCCAGTAGCTCCACCATTTGTGATAGTAAAGAATTGGTTATTAACTACGGTAGAACCACGAAGAGTTAGAGTGCCATTAGAGGTAAGAGTTCCAGCAATATTAGTATTGCCAGTGCTTCCGTCTACCGTTAACTTATTGAATCCAAAACCAACAGATAGGTTTCCTAGTAGCTTAGTATTACCAGTTGTAGATTCAACTTTAAATACTTCGGATTCTGGTACACCACCATCAGTAATAATTAATGATTGAATTTCGGTGCTAACAACTTGGGCAACTTTAACAATTTCTGAATCACTCAAGCGGAAGAAATCATTGGTTGTAATAACACCACCAAATTCAGCAACTCCAATGTTTACATTATTACCATTTGCGGTAATACCATTTGGTGGGAATTCTAATACACCGTTACCATCAAGATCAGATCCAGTAATAAAGCTAGCATTTGCTTGCTTATTAAGCTTAGCAATTACACAAGCATCTGGGTGATCTGTTCTTGCTTGAGTTCCTTCTTGAGCACGAACAACTTCAATTCGGTAGCCATTTATATCAGAAGGATTGCTAACGTTTGTTAAACCAACCACACGAACAATTTCACTGTAGGCTTGATTTCTCAATCCAGTGATTTGACCACCACTACCATCACCAACAGCATCTGGAGAAATAGCATTTCCTCTGTCAATTAACAGTAGATCACCAATTGCAAAATCGGTTGTAGCTGGTACAGTGATTGGTAAGTAGAAATTAGAACCAGCAGCATTTACTCCGTTTACTTGGAATGTTAGAGCAGGCGCTCCACCACCACCGAGTAAATTATCTGTTACAGTTAAAACATCATTATCGCTGTATCCAGTACCAGCACTTACTAATTCAATACTAATTTCGCCTACAATTGTAATTGTAATGTTGAAAGTAGCGCCAGTGCCAGTTCCACCCGTTGGAGCAATAAAAGTATATGTTCCTGGTAATCTGGATGGACTTACGGCACCAATAGTATCAATTCCTGCAATTTGACCACCAGCAATCAAGAATGCTGGACCACCCCATAAAGTTTCACCAGCAGTATCAATTTTTCTACCTAATGTTTCGTATCTATAGAAATCAATATTTGGATTCTCTAGGCTACCAACAACATGAGCAGCTGGAGTTGTAGAGAATCTTCCTCTTTGAATTTGAATGATGCCAGACTTGAGACCACCAGATAGTCTCAATTCAGAATTAAGAATTGTGCTAGCATCAACATTGAGAGTGTTTCTGATGTAAGTATTACCACCAACAGAACCAATTGACATCTTGGTAGCGTTTGGACCAAAGTTAACTGTAGTTGTTTGGTCTCCATCAAATAGATTTACTGTTCTTGCTTGAGTGAACAATCTAGCAGTGCTTGTTCCTGGAGCATACTTAGTACCAATTTCAAGTTGACCAGCAACCTTGGTTTGGAATGTACCAATTGTTGTTTGGCTGTTCAGATTGCCCCAGGCACCACCAATAACGATGTTTGCCTTGTTAGCAGCATTATCATTTACAGAGGCAATATCAACGCTAGCGTCAAGAGAATTTTTGTGAATACCAAGTCTGGTAATTGTTGCATTGCCACCAATTTCAATTACTTGAGATGAAGCATTATTGCCAATATTAACATTTTGTGAGCCAGCAGCATTATTACCAATGCTAAAGATTTCACCGCTACCAGCAATATTCAATATAGTAGCATTATTGTTAACAAAATTGAATACATTGTTAGTGGTGTTAATATCTCCACCGTTTACACTAATATCATCTTGAATTAACAGATTGCCTGTAATTCTACCATCACCAACAACAACTAAGTTTCTATCTAGATCAGTTGATGCATTAGTATTAATTGTTGTATTAATACCAAATCTTCCACCGTCTCTATAAGTAGTTGTTGCTCTACTACCAGATGGGATATCAATAGTTGCAACTCTTAGTGTTGCAGCTTGGTTTGGAGAAGCACTATTTCCACCAACTAAGAAAGCATTATCTAGTTTAGTTGTAGTCTTAACTTGATTTCCTGTATTTGTTACAGTAATTGCAGTATTTGTACCGCTAATAAATGCATCACCAACAACATCAAGATTAGCTCTTGGTTGTGTTTGAGTTTGAACAAATCCATTCAAGTAAGCAAGATCAGAAGCTCTAGAAAGAGTGTTGATACCTAACTTATAATCGCCCCAGGTTTCTGTCTCAGTTCTGAGTGCTTCTGCACCAAGTAGTCCAGTTTCCTTCCAATTGGAGCGGGCAACTTCCATCTTGGCACCAGGAACGGTAGACCAAGTATAAAGAACACCAACTGCTGGAGTTATAATAATTTGAATTTGGCATGAAGTACCACTGGAACTAAATCCATTAGAAAGAACAGTCCAAATGCCGTTAAGATTTGGATTCGTGCCGAAGTTTGTAATTCTTAGCTGAGCACCTGCAATGACGTTAACATCAGCATTTGTTATGCCAGGAGCCCATTCAATTGTCATGCGAATGCCATCACTAACAATTGTTTGAATGCTGGCATCAGCAATTTCAGCATAATAGTTGGCATATATCCAACCAAGTGAACCTGAACGTCCTACTTCACTGCCTTTTAGTAAAATATCACCTGGCTTTGGATTTTGAGTAGAACTATAGGATACTGCCTGCAGAGAACTGAATGTTGCATTTTGATCTGGAGTTGTATTCGATGGTCCAAGACCATTTACAAAGTGAGTTCTAATAGAATATGCTTGACCATCTAAACCAAGAACTTGTCTTGGAGTAATTCCATATACTGCAGCATTAATTCTATTCTTACCTAGAGTAATGTCACCATCATTAGATTGAGGGAATTGTGCTCTTCCTAATGTAATATCATCGCCAAGATCAGCATTAACTACACTGAAGATTCTAAGAGGAGTTCCTTCGTTTGCAGCAACACTAATCTCTACAGGATTGTTAAAATTAGCATTACCTTCAACAGTAATTCTATCATTAAATGTTACAGGAGTGTCGAAGGTTGTAACTAGACCACCCAAATCATCTCCACCGTCATCAGCAGATTCTTCTAGAACTGCTCTTTCAAGGAAAGTTTCTTCGCCAGTAATAGCGTTGACTTTTCTGTTGCCAATGTAAAGATCGCCGTTGGAGTTTAGACCAGTATAGAATACGATACCACCGTCTTCTCTCTTAGACTGAGCATAGAAGTCTTGAACATCGGCAAGAACAACTTCCTGGCGAAGTGGGAAGCCAGTTGAGTAGTTACCAGGACCGAAACCTAGGTATTCAAATGTATGGTTGCCCGAACGTGCAATAGAAGGTCTACGTAGTTCTACATAAAGTTTTCCTTCGGTTGGGAAATCAGAATCACCAGCAATAGGAATGTATCTATCTTCCGAACCAGAAGTAGCATTACCTTCCTGAGCTTCGATGATATTAGAACCACCAACTGGATTTAAAGTTGCGGAACTTAAAGATTCTGCCTTAACAAAAGTGAAATTAGTTAATGCTGGCTGCAGAATTAAATCCTGAACCAATTCTTTAGTTTCGCTATTTTTAGCATCGTTGATAGTAACTAAACCATGAATATAGTTGTCTGCTGCAGCAATAGATGCAGGGGGATCATTGTATACAGAATTAACTTGCTTGAACCACGTAGGATCATTCTTATAATTCTGTGGATATAGTTGTGAAATTGGCTGCGAGAACTTAAAGTTTCTGAAGTTTGTACCAACACCAGCTCCAGTTGGGAATGGAGAAATGTTACCACGAAGGCAAGTTAGATAGTAAATACCATCTTGTTGACCAGCAATTCTCTCTTGAATTGTGTCGATGTCGAAGATGTAGAAACTATCTTCAAGATTTCCAGCGTCACGAACATTTTCAATTCTATACTGATTATTAGCATCATCAGTAATAATATCTCCTGGAACTAAAGTATAAACATTGGCTCCTTCAATTCTGTACAGATAATCTCTGCGATCAGACTTATCCTTGCCATTCGGATCACCCATGCTATTGGGTTTAGCCATTAGATCAGCAAATACATCACCCTGAGTAAATCTAGTAGAAACAATGCTGCTATATTTAATCTGACCAGTGATATTTTTGATTACTAGATAATAATTATTATTTTCTTCGAAATATCCTTGGATATAACCACTTCCACTAGAGAAGCCATTCCAGGTTACTAGATTTGATAATCCAGCGCCAACATTATTAACCGAGAATGTTCCACCCTGAGGGAAATTAATTTCAACAACACTGAAAATTTCATTTTTCAGTCCTTCATTCGTGATAGCATGATCAAATGCGGTGATTTCTAGATATTCTGTACTTTCATCTTCAATTTTTCTAGCAGACTGAATTGTAAAGGCAATCTTACTCTGAGTTCTTTCGCTACCAATTACTTTAGGTGCTAAGTATGGATCGTAAGTAGGATTAGCAATACCATAATCTTCGAGAAGTTCAGTTTTGGTATAGCCAATTCTTTCGCCAATCTGTTCTGGGTTGTCAAATCTAGCTACAGATGGAGCACCGCCAATTGGCTTAAGTACAAATTTTTGTGGAACTAAACGTCTCTTATCGTCTGTACGAACTTTGATAACAAAACCGTTGAGAGGATCACGAACAGTTTCAAGATACTTAGGAATTACATAACGTAATCTATAAACACGATCTTCTTTACCTCTGGTATCTTGTAATCTAGTAAACCAAGTATCAAGTGTTCTTATTTTGCCAGAACCAGGACCGTAAGCAGCAATATCCTTGAAACGATACAGAATGCTTTCTGTATTTGGATTGCTTGATGTTTCATCTTTAACTTGTAAGTACCAAAGACCACTGGTATTCAGTAATAGTCCATCTTCATCTCTAGGAGCAGCTTCAAATCTTAGTGGGCTGGTACGCTTGTTAGCAAATACATAGAAGTTCTGCCCACTACCAGGAACAAACGAAACCGCATTTACTCCAGCAATTGCATCAGCAAATGTTGTGTGAATACTAAATTTCTTTGGTGAGATAAATCTAGCATAATAATATGTTTGTGTATTGATAGTTCCTGCACCAGCGATTTCTGGAAGATCGGAACCAAGAATATCATTTGCAACACGGAAGAATACTAGCTGAGGAGTTACTGAATTGCTAGGAAGATCAAAGATATGTGCAACGTCAGTTTCAATTTCTCCAGCACCAGCAACATTACATCTGTATTTGTGTAGATCATATGTATTGTCAAGAATGTATCTTTGAACTTCAATTTCTACATCAGGATCTACAGAATCTGTTTCTGGTGAGTAAATAAAGATACCAGCAGCAGCATTCTCTTTTGTAGCAGCCAGCATCAATTTGGTCTGATCCGAGCCATCAAAATATGTGGTGCCAGAGTAATCTTCTGGCTGAGTAAATCTACCAGGAGCAATTACATAATACTTGGTGTTGGTGCTAAATCCTTTTGGTAGACGAATAACTCTCTTATCTGGATTAGTTCCTTCTTTTGCCTTAGGAATAAGTTTAACTGGAGTTCCAGTTTCAAATTGGTGTGGGTTGGAAGTTGCTTCCCCAGTGTTAATTGTGAATAATGTTGCTCTCTTAGAAAGACCATTAAAATCAATAATTGGTTCAATTTTATTTACTGATGTGATAGTTGGAATTGATTTAGTAATTCCAACTAAGCTACCAGAAACTGTTGATGTGCCAATAGATTGTGTAATAATAGAAGTTAAGTTCGTAATTGCAGAAGCAATATTTGCACAAGTTGGTGATTGTGGATCTACTACAATAGTAGAATCAATAAATTGAGTTCTAGTTGAACCAGTAATAGTTACTGGTTCATTTCTCATTACTTGAATGGCAATGTCTTTAGCCTGCAAGAATGCATAAACTGCTTGATCTTCCTCTCCTTCAACATGCTGTCCACTGATATAAATTTCGCCAGCTTCATATACTTTATTATTACCACCATATTTGACGTTAAAAGCAATTGCTTCCATAACATCAATAATATCATCCACACAGTTTTGATTTCCGTTTGGAATAACAAAACCAGGATAATTTGTTAACATTCTGTCAACAGCAACTTCAGCAATCAATTCTTTGTTTGCTAAAATTAAGTTATGTGCATCAATTTCTCTGCCACCAAGAGGAGTTAATCCTTGATTTATTACAACAAATATGTCACTAAAATATTGTGAAATCGTAGTTGCAATATCAGCACATTCTGGATAATTGGTATCTTGAATTAAGCTATCATCTTTGGTTGGTTGTAGGCTAGACCATGCACCGAATTGATAATCAAAATAGAGGTATGCAGTTGATGATGATTGCTGAGCATCAATTGTATTGCCAGCGGTTAATTTGGAAGAAGATTCTCCTAATTCAATTCTTTGATCATCAAGAATTCTCTTAATGTAAGTATTTGTTGGAATATTAGAAGTGATTGGGGAAATCCCACTAGTCAGTTTATTATTGACAAATGCTGATGGATTGTATTCAGCAACTGACATACCAACCAGAAGACCTGTTGTATCACCAACATTTACAATCGCAGAACCAGCTTCTGTCTCACAATTTCTAATAAGAACATCAAAGTTACGCATTGCTGCGATACACATGTTCTTGACATAATCAAGAGCTTCGATAGTTTCGTCTAATTCACTATTAATGTAGGCTAAAGAACCACCAACGTAATAACCTTCGGCAGCTTGAATGGTGTTTACATTACCACCAAGTCTAAGATCTTGTACTACAGCATCAACAAAATAGCCGATGTCTCTTTCACATTTAGCAATTGTGATGCTTTGTCTGGTTAGTAGATATGGATACTTAGCAATGATATAATTGTAAGCTTCGTTTTGAATTAATGTTTTGTTATCTTCAATTCTATTAGCAGCGTCTTGAGCTACGTTATCAATTTGAATACCAGCTGGGTTTAGAGTTTCTAGCGATGCTTTATAAGAAACAAAACCATTTGGTTCAAGGGTAACATTATATGTTCCATCATCTAATTTTACATAAAGTTTTTCATTACTTCTGGCACCAATTCTGTAACCACTTACTGTTGCTGCTGGGCGATCTGCTGGATCGGTAGCATCATCTGAACCAATATAAAGTCTGGTATGATTGTTTTGTGCATTAGATGCTTGAATATCAAGCGTATAATACTGTATTTTTTCTTCGTTGCTTGGTGAACTATTAATAGTTCTTGGTGGGATAATATCAGTGATATAACCACCTTTATCCTGATTGAACGAGAATCCTTTAAATCCTACAGCGTGAAGTGAAGTATTACCGAAGTTGGAGTTGGAGTTGGTGATGGACATGTCACCACCAGATTCCATTAAGAAGTGATCAAAGAATCCTACAGCAAAGACCGAAACACACTGAATGAAGGAATCGTCAGAAGCACGAATGTGGAAGTTTCTCCAGTCATCCTTCCAGTAAGCATCGCCCTTGGTGTGATAAGCTACAGTAGCAAACGCATCAGTCAGTGATGCTTGATTCCAAGTATTGGTAAATCTATCATAACGAATAAATGCTCTGTCATCTCTCTGTAGTGAAACACCAGTATACTGGGCAACAACCATCGACTTGAATCCAGTTGCTTTAGATCCATCCGCCCACATGCCACAAATACCCCAGGTGGAGCGAATTGAGCAGTTGAATACATATGGAGAAGCAGATTCTACTGAGTCAATTTCTGCTTGAGAAACTGCATTGGTACTAAGACCGCTAGCAGCAGTATAAATTTGACCGCTAACTAATCCAAGAGCAGCAGTAGTTGCATTAATTTCGTATTCAAATACTCTAGGATTGCTATTGTCAATTGCAGTAACTTTTACTGTACCGTTGATAGCTTCATCTAATCCAGTATTTAAAATAGCAACATATTGGTCTACAAAGTAACCATGGTCAATCTTAGTGGTTACACGAAGAGTTAAGGTTCCTGCTGGAGAAGAATCAAACACTTGAATGCTGTCAATTCTTCTAGTATCTGATAAAGGTCCTACAATTCTATTTTCTTGTACTAGAGCATCAAATTCTCCAGCATTATCAATAGATGGCTGGAATTTAGCAAACGCCCTGCCAATTTTAGTGTAATAATCTGTTAAATCATCACTATCAGCATAAGTCATGATAGTAATCTTATGGTGCGAATACTCAGGTATCGCAAGATTTACTGTATTTCCTTTTTGGAAATATACTTTACCTACACCATTTGTTTCATCAAACAAAGGAGAATTAGCAGAAAGATCACCATCCTTAATTGTAAACTGCCAAATGTAGCAACCACCAGTTAGGTTAAAGATCGATGTACGGGCCTGTGTGCCGTCTGCAGGATCAGGTACATAAAGAGGTCGTACAATAGTTCTACGCAGGTCGTAGCCGATTAGAGAGCAGCCTCTGGGCACGATAGCACCGCCAGTGGCAGCGTTAAATTTGTAGAGAACGTTATCTGGGTTAGAAAGATCTAGAATGCTGTTGTCATTCCACTCTTCTAAAGCTTGATTGTAATTAAATACAGGAATATCACCAGTAATTTGAATATCAGCTAGACTGGTTAAATTACCATCAGCAATTACACTAGTGATAATAGCAATTAGAGTTTCGATGCTATTTTGAACATCAACACAGCTTAATTCATTGCCAGAAGGAAGAATTGGTTGAATCTCTGTGGAAGCGTTTGCAATAGAAGGACCTTCTAGCAAAGTTAAATCTTTAGAATACAGCTGGTTGGTTACAGCCTTTTTCATCATAACTTTAGCTGCATCGAATGCAATAATTGATTGAGATTCTTCTCCAATCAAACCATTGGCAATTGGATCACCATTTCTATCAAAATATGATCTAGCAGCTTGAACTGAATTGCTATTTCCACCAGTTTTAAGGTCAGCAACAACAGCATCAACAATATAGCCAATATCACGTTGGCAAATTGATTGACCTGGACCGATTAAGATGCCTGGGGTTTCTGCAGGAAGACCATTTAGAGAATTTGCAGTAATTCTATCAGTAACTAATGTAGTGAGAGAAGTAATAGCAGATCTGATGTTTGCACAAGAATTTATATTTACATTAGAACCAACTAGGGGATCTGCAGTAAGAGTTAAATCTTTGTAATCTAGCTGATTGGTTACAGCTTCATTCATCAAATCTCTGGCAGCATTAAATGCTTGAATTGATTGCGTTTGCTCACCTTGTAACGTGTTGGAAAGCCAAGCAGTGCCAGTGGAATTAAAATAATTTTGAATAAACTTGCGAGTATACTTGTTACTGCCACCCAAAAGGATGTCTAAAGATACGGCATCAACAAAATATCCAATATCTCTCTTACATTTTGCATCACCATTAGGAACTTCAAATCCTGGATTAAAAGCCAACATTGTGTTGAAGGCTTCATCAATAATGTCTAAACGATTTTTTTGGATTAATCTATATGAATCGAATCCTCTGTTTAAATCGCTGTTGATGGGATCCCCAGGAACTACCCAATCAGTTCCCCAAAGAGATTCGTCATATTCAACAGCAATTTCAGCAAATGCTCTGTCAATAATTTCTTGGCGGTTTGCTTCGATTAAATTAGCACCGTCAAGATATCTTGGTTCTGTGTTAGTAACACCAACTACACCTGGGCGGTTGTCGATATAGTGATTACCAGGCATCAACATGATGCTGAACTGGTCAAATCTATCGTTATTTCTACCTGGGAGGTATGAATAACGAGCTACTTCGATAAAGGCTCTCTGGATTGTTTTAAATGGACGTAGAGGAGAATTTCCTCGATTGTCTAATTCATCAGTAGCATTAAAATCATCTGGTGAAACATATAAATATCTGCCAGTTTTACTTGAGTAAAGATTATCAAGTCTTGTAAGAGCCATAATTACTCAGACCTTGTAGTTACGTTTTTCTTCTTACGAGTATTTATACAATAAAACCCCCCATAGAAGGGAGGTTTCAAAGTCACACGGAAGGGGTCTGGTTTGACAGTATCGCCAACTGGAGTGGTGGGATTCGAACCTACGACCAATCGGTTAACAGCCGACCGCTCTACCACTGAGCTACACTCCAATAATTATCAAAATTTATCTTTTGATTTAAGTTTTACCCAATTGAGTAAATTATAGTATTCAAATTTATCGTCAGATTCCTCTTTTGATTGAATTAGGGTTTCTAGTGCCTCGATGACTATTTCGTGATCTTTTTTAGAAAGTAAGCTCATTTTTTTACCCTCGACTTTTTTGACGATTTTTTGGCGGAGAATTTTTTCCCCGTTTCATGGATTTAGTTTTTCAATTTCGGATTACAGAATCCGAAGTGCCCAAGAGAGGACTCGAACCTCCACGCCGAAGCACATGATCCTAAGTCATGCGTGTATACCAATTTCACCACTTGGGCAGTGACCCCTCTGTTTGAGCATCATTCGGCGTCCCGAGATAGGCTTGAGGGGTGTTAACAAGGCAGGTGCGGTATCTCCATACGGTTCCCATGCTCCTTTTACTTTCCTTACCTTATTTCCTCTGTCTAGGAATCGAACCTAGTTTCCATGTGTGTTGTCCACCCGTCCTTACCAATAGACTACCAGAAGTTGTGGTAGGCGTCGAGGACTTTACCTATGTCCCCACTCTTTACATTCACTCAGACACAGAATACTAGGACTGAGGAGCGGTTTTGGCACCTACGTTTGGCGTCTTTCTAAGCTATGTGCCTAACGACTACCAAAGCCCCCGATCTGATTCGAACAGACGACCAACGGTTTACAAAACCGTTGCTCTACCACTGAGCTACAAGGGCATATAATTATTTAACACAAAAAATTATGTAAATTAGAAGTCACTTGCTTTCCTTGAAAATGTTTTTTTAATTTTTCTACTTGATTTCTAAATTTTTTTTCTGGACATCTTTGCCTACCAAGATTAAATAACCTTAAAGCAATGACTACGTTTCCAGGAATATATCCCAATGATTCATCAAGCCTTTCTAAACTTGGACTTAGTGGATTACTTTTTTCATACACACCAAAGGGGTCTATGGGAAATTCAGTCCAATAACATTTACCATTTTGTTCAGCAAATTGATTTCTCAAATAAAGTTCATCAATAGTAACATCTAATGGTTCAGTTCGTTTGATACCATTTTTTTTCTCTTGTCCAGGTCTGGCTGCTGTTTTTGCTTTAGCTATTAAAGCTTTCCAAGGATTTTTCATGACATTCTAACAAATTCAAACCTACCATATTTAGAACCCCAGAGCTGATGTTTATGTTCAGCACAGAATCCACGATCCATAACATAATAATGAGATGGTGTTATCTCAATTTCGTTTTGGAGGTAGGTTTGACGACCCATCCAGTCTACCATACAATCACATCCTTGGATACCCCCCACGAAAGAATTGTTTTTTGGTGTCATGAAGACATCGCAACCACTCCTTAATCTTAGCACATCCTGGTCTATTTCGTCAAGTCTTTTGAAGCCAGTGTAGTTTTCTTTATCAATCAATTCATAATTATAGATATGAATTTGACCGTTTTCTTCTACAGGCCGAAGAACAAATTGACGGTACGGTTTATTTAGTTGATAATTGTAAGCTTGTTCTCCATAAATTAAACCACCACCAAGATTGACATGGGTAACTCTAATCATAGCATATCTCGAAGGATATGTCATTGCTTGAGTTTTATTTTCAAAACGTCCTTCAATTAATCTAAAAAATTCGTTAATCATCTTTAGGCAATAACTCAGGATTTTCAAATTCTAATTCAAACATTAGAGGGTGGGCTTCTTCCATCATCAAATAATTGGACCAAGTATACAAATCTTCGTCATCAAAATCACGATTACTCAATGCTTCAGTTTGAACTGATGGGTGGTCTTGAATAAGAGCAGGAAGTTCGTCGAAGGTATATGGCATACCTTGGATAAAATACATTCTAACAACTTCTCCCATATAGAAGCAATAAGATTGGGAAAGAATGTATTTCATGTTACACAACCTGTTCATTACTATTTAAGCAGGTTTTAATCTAAATCATCAATAACTTGAATGTGTAACTGACTATCGTGGCGTCCATAAACTCCAGATGGATGAATATTAAACGCTACTGAGTATCTATTTTTATCTGATGTATTTTTAGTTATTTGATGTTTCAAATAAGCTGGAAAAAATATGATTTCATTTTTAACTGGATAATAAATTAATTTGTTATTATTGTATGCATTATGTTCAAGATACTTAAACATAAAACGTTCATGATGATTATAAACCGAGGGTCCCAAATGAAATTCTATGGCTGATGGTTCATCAGAAATATAATAACAACCACTGTAATAATAATTTGAATGTATATGAGGTTTAGATTTTTGTCCTGGTTTTGTCAAAGTACCCCAACAAGATCCCATCGCAAAATCTATGCTAAAATCTATTCGAAGAATATTTCTAGCATATTCTTTAAATGTTTCCATAATTTCCTGTTTAACTTCAGGAAGTGATTTTAAAATATTTTTAGATGCAGTTGGATTAACTCCATAGTTATCATCAGAATGATCAAAAAATTCAGAATTAATTATGAGATTTTGTACTTGTTTAAGATGTTCTTCAGAAAGAAAATTTTGTTGGGTAAACAATGGTGTTGGAAACAAGTCATATATTTGATATGTCATAAACAATTATTAAAATAATAGGGACGGGGGGACTTGAACCCCCACGGGATTACTCCCAACAGATTTTAAGTCTGGTGTGTCTACCACTTCCACCACATCCCCGTGGTATCTGACAATCATAGCATGGTTTGCTGAGATTGTCAAGTGCTGGTTGCGAGGATCGAACTCGCCTCCCATCGATTATGAGTCGATTGCATTCGCCAGATTGCTAAACCAGCATTAGGTAGGAATACTGGGAGTTGAACCCAGACTAAGCCCTTATAAGGAGCCCGCTCTAACCATTAAGCTATATTCCCATGAATAGATACCGATCTATGGTATCATATTCGTCCTGTTGCTGTCAAGAGGTTCTTCAGTGCCTGCCTACGCTTTTTAGCAGCTCTCAATGCTTGGGGCTTGAGGTGGCGCTTCTGTTCTTTCTTGCTGTGGTGTTGCCAGTTTGGAACTTTCATCGTTTCCTCGACCCGTGTATGTATTTATAGTAGCACCATCAGGGGCGGCCTGTCAACCCCTTGACAAACCCAAGAAATCTCAGTAGGATGGCTCTGTCAGGGTTCAGGATAACTATACTCAACTTTTTTATTGATTTTTTACTGGGAATTTTTTTCCCGATTTCATGTAATTGAGTTTTGAATTTCAATTCAGGAAAATAGAAGCTCCTTTGATTGTAACTAAGCTACCTTTAATATCTACTGGTCCTGATGTTAACAAAGACCATCCGCCTAAGCTTTTATTTTCTATTTTTTGAGTGGTTCTGAGAGCATACGAAACTGCTGCTGCACCAGAAATAGTTTGCTGATATGTTTCTGTTGGAGGATCTATACCAGACAATGGTTTACCCATGATGATACTTTTTTTATTTCCACCAACAAATTCATATGATTTGCCGACAATTCTAGTACCCAAACCACCTGTCAAAGAACCAAATAAAATATTTCCTTTTGCTGCTACGTTATAATCTCCAAGAATACCGACGTTATATGCACCACGAACAAGATAATTCACTCCACCTAAAGTATTGATAGAGGTTGTAGTTCCAGGAACAACTTGATTAACTGTTGTCTCTCCTGTGTTATCAATATAATGCCCACCAGTAATAGTGTTGTTTGAAAATGAAGCATTAATATTATAATCGCCAGCAAGAACGTTAACTTTTCCTCCTCCTTGACCAGCCTCTAGATTAATTGCTTCGCCAGCTCTTAGAGTAAGTACATTTGTTGCATTTAAAGTAATGTTATCTCCTTTAATAGCAACTTCTCCACCCTGAGATTCAATCGCAATGTCACCTTCAACAAACAAAGAATACGGAGGATACTCTTCTACAGTTTCTCCACCAGAACCATCAGGCTTTCGAGTCTTTTGGTCATCGTTTCCCGTGATATGAATGCTTGTGGTTTTTGCTTTTTCTTGTTTATCTTCTGCTCTAATAATTACTTTGCCACCACAACCAGCTTGAGCAGGTTTGCCTGTAGAAAGAATAATGTTACCAGCAGTATCAAAATGGAAAATTGATGTACCATTAGTAAGAATATAACCAGATGTTCCATCATTATTGGAGTAAGTTCCCATCGTCCAACCATGTTTGGTTGTGATGACATTAAAATCTGCGTTACAAAACTGTCCCTTTTCTAATTCATCAGCTCCTTCTGGTCTAGCAGCTCCTTTCGCTTGGAAATCTTGTTGATTTGGCGAAGGCTTTTGTACGTTTTTGCTCATTATGGACAATCGATATATTTACCAGTGCCGATCTTGGCGTATCCTTTACGTTCAAGTTCTTGTATATCTAGGCAGAATAAATTAGGCAATACTTTAGCGCCAGCTCCGTCCTCTCCCAAGATTAAAACTTCAGGCAAACTTAAATATGTTTTATTTCTATCAACAATTTCTACACTAATCACATAACCATTTTCAACAATAGCTTTAGCAATGGTCGGATCACCATTAATGTATACTGTTGGTGCAGTTTCGTATCCAACACCAGGAGAAATTAAAGTGAAAGAATCTATGATGCATTGAGTATTACTTTCTGTTGGAGTATTTACTTTGTAATTTGCTCCAGTTCTTGTCACTCTTATTTCAGATACGTATCCTTTATCATCTAACAATGCTATTCCAGTAGCACCATATCCCTTTCCAGTAATGATAACTTGAGGTGCTTTTTGATAGGGATCACCTGGATTTAAAATTGGTATACTAATAATAGAACCATTACCATCAGTAATAGGTGTTCCAGCTACAGGCTTTCCAATTTTAGGTTCCTTGATACCACCATCAGTTCCAATGGTATCTTGTCCTGGAACAACAGCGTTCTCATCAGCTAATAAAACAGAATCAGTAAATGCTCCAGTACTATTAATAATAAAAGAAAGAATATAATTATTAGTCCATCCAATATTTTCGGCAATACCAACAACTACTTGTGCCGTATTATTTTCTACAATAAAGGAGCCAGACAATGTATTATTAATAAAGAAACTTGGAATAATATCAACACCAGTTAGAGTGTAATTTAATACTGTTCCATCAGTAACATTAGTTGTAGTAATAGTGTAGATAATATCTTCGCCTTCACTATAGCTTGCTTTGTCAGCAACCACAGAATATGTTGGTTGTAATACAATATTGTCATTGATCCCAGGAACCAACTCAAATTCAGAATCAATTATAACCGTAGCGGAAGCTTCTGTATCATCAATTGAGAATGTTAATGCTTCTGGCGTAGTTTCTACAGTATCATCTACTGCAATTGTAATCTGTACATCTTCTGTACTGGTTGACATTGTTACAGAACCTGTTAAATTTCCACCTTCAATATCAGATGCGGTGATACTTGCACCCGACAAAGTGTAATTAAGTACTGTTCCTACTGGAACATTAATGGTTCTGATAGTAAATGTTACAGTATCTCCTTCATTTACTACAGTTTTGTCAGCTGTTACACTATAATATGGATTATCCGTTGCGTCCGCATCAGGAAAAGAATCACCAGATGGAGTGGGTAAATCATCATCATTAAATGGATCATCATATTCTTCTGGAGTTCCTACTTCTGGGAAAGCATCATCTGCAATGTCTGTACCACCAGGGAAGAAAGAATCTGGAGTATTTTCATTTCCTGGTGGTTCTTCTGCTACATCTGGAGTTGATTCTTCAAACACACCGCCGATAAAATCCACCTCAGTTGGTTCTGCTGGAGGTACAGTTCTTCCCTCTTCACAAACGCCACCACCATTATCTAAAGCACCATCTTCAATAGCTTTAATTAATCTATCTAAATCATCTTCTTTATTTTGACCACAATCAGTACATTTTTTTTGAATAGCTTCGCAGTTTGCTGCTGGTCCAGAACAAGAAATGCCTAGTAAACTTAATATATTATTAAGAATACCACCGATCAAATTTAAAGGGTTAGCAAATACTCCCAAGAGTTCTTGAAGTGGTCCTAAAATTTGTGCAATAAGACCATCAAACAACGAAAGTATTTCATTCAAAATACCCTGAACAATTGTATCTATAGCACAGGTAGCTTGATAAAAAAGATCTGATAAAAATCCAAAGATAAGATCAGTTATGAATTGAGTTATTCTATCTGTTAAATCTTCGATAGCACAACCAAGTTGAGCAAAAATTTTATCAAAAATTTTCTTAATTGTTTTTAATCTATTTCCTTTTGGTGTTACTGGTTTAAAAGCTTTTTCTGGATCAGCAAGTGGTCCTGTATTTACATTACCTAATTCATCGACGGCTGCTTCAGTACCAATAATTAATTTAACTAATTCATCAACACCTTTGCGAATATATTTAATAACTTCTCCTTTAATTCTAGCAACAAAGCTACGAACAAGTCTAGTAAGTCTACTAATATGATAACGAGCAATTTCTACTTTATCATACAAAAATCCAGTAACTTTACTAACATAATAATCTCCCAGTTGTCCACTAGAAGCTTGATTAGCTGCAAGAAGATCACCTATAATATTAGTGATACTATTTTTTAAATTTTTTTCTTGACCACATTTAGGATTGGCAATGATGTTACAACTTTTACCACCAATGGGATTTGTTTCGCTGTATTGTGATAAAGCAGCTAGCAAAACTGGGGGAGCACCATCTGGTTTAGTAGCGCCATCTGCAGCAGGGGGACCAGCAGAAGAAACATTTGCTTTAGTTTCTTTGTCAACACCACTCTGTGCCTTTGTTGGGTAGTGTACTTGTGGTTTTACTTCATTAGATGTGAAGGTAGTAAATGATTTACACTTACCTGATGGATTGGGATCAATATTTTTTAAAACTGTTGAGTATTTTGTGTGACCAATTGATCCCATGATAATTGGTTTTTGTTTATCATTATCAAGATAAAAACCAAGTACCCAACATCCAGGTTCGAGACCAACAGAAGCTCCCGTAGTTAATCCATCAGTGTATGGAGTAGTGACGGGCATCATTACATTTGCCCATGGCAATTCATTAGTAGGAACGGCATCACAATCTTTTAGATGCTGACCTACAATACGTACACGATACCTACCAGATTCTTTAGGGTCGTCTCCTTTCTTGCTCTCTACTTGTCCAACCCACCAATTAAATCCGTCAGAACCTATTTGATGTACAGGAAATAATGATGATAACGCTTGATCCATATATCACACGTTTTATTTTTATTTATTGTACTTTAGATGTACCATCGGGACTACCATATGAGTCTCTAATTAATGTCAAAAATGTTGTGGTTAATTTTTCCTTAGGAATAAAGACATGATTAACTTCTGAAATTAAATAAACTCCACTATGTTCCGTATCATATTGTTGTTGAGTTCTATCGGCGGAAGGAATTTGATTTGGTATTTTAATTTCAATTTTATCTCCAACTGTTAAATTAGGATTTCCAGTGACGGTAATTTTTACCTTTTGATTAACCAAAGAATTGACTCTTGATATAGACTGAGACATGTAATGTTTTTGAAAGTCAGGAAAGTTTGTCGTCGAACCATTGGCACCGTCTGCTTTTTCGGGTGACGCTATATCAATACCATCATACCAAGTTTCATGATCTATAAGAGCACTCATTATGCGAGTGGGATACTTAGATAATTCTTTTTGGCCATAAGGCAATCCTTTTTGTGATCCAGAATGACCCATGCTATCATACGAATCAGCAAGAGAATAAACATATTCTTCGTATCTTCCTGTGCTGTAATTATAAAAACAAATTAACGATGAGAATGCTCCCATTCTTAACTTTGTCATAATGTCAATTTCTTCAACAAAATCAATGTCAATAATTTTTCTATTTGGTGGACCACCAATGTCATTATTTTCCTGTATGTACGTAGCTACTGCAGGGGATCCATTGTATTTGTCTGCGGAACATAATGTATCAATTGATTTAAAAATAAATCCTCTACGATTTTCGAAAAACATATAGCCACTAGTGCCTTTTGTTTTCGTGTAATCTGAATTTGATATTGGTGGAACAGAAGAAGTTACATCTGTTTTATTGCCACCTGTATTAAATTTAGATTTATTTTTATTAGTTTTTGGTTCTACATTTCCTCCACGAGGTACAGATTTTAATTTGATGCTATCAATAATACTAAATGGAGATTTTTTTCCTGGGTTAAAGATAATATTATAGACAGATGGATCAACTATGACATCTTTATTGGTTTTTAAATACTGCTTAAGTAAATCTGATACAATTTTATCTGGCTTTCCTTTTAATGTTTTTGCTACACGAACACCTTCATTCAATAATGCTTCTTCAGAAATCAAACCTAGCGAATAAGTTTGAAATCTATCGCCAGTAAATCTACTTCCAATTTTATATACTCTCATTTTATATTGATATGTCTGCTCATCTGATGCTTCGATGACAAGATCTACCTTTTCAAATCCTTGTATAGGTAAATTTGCAATCAAGTTTGCTCCAGCATCAACCAAAGTTAGCTTAGCGGACACAGTAGGCAGTGAAATATTTTCGAAGTAATCAAATCTGACAACTAAATCAGTGATATCAACTGTTTTAGATCCTTTTACATCAGTTATATTTGCTTTTTTTAATATAAAACTAGAAGCGTATGGTGTTTTTTCTGACATATTAGGTAGCCATTATATCTGAATTGAATAAACCAGAATTTAAAATAGGATTAGTGCCTGGAGATGCAGCAGTAGATTCTGCAGTTGAAGGTAGTGAAGTTGATGCCATCTTAGGTGTTTGTCCTGGCATCATCATGGCAACAAAATTTGCACTACCTGCTTTACTATCTATCTCTTGAGCGATAGCTTCTGTTTGCACTTGTTTGTTTGCTCCTGGTGGAGGAGCAATGGATGCTTGAGGACCGATTCCAGTAGTAACTCTACCTCCATTGGTTGATTCAAAATACTCCACAATACTTTTTGCTTGTGGTTTTGAAGGAGCCATGTTAAGTTTTTCAGCACCCCTATAAAAATCAAAACCTTTTGTAGTTTTATGTGCTTTAATTACGCCATATTGTGGGTGAGTAAATTGTCTTTCTTCTCCCACTTGCAATCCATAATTATTTGTGATTGCTTGACCCAATTGTGTTGCAGTTCCAGGCGAAGTTTGTTGAGTAGTAGTTGGTTGAGCAACTTTAACATCAGAAGATGCTGTTCTCAATCCAACGTTTCCTGCAGTATTAAATGTATGTCTTCCTGCTCTAAATTCATTTACTTGCTGAGATGTATCAGTACCAGCACCAGCATCATAATTTCTAAATCCAGTAGAGGCAGCACCTAATTGAACTTGTCTGTCAGATAAATTAAATGCCTGTTTAATTCTTTTTTTAAATTCTGGCATATTCATCAATAAATTATAAGCTTCTTCTGCTCTAGCATTTTCTTCAGCAGACAAAGCTCTATTAAGTTTTCCTTCTGCATATGGTTGATACTGATTTTTACCTTGAATAACATCAGTTACACTACCACTGGCGGCATTAAATTGTCCTGCACCAACAGTTCCAGATTGAATAAGAGAAGCTCTATTTAAAACGGATTGACCAACCATAGCCATACCTTCTATTCCTTCACCACCAGCTTCGGCAATCATCAATCTTTTTAATAATTCTTTTTCATTTCCAGTAATATCTGCTGGTTGTGCTGTTCCTCCTGGTGGTGGAGGTGGTGTGGTATTAATACTTTCGCCAAGTTTATTAAGGAATGAACCAAAACCATCCATCATTTTAGCTAGCAAATCTTTTTTAGATTCTCCATCTTCTTCAGTATCTTTTCCTTCACCTGGCTTACCAGTGACACTTGGTTTAGTTTTGTTTACAATTGATTGAGGCAGTCCAAATACATCTGCTATTGGTCTTGATATTTTTTCTATCTCTGGAGCAATATTTTCTCCTTCGCTTCCTAGGCTACTAGTGAGTCTAGAAACAGCAGCTAAAATAGAACCGCCAGCAGCCATCATTGGTAGTGACATAGCATCTACTAATGGTTGTGCCATTGCTGATGATTGCGTTGTTCCACCAGAAGCAATTCCTGTCATATTAGTAATACCAAATCCAAATCGTCCTCCAACAGAAGACTTCGGTGTACCTTTTTCGTAAGTAGGTAATTTCTTTGGCTTAGGTCTTACCTTGCCATCCATAGCACTAGGTTCTCCCTGTGTATAATTATTGTCAAGGGGGATTACCATTTCATTGCCATGAAGCTTGGCAAGATAGCCACTGTCGGGACCAGAAATAATACCACCAGTTTCTGCTTGTGGTATATCCATTCCTGGCTTTGCTATGCTAGAGAAAGAAGGATACCCACCAGCAGGTCTTTCTATTGTTGGAGCATTGATAATATTAGTAGTTGGCTCAACATTTTCTGATAATTGAGATAATATTGTTTCATTAATCTCCGTTTGAGTGTCATCAGGAACTTCTGTCTTAGCAATATCTTTAATTGCTTCTAATTTATCTTCTTGTTTTTTAGCAGTAATCTTTGCTACTGTACGTTTTTGTGATTGTGTTTGATTTGAAATAGCAGTAGCAATTTGATCAAGCTTATCTTCTAACGTTGTATTTCTTAATTTTAATTGTTCTACTAATTCTACTTGCGCTTTAGCAGCACTAACAATTCCAGCAGAAATTCCCGCTGTAGTTTTCCCAATAGATTCTGCTGTCTTGTTTAGAGAATCTACAATATCAGTTAGAGTAGATAGTATCTCTTCTTTACTAACTCTTTTACTTCTGCCACCAGTCGCTTTTTGTATCTTCTTTACTCTAGATCCAACGATTGGACTCTGGGGTGTAGGTCTATTAATATTATCCTGATAACCATAATCAAATTTTGCTCTAAACATTTTTGTTTGAGCTGACGATACCTTCCTTCCTAGTAAAGGTTTAATAAATTTTAAAGTTGATCTTGGATTTTTACCTATACGTTTTGCTATTTTATATTTTTTATTTACATTTTTAAGTTGTTCTTTCTTCTTATCAATATAATTACCACCAAATTGTCCTGCTAAAGCTCTTCTGAAAAAGTGCCCCCTTTTAATACCAGCTTCTTCTAATGATGTGCCCGCTTGCTCTGCTTGTTTAGCAGCAAATTGTCTTTCGTTTTTAGCTAACTGTCTAGCTAATAAAATTTTCTCTACAATGTTACCAACATAATTGGTTCCATTATATTGCCTAGTATCTATAGCTGTTTCTGTTCCTGCTGCCATTAGATTACTTTCCTATGTTGATATTTAGTTAAGACCTAAACGACGCAGCACAAGTGCCCTTGTGGAAGAAGGTATTTCCGAAGTGTCGAACGTATTATAATTTTTATTATAACTAAACCTAACACCTTCTGTAGTTGCATTCTTTTCAAGTGCCTTGCCTGCATTACTACTAGCGGGTATCATAATAATTTGAGTATCTGTTTTTTTATCTGCACCTTGTCTCAAGTAATACTTAGATTGAGCTGGCTGCCTTTGAGTTGGTGGAGCTATTGATTGTTGTAAGTTTAATCCAGCAGCAATAGAACTTTCAAATGGCGCAGTTAAAGCATTCAATTGTTCTTTAGATACTTTCCCAGATTTAACTAATTGTTGTAATTCAGGAGACATATTACCCAATTCAAAAATACTTCCTCCTCTATTAGGAAGAGCAAGATCTCTAAATCCTCTATCAAATGCTCCATAATTTTCACCAAAATATTTTTCAACTGGGTTTAATTCTGCTTTAGAAGTAATTACACCTCTTCCTTTACCTTGTTTGGATTCCATTGAAGCATCCATATGCACTTCTAAAATTTCCCAACCTTCTTTTTCTTTTTGTTTATACCATTCTTTTTGCTTGTTCCAGCCAGCATCATCATCACCAAACATAGTATCTGGATTTACATATTGAATATTTGCATTTGGATGCTTTGCTTTTAAATTTGTGTACGCATTTTGTGCTAACATTTGCACTAAACGTTTTTCTTCTGGAGCACCACCACCTGCTCCATGTCCAGGGACAATCAAATATCCTTTATTACCAACACCAGAAACCTGTCCAAGATTTTTATTTCCCATAATTCCTTGTTGACCAAGACCTTCTACTTTTACTGGAGTTCCCGTTGGTCTATCAATTTTTTTAACATTTCCTCCACCACGTAATAATTGATTAACAATAGGTAAAGGATTCATATGCCCAGTTAAAACTCCTCCAGACCATCCTGTACCAACTTCCAAATGCAAATGTGCTCCAGTAGATCTTCCAGTGCTTCCTATTTTACCAATTACTGGAAAGACTCCAGCAGATGATGGTTCCAATCTTTGTCCTTTTGCGGCATTAATTTCACTTAAGTGACCATACAAAGAATATAATCCATCATCATGTTTAACAACTACAAAATTTCCCCATCCACCTGGATCACCAGATCCTTGTGAAAGTCTCCCAACATCAACTACAGTTCCTGGTTTGATAATTGAGATAGGTGTACCCATTGTAAATCTACTGCTTGCAATATCAATACCTCTATGTTTTCCTCCTCTGTCACCAAATTTATCTCCTACATCGGATGCTTCCACTGCGTAACCACCTTCAGCCATAAGAGAATCGCCATCTATTGTTGGTGTGGTAGTAGCATTTATATTTTTAAGTAATTGTTGGAACTTTCCTTCTGGATCAAGCATCTTCAAAAGTTTATCAGCAAAAGACTCTGGATCTTTAGTTTCTAAAAGATCTTTTTCGATTGCTCCCAACTTTTCTTCGGGAGTTTTCTTTTTTTTATCTCTAACTTTTTTTATAGTAGACTGAAGTGATGGTAAAGAACCACCCACATTAGCTTGCACCAAAGTACTTGGTACATCATATACTTTTGCTAATGGAGCAGCTACTTGCTCAAACATAGGAGCAATAGGAGCACCAATTGGTCCAAGTTTATTAATGTATTGAGTTGTTGCAGCAAGAATAGTTCCACCAACTGGATCTACTGGTTGCATATTAGCAATATTTTGATCCACGATTGCTTCTGTGCCATGAAGTATAGCTGTTCCTGGTTTGGTTAGTCCGCCAACTTCATGCTCCCCATTTATTTTATCTGCTCCAGTTGATATGTCTGCAATTTTAGACCCCGCCATACTGCCTGCGGCGCTGAATGCAGCCCCGATCAACAGACCAGCTACCGTCCCCACCCCAGGGAATAACATCGTGCCTAGAGCGGCTCCTGCGGCTGCCCCAGCGAGTGATCCACCCACTCCTGCAATTGCCTGAACCTCAGATTGTCCAGCCGATTTCCTTTCAGAATATTCTAACGCAGAAAGTGCTTGTCTTATTCCAGGAATGTTTCTACCAACACCTTTTAACTTCGACACACCACCCATCCCCTGAGCTGCTGCTCTAGATGCTCTCAAATTATTAGTAAAGTTTGATACTTTTTTAGGGAGTATACGAGTAATTCTATTGGCAGCAGAAGATTTAATTCCTGCAGAAATTTTACCAGGAATTTTTTGTAGTCTTCTTGTTTCAGTTCTTAATGATCTAAGTTTTTTTGGTAATTTTCTATATGCTTGTCTAAGTAATTTTCTTCTATAGTATTGTGAAATTTTCGACTGTCTTTTTTTACCAGTTGCTCCCTTTCCTCTGAGATCTGCTGGTGTTTCTGTTCCAGCAATATCAACTTGATTTTCTAATCTTTGTTCTGCTAATCGACGCTCTTCATCCTCCGCAAATTGTTTAGATATTTCAGTTTGCTTGTTAAAAACTTGTAGTATAGCATCTAGTTTCTGACCAATGATTTCATTTTGTATATCTAAATTTTCATATATTCCAGAAGTAACTTGTAAATTAGCTTGAACTAATTGTGTTTGCTCCTGTAATGACTTATCAATACTATCAAGTTGACCTTGAATTTTATAAAGATTTGTGGTTAAAAATTTAAAAATTTTAGTGTTAGTTACATAACTTCCTGTTCTTGGTTTTCTTGGTTTATTTTTTCTTTTGTTTACCGTAACAACAAGTTGCTCTACAAATTCTGGATCTAATTCATCCTGCAATAGTTCATCTGGGATGTCATCTTCCGATCCTATATCACCTTCTTCATCATCATCCGCTTCTATAGCATCAACAATTTGTTCTTCAATATTTTCTGCTACTTCTTTTTCTTCAGGTAGCTCTTCTTCTACTTTAACAAAATCAAGTAGATCATCTAAACCTTCTGGTTCTTCTTCATCTTCTTCCTCTTCATCATAGTCTTCTTCTTGATTTGGTTCATCAAATGGACCATCATAGATTGGTGGAATAATCAATTCCCCACCATCATCTTCTATTGTATCTGTTCTTAGACCAGTAACAATATACTCAAGAATTCTCTTTCTGTATTCTTTTAATTCATCATAATCATCACGATAATTTAAACCAGTAACGGCAAATATCCATTCTCTAATAGCTAATTTTTTTTCATTTGGGGAAATCATATCCCCCTGTTTATTTTTACTTGATGCCCCAGCATAATAAATTGCTTTATCAATATCAGATTTAAAATTTAAATCATATAATCCTCTCTGACCCCACATATAGCGAGGTTTAATAAACTTTTGTAGTTCTGGATATAATTTAGGATGATTTACATTTCGTTGCTGCGGTTTTTTAATTTCCTCAACTGGTTCTGGTTCTATTGGAGTTTTAGTATCTTCAGCAGTTTCAGTTCCAGCAGAAGATATACCATAAAATTCTTTTAACTGTCTAGTGATCGCTCGTATAGCATCATTCTCTTTGCCAACCATCAAGTCACTATCAATACCATCATAATATTCTGGTAGCAATGAAGGAACTAGCCAATTATCATTGGCAGCAATAGTATCCTTTGCTTTTTGAATACCTTCTTGTGTGTGTGGAAAAACTCTATAAGCAATAAGAGTTCCAACAGCAATTTCTGTATTATCTCTGCCGTTTTTTCTTATTGGTTTTATCGCCTTTTCGGGTATCATCGATTAGCTGCTTCTTGTTTTGCTTTTTCTTCCTGAATATACTGCATCAATAAAGAAGTATATACTTCTCTTTCCCACGGCATCAAATTTTCAATCTCAGTCAAAGAGTATTTATGATACTGCATCAAAGCAAAATTTGTTTTATAGTACCCTTCCATACTATTTTGGAAGAGTGCTATGCGAAAAAATTCTGTAGACCCTCAATAGTGTACTCAGATTCGACACCAGTATTTGGATTAACTACTTTAAATTTATGTTGAAGTTTGGGCATAGTCTCATAAAATTTTTGAATTTCTTCAAACTGTTTTGTTGTTAACCCTTCAACAAACTCTCGAAATTCTTTCTTGGATGTGGTAGAAGAATCATAAACTTCTTCAGCATCAAAAATTTGTTCAATAGAATCAGCAATGAAATTAAATACTTCTTCTGTCTTGATATCTTTTTCTAAAAATTCTGCTTCAATAAAACGTTGCATACCAGGATACTTCATAACAATACCCAAGTTGTCAGTAAGCATGACCTTATTGGTATGACCTTCTGGGAAGTATACTTCTACATCATTAATATTAATTTGAGTTTGAACTCTAGTGGCATTGTCATCTGTGCATGTCACATTCATATCAATAATTTCGCCTACTGCTGCTGCACGAATTCTCAAGAAAATATATTCCAAATCAAATGCAGGAAGATCATCTACTTTGATTCTACTAATCACACAATTTTTAATCAAATCTTTTACCGCTGCAAAAATTTGATCTTCGTCTTCCGATTCTAGTGCAATCAATAAAACCTTTTCTTCCTTAACAATGAAAGGTCTATACTTAATAACTTTTTTAGTTGAGGGTAATTCTAATTCAAATGTAGGTACACCAAGCTTAGGTAATGCCATGTATCTTTAAATCAATTCGTGTAATTATTTATCCCTTATATCCATTGGTGATATCATTATAAGCCACAGTATGCTTTCTATAATAAAAATTAGCAGTCACTTTAGTTATCTGTGAAGTGCCATACGATAAAGGAACTGCATCAATAGCATATGGATAACATTCTTCCATGATATATGAAATTGGTGCTCTACTATTTGGAGCATTAGCTCCCTTTTCAGTTTTGGTTACTCTAACTGTAGCCAAATATTTTTCTGGATATTGTAAACGAACTGCTCTATTAATTAAATTTGGGTTAACAGTTTTGACAGTGCTCAATTTATTTTTTGATAAAGTTTTTATTTCCTCTGTAGATAATCCATTGAAAATGAAATTATGCCAAGTGGTAATAAACTTTAATGGAGTCATGTTAGCATCGCACATCCAGCTCAAACTAAAGTCACTGTATAGTTTTGTGTGGGGATAACTAACTTGGCCTTCTCCCATATGCACTCCAGTTATTTGTGCAGTTGCTGCTTGAATATTTGGAAGCTGTGCTTCGTCGCACAGTAAACTAATTAAATACCCAAGCTCAGTAGTATTTTTTGTGTTTGGATTAATTTTAACCGTGCTGCTAATTGTTTGTGCTAATTCAGAAGGCAGTTCAAACTCAACGTCATAACCATTTGTCATGGACATACCACCGCCACGAGATATGACGCTGATAAATTGAGCTATTGAATCGTTCTTTGCCACTCTAAATATACATGGAGGGTATATGTATTTATGGCGTATTCTGGTATTTACAAACCAAAGAACCCAAAAAAATATAGAGGAAACCCTACGAGAATTATCTACCGTTCTATGTGGGAGCGGAAATTTATGGTGTTTTGTGATGGCAACGATAGTATTGTAGAGTGGGGAAGTGAAGAAGTAATTATTCCCTATCGTTGTCCTACTGATGGTAGAGTTCATAGATACTTTCCAGACTTCTACATCAAAGTTAAAAGTAAAGAAGGAAATATTAATAAGTATTTGATAGAAGTTAAACCAAAGAAACAAGTTGCTGGTCCAGTTGAAAAACCAAAAAGAAAAACTGCTGCTTGGAAAAGAGAAGTCCTAACCTACATGAAGAATCGTGCCAAGTGGGCAGCAGCAGAAGACTTCTGTGAAGATAGGCAGATGAAGTTTTTAATCCTCACAGAAGATCATCTAGGAGTATAACATGGCAGCTAAGAATAATTTAAAACCAAAATCATATGCTAAAGATGCTATTGATAGATGGTCTTATTTGAGCGGTCATGAGTTACCATCCTTAAGTAATTACACTCGTGATCAAATACGTGCTCTTGCTTCTAAGTATGGCATAAAACGTTACTCTTCATACAAAGATATGAATGAGTTAGCCGATGCTGTTAGTAAAACCGAGGGGTTTATCCAAGCAGGCAAACAACAAACAAGTCAAACAATATTCGAAAAGATTAAAGATAAAACTGAGGGAGAAAGTAAAAGCTTAACGTGGTATAAAACAACTCTAAAGTCTTTAAGTGCTTCAATCAAAACAGAACCCTCTCGCATGAATGAGCAAGAGAAATTTGATTCGATTGGAGCGTTAGTTAATCAAGATCAAAATGTAAATCGTCGTGTAATATTTCCTGGACACCTATGCTTTTTTGAATACAAAGCAGAGACACCAGACCTTCCATACTATGATAAGTATCCTTTATTATATGTGATGAAAGTATCTGGAGGAGAATTTTGGGGTGCCAATTTACATTATCTAGCACCAAAGAAAAGATTAATAGTTATTGATAAACTAGAAAAGGGAATGATTGACATTCCTAAGGTAATCATTCATAAATATCTTTATAAAAGATGTAAAAGTTTGTTCTTAGATTTAGCAAAACAAGAATGGGTGACTGCTTCTGCTCTTCCTGTAGAAGATTTTGTGTTGATGAAAGGCGGTGGTAAAATTGAATACCCAAAAGAATATGTTTGGGAAGAAACAAATCAATACTGGAATGATCGTATCAAAGGCACAAGAATCGTTAAAGGAACCAACAGGAAAGATATAGAGAGAATCAAGTAATGTCAGATTACACACCAGGAGAATTTGGTTTACCAACAACAACCCCAGGTACAACTGGAGTACGAGATACTGAGGGCAGACCTATTATTCCTGTAACTGAAGCTGCAGCCAGAGCAAACGCAGAATCTACTACATCATTATCAGAATTTGCTGCTGATTCAAAAACAGATGGCACCATTAGATTAAAACCATCAATAAACAATACTTCTACTGGCAGTTTAAGATACCCTAGTAATATAACTGCATCAGAAACTGATTATGTAGTGTTTGAGTTCTTTGATTATAATCCTCCCTTCGGCAAAGGTAAAGGTCAGGGAGGTCTCGATGAATTTAGTGCATCTAATGCATACAATTTTTATAACGCATCTGGTTCAAGTGAGAAGGCAAAAAAAGCATCTGGTTTTGCATCAATTGTACTTTACATGCCAGAGGATATTCAATCTCAGTATGGTGCTAGATGGGGTGGAGCAGACTTTGGTACTGCAGCAGTAGGAATGATGAGAGGTCTTGGTGGAAAATTACCAGAGCCAGAAGTTGCTATTGATGCATTAGAGGGGATGACAAAATCTAAATTCTATGATCTTGCACTGAAAGGAATCAATAGCATGACTGGTTCCAACATTGGTTTGGATCAATTTATGGGTTCTGTATCAGGAACAATTTTAAATCCCAATACTGAAATGCTATACCAAGGAGCTGATCTAAGGACGTTTGGATTGACATTTAAAATGACACCCAAATCTGCAGGAGAAGCAATCAATATCAAAACAATCTGTAACACATTTAAAAAAGCAATGCTACCTGAATTGGGTGGTCAATCATTTGGCGGAGAATCCGTAGCTCTATTGACAGTTCCTAAGTTGTGTCAAGTAACTTATATGAGAGCTGGAAAAATACACGAGTATCTACCAATGTATAAGTTATGTGCTATTGCTGGTGTTGATGTTAACTATACACCTGATGGTGCTTATGCTACATACCAAGGTGGATCTCCAGTATCAACACAATTGACAGTAAGTTTTAAAGAAACCAAACTGCTATTTGCAAACGACGTAAATCTAGAGGGCAATAGTTACTAACATGTACTTCAGAAACATACCAGATATTGAATACGATACGAAACCAATCCGTTATCCTTTTTCGGAATCTGATTTTGTACGAGCAAAAAATTTCTTTAGAAGATACCAAATTAATCCAGATGTATTCTCTTACTCTGTATACTTTAAAAAGTATGCTGTAAAAAATGGAGAAAGATTAGATAGCATTGCTGAAAAAATGTACAATGATCCTTTCATGGACTGGGTAATTGTATTAACAAATAATATGATTAATCCTTTATTTGATATGCCTCTGTCAGAATATGATTTAAGAAAACACATCGAATCAAATTACGAAAATCCATATGGAGAGATTCATCATTATGAAACAACAGAAGTAAAGAATAGTCAAGGAACTATTGTATTAAAGAGTGGTCTGATTGTTGATGAAACATTCCATGAATCAACATTTAAATACTGGAATGGTAATGGTGTTGCAGAAGTTCTTGGTAGTGAAATATCATATCCAGTTACTGTATTTGAATATGAATCAAATGAAAATGAAAAGAAGAGAGAAATTTATTTACTGAAACCACAGTACATAGAACCATTCATTGCTGATTTCAAAAAAACTAATCTGTATAGTAAGTCATCTGATTACATATCAAATGACTTGAAAAAAACTGGAGTATAAAAAAGGGGGTCTTACGACCCCCTTTAGTTTTATCAGTCTTCCTCTGCCAGTCGGGCAAAGTAACTGAGAGCATCATCATCATCTTCAGACTTGAAAGAAGGAAGATCAACATCACGAGCCACAGTTGCTGTAGCTACAGGAGTCGGTTCTTCATCTTCATCATACTGAGCCTGACGGGTTGCAGGAGCAGTGCCAAGTACAGAAGACATACGAGTTTCCAGTTCCTCGTAAGATTTAAACTCATCAGTAGAAGTAAATGCTTCCAGAGAATGCTCTTGCTTCCAAATCAGTTCCAGCTCATCATCGTCAGAACTAAGAGCTGCGGGAGAAGCAAACTCAGAAGCATCATAGTTCCAATAACCACCAATGGTACGGATCTTGATCTTAAAGTTAGCACCTTCCCAGAGATCAAACACGTTGATAGGAGTTTCATCTTGGAACTCAGGTTGCATAGCAGCAAGAATCTTATCGTGAATCTTTTTGCCATACTTGAAAAGCATTACCTTTCCATTGTTGTCAGGATTCTTGGGATCGTTGACAACATAGATGTTGCTGTAATAAGAAAGCTTACGCTTACGTTGACGAGCAACTTCTTTATCAGATTCAATACCACTATTCCAAAGCTTGGTATTGGCAGCACAGACTGGGCACTTGTCACCATTAGTGGTGGGACAATTATCAATCAGCCAGCCACCAGGACCTTTAAATGCGTGGTTATAAATCTTTGCCCAGGGTACGCTCTCTCCTTCGGGAGCGGGCAGGAAACGGATTACAGCATAACCGTTACCAGAAGCGTCAAGTTCGGGCTTCCAGAGCCTATCGTCGGCACCTGATTGGGTGCTGGACTTTTCAAGTTCCTTCTGGAGAAACTCAAAGCTGCTCTGAGACTTGCGCTTAAGATCTGCAAATGACATACGGATATTCCTTGGATAATTGGATTTGGCTTGTGTGACGCTGGATCACCTAATCATCATAACACGGGCTCAGGGCTGCGTCAACCCCCCTGAGCCTCTAGCTGCTCTTTCATTTTGCTTACCTTCACCAGCAGATCATCGAACATAACATTCATGTTATCATCTGGTGTGGCACCCATCATTACTGCAGCTTGCTTCATATTTTCAGCCATTTCAACGGCTTCTGGGTCGTCACTTAAACACAATCTAGTATAGAAAATCTTTTGTTTTTCTATAAGTGTTTCCATAATTTGAAAGTATTCCATCTTCTTTTCTGAAGAAAGAACAGGGAAGGCAACCATAGATTGAAAGCAGAACCTTTGTAGTTCTGCCATTTCTTGGATGTCTCCCCTCACTAATTCTGATTTAAAAAAGTCGGACATGATTAGACAAGCATAAGTTTTGCTCTAGATGTTTTCTTCATGAAGTTTAGCTTCTGAGCATCATACTTCAGTTTTTCTTTTAGTGGTTTAGAGATCAGTTTGGGAACTGATTCAATTTCAATTTCATTTGTTTCGCAGTAGTGGACAATAGCATCAATATAATTCATTGAGTTTTCGTGAGCTATCTTCTCCACATCCTGCGAAAATCTCGCAGCTGTCATAAATTTATCCTCCAATGTTTCTTTCATATGTTTCTTCGTACTCCCTAATGTACTGTTGTAATTTAACAAAGTATTCTTTTTTAGGAGGCACGATACTAACTTGAACGTCGCCAGTTTCACAAGCAACGATTGTAACAAGTTGTTCAACTTTCAGACCATATAGTTCTTGCAGCATACAAGCGTATGCTGTTTCTTGAACGTAATAATCATAAAGGTATGCTTCTTTCTTTTCCTCAGCGGATGTTTTGAAATCAATGATAGAAAGTTTACCATTATATTCTGCTATGCAATCAACTCGTCCAGCGATTCTTAGATAATCAGAATATAAAGCGGCCTCTTGTAGATACACGTTATTTATGTTATCAAGAATTTTACGTGAGGAATTGAACATCAACCAAACCAAAGGAACATCTTGATATAAAGTATCATCATGTTCATTGTTAATATAATTCTCAGTAAGTTTATGATACCGTGTGCCTCTGGTAGCGGATCGTGTGGAGATTCGGTTTGCCTTATCTTCACCGACCCGCTTTCTCCATTCCATCAAAGATTTTTTCTTTGCTGGGTTATTACTAATCACAGTGGTAACTGATTTATGTTTTTTGTTGGTGGGAGTTACATAGTATCTCTTACCATCAATAGTCACCGTATTCATTTCGATTGGGTCAATCAGACCAACATGATTAAAAATTTTCATTAGAGACCTAGATTAATTTTTGCAATTAGATATGATTTGATAAGACCAGATCGAACAATATCATCAACACCATATTCTACTAACGAGAACTCTTTCATCTGTTGAAGAATACGTTGGAAATCAATGATACCCGAACGTTCATTGCTACGCTGAAGGTCAGACTGACTAGCATCACCACAGAACATAATCTTAGTATCTTCACCAACACGAGTGATGATAGAATCAAGTTCGTGGAAGTTTAAGTTTTGGCATTCATCTACAATAACAATAGCTTTATCAAGTGTAGTACCACGAAGGAATGAAGTAGACCAAAAGCTGACAGTTTCCTGTGCTTTTAAATTTTCATAAAGCATATCAAATGCTCCATCATTCGGCATTTCAAACATATACTTTACCATATTCTTATATGGAATTTGATAAAGTGATGCTTTGTCTTCATGTGTACCAGGAAGGAAGCCAATTTCTCTGGTGGCGACTAGAGAACGTACCACATATACTTTTTCGTATGGGGTGTTTTCATCTAGAACATCACGAAGAGCGAGGAACAAAGCTAAGAATGTTTTACCAGTTCCAGCAGCACCATAGGCAAAGATGTTTTGACCTCGCCCATACTCCTCAAACATAATACGCTGATTATCTGTAAGCGGTTCAATATTCAGAAGATAATCAGAACTAATTGGCTTCTTCCTTTTCATTTGCTTGGTGCTCATACCAGCAATGTCGGGGGTGTTTCTTTTTCTTGCTCGTGGCATAATTGTTTATTGTAAAATTACCAGTTGACACGGGAACCAGGAGCTTTCGCTACCTTGTTCTTCATAATATCAGCCCAGCCAGGGTGAGTTTTATTCATCTTATCTTTCCAGTCTCCAACTTCACCTACTCCAGCACAACCTTTAGACCAGTCTTTATCCCAATCGGGATTGTCTTTTTTCCATTGGTCATACTCTTTCATTGACAGGTAGAGTTCCTGGGTTTCTCCAGTTTCTTTATGAATTACGGGGTAAGTAGGCATCAGTTCCACTCCAAAGCTTGGGCGACAGTCGGGAATTGTGTAGAGAAAATTTCTTTACACATCTCAGCAATTTCCATGTGCTCTTTTTGAGTACCATTTGCTGAGCGTAATTCTATGTAGTGTACCCACGACCTTACAGATCCTGTCATGTAAATTCTTGTGGGAACAGCGAGTGGCAGTACAAATCTAGCACACTCTTTAGCAACACCAGCACCAAGCATATCATCATATAGTTCTTGGGCTTCAGCAAACAACATTTTCATTCGTCGCTGGAAAGCAATCACAAGTTCAGGATCAAGATCATCAATAGAGTTCTGACGATTCTTGGTATCTTGACGACGAAGTTCTGGCAAAGGAATCTCTTCAGTCAGAAGATTAGTGTCAGCATATCGTTGTGAAAATTCCTGATATGTGAACGAACGGTGGCGCAAAATTTGAGCTGCCAGACCACGAGTAGTATTAATCTCTAGGGTCATGTGTGCCTGTTCAAAGACACTCCAGTGACCATGTTCAATACAATACTTAAGCAGCCCCGAAATCTTCGGGTTCTCCTGGTTGTTCGGGTTGCTCACCCTCGCAATATACGCCATCGCTTCCTCCGCTTTCGGAGTCACTGTCACTAACTTCACTGACTGATTGTTCAAAGATAGTTGGGTCGATGTTGTATCCAAATCCACGGGTTGCTCGCTCATAGTTTTGTAGGTTTTGACGTAGTTTCTTAATTTCATGACGACGCTTGAGAATTTCAACGTGTTGATCATGTGTGTATACTGGGTTATCTAATGCTTTAGTAAGCATTTTAGTAGCCCGCTTTAAAGATGCCATAGAATCTCAGCAGATTTGTCCATATCATAACACAAAAAAAGGGGGGTGTCAACCCCCATGTAGCTATCGATCAATATATTCTAAGGTATAATCCATTGCTTTGAGTTGTTCAATGATAATGTCACAAGCAATCTTTGGTTCTGATTCACCGCAAGTAAATACATCGACTGCTGCTTCCCCTTTCTCTGGCCACGTATGAATACTAATATGACTTTCAGATAACAAACAAATTGCTGTTACACCCTGCGGTTTAAATTGATGTGACATTGTTTGTAATACATGAGCGCCACATGCTTCAGCAGCGTTCTCTAGTAGATCACAGAGAAAAAACTCGTTGTCAAGTAAAGACAACGAGCATCCGTATAAGTTTAATAAGTAATGCTTTCCCATTTACATCAGCCAAAAATTATCGTTAGTGCCTAGGCAACATTTTCTGATTTTAATATCATACCCATTTTCCATTAAATGTCTGGCATCTGGGATAGCATCTTTTAAATTACTATAAAAGAATACTTCAGAATATTTTTTTGTGGATATTGGTTTACCATTTTTAGTAATCCTTTTCAGGACTCTTACATCTTTTGGTTCCAATACTTTCCAATATTGAATACAAAATGTATTCTTAGTACTACTTTCCATTAGCGCCTCTTCTTTTCTTCCTTAGGTTTATTTCCCCAAAGTTTTGGATTGACTCTGCCTTCGGATTGTTTCCAACCTTTAAGACCTTCTCTATATCTATCCCAATAAAAATCAAAAATTTCTAATTGTTTTTCTGGGATAACTATATCGTATGCAATCGCTCCATCAATTTCATACTCTACAAGATAAGCAGTGTAAGGTAAACCTCTATCTTTTGCTAATTCAGGATCACAATTTTGATGAAGAATCCGCATTAAGCCCTTCCTCCCCACTGAATTTGTGGGAAAGCTTCCTCTACACAAGCTTTAGTGAGTTTATATTTTTTCTGGAGACCTTTATCTTTCACAAGAACAAGTAGCTCTGCTTCTTCTTCCTGCAGACCTTCAAGCATTTGAATGAATAGATTCTCACGAGTGGTTTGATTAATACTAGAACCACCCTTAAAGAAAAGATATAGCTTACGGTATTCTTGTTCTAATACAGTATGCTCTGTACCTTTAGGAGCATCGTTTGGAGTAAAAGGAACTTCACCTTCAGGCAGCATAGAAACTACACTTTCATCATAGTTTGCAATTAGAATAGCACGAAGAGCATTCGTATTATGTTGCTGAAGAATTTTAATTTTTTCAGCTTTAGTTTTTGCGTTGCTCACTTTTTGGAGCACTTCTGAAATTAACAGTTTCATTTTTTAAATGGTGACGAACTACGAAAATAAAAATTTTCCATTAAATCATTCAATTGATTTTTACGAAAATAATCTAATGGTACTTGTTTAACATTGCTATTTAGACCATCAAATTCATCTAGAATTTTTTGTTCTAACTCTTCTGGAATATAATCTAAATCAATTAATGTTCTATTGCGATGATAGTTATCTATTTCTGATTTAGTTTTACAGAACATAGACGGATCTTGGTCAACCCAAATATTAAGTTTCTTTTGACTGATTGGTTTTTGTCTTTTTTCAGTTACAAAAGTATCATCATCCGAAAGAAAATTTGGAATACCATCCGATTTATCCCCCTTAATAATATGTTCTTTAATAAAAGTATAGGGATTATCTGATGATATATAACTTTTCATAATAGGATTGTATTGAACTATCCCAGGATACTTATGCAATTGAATAAAATCTTTGTCTCCAGAAAGGATTAATATTTTTTCCTTTGCTTTCTTGTGTCTGCACAATACGGAGATAACATCATCTGCTTCTGCCCCCAATACTTCCAACACTTTGTATGGAAAGTATTCTTTAATTTCATCACGAATTTTATTCAAGACATCAAAGATAGAATGCCAATCTAATCCAGAACTCTTTCGATCTTTTTTTCTATTGTATTTGTAATAGGGAAAGAAGTCTTTCCTCCAGTAATGTTTACTGTCGTATGCTAAAACTACTTCCCCGTATTCTTTTTTGTATTGTTTTTCATATGATATCAAACTTGTTAACACCATATGACGAACTAGATTTTCATTCAGTTCATCTTTTTTTATTTGAGCCATCAAGTTACTAATCATAACTTGGTTCATGTCAATAATAATCATCCTCTTCTTCTTCCTCTTCTTCGTCAATGAATCTTACAGATAATAATTCTTCATTAATAACAATTCCATCATCATCATACATTTCAGGATGAAGTTGAAGAGAATTATTCTTATTGTAGAAATTATATACAATGTCGTTAATAAACCATCCAGCAATAATTCCTACCACCATGAATAGAACCATAAAACAAGCTGAAAAAAATAGTATTGTTGATGATCCCATTTTAATTCTCCGAGTGACTTAGGTTAAGTCCCCCCAACTAAATTCAATATTAAAAAAGAATTGTTTTTTGTGGAGGGTAAAAGATTTGTTAATCTTAAAACCATTTGTTTTTGGTTCAGTATTAACCCTCCTGAGCATTAGCTCCACACCTTTATTTATCGCAATTTCTTTATCGTTACTCATTTCTTTTTCGAACTTACTAAGCCTTTTTCAACAAATAATTTTACAGTTTCAGTAAGACCACCAATGGGTTCATCATCGACAATCACATAAGGAAATCCAGATGCTCTTGGATAAAGTTCTTTGAATTCTTCTCTGGTGATGTCAGTTCCAACTAGAGTCGAGTCATAAGGAATACCTGCTCGTTCCATAAGTTCAATAACCTTGGTGCAGTAACCACAACCAATTGTTTTGTAAATGTGAATGTTCATATTATTTAAAGTTATAAAGGTTTCCTTTGTAATAAACATACCAATCAATACCCTTTCCCATGGTATCGCCATCGCAATAGATATCTTCCCCGTTGTATTCAATGCCACTCACCACAGTCCAAGACTCAGCAACTTCTGTGAGATTAACAACTAATTTGGACGGATCAAATTCTTCCCCATCAGGCAATTCAAAATCACCAATGTAACTACCACGCTCATATGAATTGTAAACAATCCACACGCCATCCGAATCTTCTAATTCATATCGAATACAAGCAATAGCATTGCCAGGATCTTCTTCGGCATGAACATTATTTTCAATATCTTCTGCTGTATAATAAGTCAAAGCAGAAAGTGGTTTGACCCAGATTTGAGTGTCCTCATCTTCTTCCAGACAGACACCAATATTCTGGTCATCTACATCAGGACCCCAACAGAGACACCCATCAGTAATGGTATCCCATGATGGCATATCACGTTCAGGATCATCGTACTCTTTTTCAGTTGCTTCCGAGAGAAGGTCTTGGTCGAATTCAATTCCACCATCTTCGTCAAAAGTAAAATACTTATCGACTTGTTCTTGAGTTAATTGGACTGCCCCAAGCTCATTAAAATATGTTCTGGCAAAAGAATCTTCGCCAGAGCTGACCCAGATTTTGTAGGTTGCCATAGGTTTCAAAAATTACTCTGACATTGTACGCCGCTTTCTCGGGTTTGTCAAGGGGGCATCAACTGTTCGATTGGCGACAAAACATTTTTTATAAATAAACGTGGGGGAGAGATCCTTCGGTTAGAGACCAGATGTATTACTAAAAGATTCCAGCAATGGCTCTTTCATTAATCCTTCACCTCTAATTGAATTACGATTCAATTTTAAATAGAAGTAATCCCAGACGATTCACCTACAGTCGTCTGTTGGATAGATTCGTCTGGCATTATGTCATGGACGGATTGAATCGTTTTCTCCTCTATTCAAACACATTCTTTTCCTTAAGGAGAAAACAAATGGCAGATCAAGTAATGTATTCTGATCCATGGTCAGATTTACGTAGAGAATATACTGTAGACCATTCCGATATTCGTAGAGAACAAGCAATCGGTTTCGGTGAGACCAAGTATGCTGTTGCTGTTGGCAACGATGCAATTAATCGTGAAGTTTTGGTTACTGGTGCTAATGTATCAACCAAGGTAGACGAAGCTGCTGACAAGATTCAGCAAAGAGCTGCTGACTTTTTTATTGCTGGGCAAGCAAGAGATTTTGATAACTCCCGTGACCTTGCTGCTCTCAGAGCACAGACTGACCTCGCTTCTCAAAAACTCAGCACAGAGATTCTTCTCTCTACTGAGAAGGCTGCTACTGCTACTGCTCTTGAGTCAGCAAGACTTGGCACCGCAATTGCTTTAGGTCAATCACAACTCAGCAAGGAAGTTGCTGAAAGCAAGTATGACCTAGCAAGAGAAATCGCCAACGAAGGTGATGCCACCCGTGCTCTTATTCAATCACTAAAGAATGACGAGCTTAATCGTCTTCTGATTGAGCGCAATACCGATGTTAATCACTTTCGCCACGGTTACTGGGATGCTGTAGGTAGTGCTAACAATGCACAATTTGCTTCAGTTGCTTCCCAATTGAATGCTTTCCAAAGCCAATTACAAGAAACCCGTCAGGGAATGGTTAACTTTGGAACCATGGCTGGTGTTGGTCAATCTTCAACCAGCAACAACGTTCGCTGATTTAGTTCAGTAGTTATAAGGGGGAGTTATCTCCCCCCTTTTTTTAAAGGAGAATAACTATGGACTCAGCAGAAAGAAAACTTATTGATCTTTATAATATGTTGTCTGATTATGAAAGAGGCGGTAATAACAATCTCCTCAGTAATATTCAGGCAATTCGTTCTGAAATAACAGAATTACTTAACAATGGTGGTAATGATAATATCAACATCAATATTGATGGTGATGATTGTCCCGATGAATGCCCCCCAGGACCCCCAGGGCCACCAGGCGAGCAAGGTCCACCAGGACCACCAGGGCCACCAGGAGAGGGGATACCAGGACCCCCAGGGGAGCAAGGTCCACCAGGACCGCAGGGACCACCAGGAGAGTGCTCATGCAAATGCAAAAGCATCTTGGTTTCATCTGATTATACTGCTACTTGTGATGATTACTACATCGGTGTCAATAGCGACGGACCTGTTACTATTACGTTACCTTCAGAATGTACCGACTGTTGTGAGATCATTGTAAAGGCAGAGATGGGTCCGCCACTAGGAAATCGTAAAGTAACTGTAACTACTTCTGATGGTAGTTATATCGATGGCACAGACAAATACGTAATGACAGTACCTTATCAATCGGTAAATTTATTTTGTCGTGGTGGAGATTGGTACATCATCTAACGGAGTAAACAATGGCATACTTAGCACAACCTACATCAAAAACAGATTATGGAGTGGTTGGAATTGGAGATTTCATTAATGTTTTTGATGGATTTATTTCATTAGGACAAGATGTATCTCCAGATGCTTCTGTATCTTTCAGTCAAGTTACCGTCAACGGAGAAGTTGCTGTCACCTCAGTAACACCTTCTTCTGGTGATGGTATTCAGTTGACTGATGTTGTTACTACAGGTAATGATACATCATTCACCATTTCCAACACTGGTGTTCTTTCTTTAACTGCTGGCAGTGGTATTAGTCTTTCTGGTTCTACTGGTAACATTACTGTATCATCTTCTGGTGCAGATTTAATTGCTACCATTGGAGTTACTGGTTCTTATACAGCTACTGCCGATGATGAATACATCGGTGTCTATAGTGGAGCAGCAGTCACGATCACACTACCAATTGGCGTTACTGGTCGTGTCTATACAATCAAAGATGAGTATGGTCAGGGATCTGGAAAGATTACTATCAAACCATCTGGAACTGAAAAGATTGACAACGCAAACACTTACATTATTTCTGTACCTAATCAATCAGTATCCGTCGTATTTCGTGGCGGTCAATGGAGAATTATCTAATTTAGAATCATGAACTTTAATATCAAACCATCTCGTCAAGATAATAGAGATTACATTTATAGAAACGATAGCACTAAAGTTCTCAGAGAATCTGTAGACCTCCGTGAGTGGGATTCTGATGTTGAATCGCAAGATTCATTAGGCAGTTGTTCTGCTAACGCTATTACAAATGCATATGAATTATGTGTTAATCGTTTGTATCCAGAATACTTCACCCACCTCAGTAGGTTGTTTATTTATTACAACACCCGTGCTGAATATGGAGATATTCAAATAGATAACGGTATCTTTTTACGAGATGGTCTGAAATCGTTAGCAAAATTTGGGGTGTGTGAGGAATCATTATGGCCATATGATTTAGAAAAATTTGATGATCGTCCAACTGACGAATGTTATGCGAATGCTAAAAAAAGAAAAATACTCAAGTATCAAAAACTTATTAGCATTTATTATATTACTCAAGTGCTGAATAATAACAAACCAGTTGTATTCGGAATGGAAATTTATGATAGTTTTATGGATCTGAATGAGCGTATTTCTACTGTAAACTTTCCAGGAAGGAAAGAAAAAAGTCTTGGTGGTCATGCTATGTGCATGGTTGGTTATGATTTAGAAAAAAGATTATTCTTAGCAAAGAATAGTTTTGGAACTACTTGGGGAAACAACGGATACTGTTGGATTCCTTTCGATTATATTAGACAGGAAGGATACGACATTTGGACTTTTGATATAGCAAACCAAACAGGAGAACCAAATGTACTATCCACGATACTACCCCTATTACCACAGGAGATATTATGACTACTACAGCCCTTACGGCTATGGGTGTTACCCTTATTATGATAGATATTGCCCTTATGACTCGTATTATCCTTACTATCGTTACTAAGTAGGAGATTCAGAATGTATTACAGATACCAACCATATCCCTACTATAGGAGATATTACAATCTAGATCCCTATTATTATAGAAGATATTATAATCCCTATTATAATTACCAACAAAATATAGTTGATAGTCAACTTGCAGAAGTTGATCAAAGCATTATTAACTACGGAGATATGAGTGATGTAATTCAGGATTCTGACATTTATCAATCAATGTCTCCCGCACCAGATAATTCATCTGAGCCAAAAATTATTGAACAAAATATGTTAAATGTATCATCCCAAGTTATTATTTCCAATTAACCAGGGAGATAACTACTATGGGGTTTGGTATAACCAATAGACAAATTGCAGTTCTTGAATCTAAATTTCAATTTTATGAAAATCTAACTAAAGAAATGTTGTACAAGTTGGAGAAAGCTGTGGATAGGATTACCGAAAGTAATCACACAGTTTCTATCATTCTTGAACGACATGAAAATAGATTAGACCATGCCGCACAAGCTAATGAATTGATTATTAAAATGATTGATGAAGTGAGAGATTCTGTCAATAAAAAAATGGAATTGGTAGAGAAAAAAATTGAAGATGTTTCCAGAATTAAATGGATGATTGTTGGTGTTGGTATAGCATCAGCAATTTTAGCAACTTCAATATCTACTCTAGCATCTGGATGGTGGACGCCAAGTGAAATGGGATATAAAATACAACATAAGTATGTTCCTGCAGAGGAACCCAAATAATAAAGGGGGCATAAAGCCCCCTATTTTTTTATTCTTCTATAATTTCTTCAGCTACAATACAATCTTGTTGATAAGTCTTCTCAAGATTTTTGGATTCTTTTGTCTCGGCAAGAACCCATTCCTTTTTAATATCAAGGTACGTTTCCCAGATGGGTATACCTTCAGATTCCATTCGCCTATAAAGTCTACCTTGATAAGGAGCAAAGTATTGCCCAGAAAAGTGGCGAGCAACTTCTAGTTTAGGATTCTTTAGTTGTTCTAAAGTTTGCTGTAGATTAGCAATCTGTTCTTCAATTTGTTCAATAGTTAGTGACATAATTTCAATCAGTTAAAAATTGGCATTCCAGTTACATTGTCAAAGGAGATACTATTGGTTTCGAAACTAATAGTATCTTCCCCAATAATTAAATCATTGTTGGTTGTGATAAGTTCTACAAGACTAATAAAATAATCTTCAACTTCTCTCAAGTTAGTTCCACTTGAAAGTTCCCATGCTTTTTCAAAAATCTTATCTGCTTTTGGATGATTTGCTATACCATATTTTGAAATGAGATCTCTACGAAACTCATTCTGCAATCTAACATTTTCTTCATGATAATGTTTCAGATGAGCATTATAAGAAAGTTCATCTAAAACCTTTTCTTCAACGCATCCTTTTGGTGGTTCAAAATCAACATCAAATTGTCTTTTCATTCCTACCATTACTCCTTTTTTGTAATAGTATATTGTCATGTAATTATCTTTGTTCGGAATTGATACCGATGTCGTTTGATAATATGAAAAGGGTTTCATAGTTTTTTAATGTGTACAGCATAAAGACGCTGGGTGCTAAGCTGCTGCCCTTGTCTTCAATATAGTATAGCAGGTATCTGTATATACGACAAGGTTTCTACGGCACTCTGCAGCACCTATATGTAGTATTGGCATATGCCTGTCAGGGATCCATGACAGACATTGTTAAATTATCTTACGTGGTGTCCCCCAAACATGTAACGCATTCCGTTCAGGATTTTTGCTCCGAACGATCCGAGATTGCGTGAATTAAATCTTTCAAATAAGGCAGTAGTAATGACAGGAGCGGGAACCCCCAGATCCACAGCGGCAGAAACAGTCCAACGACCCTCACCGCTATCGGATACGCCTCCAGAGAACTGTTTAAGCTGACCATCCCTGCGTAACACATCAGCAGTAAGATCGAGTAACCAAGACCCAACCACGCTACCACGACGCCATAACTCAGCAACCTCAGCAACGTCAATATCATAGCAATAGGATTCTGGGTCTGCCATTGGAGCAACTTCAGCATCACCTTCTCTGACATATTGAGCCCCTGCGTTAGCGTTCTTGATGATGTTAAATCCTTCTGCGTATGCTTGCATCATGCCATATTCAATGCCATTGTGAACCATCTTCACAAAGTGTCCTGCACCTGGACCACCACAATGCAACCATCCATATTCGGCAGAAGTTATGTCTGAGTCAAATTGAGTCCTGGGGGCAGCGTCAATTCCTGGGGAGAGGGCATTAAAAATGCTCGAACAAGTGGCGACTGCAGTATCTCCACCTCCAACCATAAGACAGTATCCACGATCCAAACCATAAACACCACCGCTAGTGCCACAATCAATATATTGGATACCCAGTTTTGCCAGACGTTCTGCTCTCTTCCGACTGTCCTTAAAATTGCTATTGCCATGATCAATAATAATATCTCCTTCACTACAATATCGTAGTAGTTCATTAATCGTCTCCTCTACAGTTTCAGCAGGTACAACCATCTGAAAAATTCCTGGTTGATCACCACCATTTATTTTTTGTTTAACTATTTTCACAAGATTTTCGATAGTAGTTGCAACTCCATCGACATATCCTTTCTCATATGCTTCACTTGCCTTCTCATAATTCCTACGATAACCCCAGACTTCTATTCCTGCCTTCATCATACGACGAGACATTCCTTCGCCCATTCGTCCTAGTCCAATCAATCCAACTTTCATTTTTCCCAATCCTCGTAAATTTTTCTAAAATAGGTATCCACTTTTGCCAAACTATCTAAGTGAATGTCACAAACATAATTGTGATCATCACACCATTGTAGAGCAATTTCATGAAACTTTTGTTCACTCATAACTCTCTTAACACCATACAATCTGGAGAATGATGACATCACAAAATGCCAACACTGATCTTGAGATTTCATTATTTGTTATCTAAAACTGAATTCCAATCTTTCTGAAAGAGTTCCAGACCCTTATCAGTCATAATGTTCTTATACATTGCCCAGAAGACAACTGGAGGAATTGTGACTACATCAGCACCACAGAGGGCAGATTGTTCTACCTGTCTTATATCACGAAGAGATGCTGCAAGAATTTGTGTAGATGTTCCAGAGTAATCAAATGCCTTACGAATGTTCTTGATAAGTTCAATTCCATCTACAGAATTGTCCATCCAACGACCAACGAATGGTGAGATGAATGTTGCTCCTGCCTTAGATGCAAGGATTGCCTGAGATACTGAGAACACAAGAGTTACATTAACTTGAATTCCTTTGTCAGTGAGAAACTTACAAGTCTTAAGTCCTTCTACGGTACAAGGAACTTTAATTGTAACTGCGGGTGCGATTGAATAATATTGTTGTGCTTGTGAAAGCATTTCTTCGGCAGTATCTGCAACAACCTCTGCAGAAATGCTTTGTAAATCTGGAAATATATTTGAAATTTCATCAATAACTTCTAAGAGTTGCCTACCACTTCTAAGAATTAAAGTAGGATTTGTGGTGACTCCATCTAATAATCCAGTCTCGTATGCTGGACTAATCATTGAAACATCTGCTGTATCTAAAAAGATCTTCATATAAAGGTGAGAACTCATGTATAATTATAACCTATTTTTGTTGTAATTATAAAATTTGTTATGAATTGAAGACAAAGCTAGTGGTTTACTCATTCATAAATCATTCCAACAGTCAGTAAGACAAAGCAAAGTATAGTGAATACCATAAGTCCTATTCCTGCCCAGATTACCCACTCGGGCATAGGTTCGTTTTGAGTATTATGAGACATAAAAAAAGAGGGTTGTTATACCCTCTTAGTTATATCAGTTATTTAATTTTTATCAACCGATGGCAGGTGCTGTGAGTGCTACAGGAGTCATATCAGCAGCAGCAAGATCGAGAGGGAAGTTGTGTGCGTTCCTTTCGTGCATCACCTCCATCCCGAGTCCACCACGGTTCAGAATGTCTGCCCAAGTAGGAATCACACGGTTCTGACTATCAACAATGGACTGGTTGAAGTTGAAACCGTTCAGGTTGAATGCCATGGTGCTAACACCGAGAGCAGTGAACCAGATGCCAACTACAGGCCAAGCAGCAAGGAAGAAGTGCAGTGAACGTGAGTTATTGAAGGAAGCATATTGGAAGATAAGACGACCGAAATAACCATGAGCAGCTACAATGTTGTAGGTTTCTTCTTCTTGTCCGAACTTGTAACCGTAGTTTTGTGATTCAGTTTCTGTCGTCTCACGTACAAGACTAGAGGTGACAAGAGATCCGTGCATAGCAGAGAAAAGAGAACCACCGAAGACACCAGCAACTCCCAACATGTGGAAAGGATGCATAAGAATGTTGTGTTCTGCCTGGAAAACAAGCATGTAGTTGAAAGTTCCCGAAATCCCAAGAGGCATTGCGTCACTGAAGGATCCTTGACCAAAGGGATAGACCAGGAACACTGCAGAAGCAGCAGCAACGGGTGCAGAGTAGGCAACACAAATCCAAGGACGCATACCCAGTCGGTAAGATAGTTCCCATTCACGACCCATGTAGGCATAGATACCAATCAGAAAGTGGAAGACGACCAGTTGAAATGGTCCACCATTATATAGCCACTCATCAAGAGAAGCAGCTTCCCAGATGGGGTAGAAGTGAAGTCCGATAGCGTTGCTAGAAGGAACAACAGCACCAGAGATGATATTGTTTCCATACATTAGAGAACCAGCAACTGGTTCACGGATGCCGTCGATATCGACAGGAGGTGCAGCAATAAAAGCAACAATGAAACAAATAGTAGCAGCGAGAAGTGTTGGAATCATTAGAGTTCCAAACCAACCAACGTAAAGACGATTGTTGGTAGAAGTCACCCACTCACAGAATTGTTCCCAAGTGTTGCTTCCACGCTGTTGAGCGAGAGTAGCAGTCATAGTTTTAAAAGAACGTAAAGGTTTATTAAAAAGTATGTGAAGGAATGTTAAGCTCCCTCACCGACTTATTTATAATACAACCTTTTATTTAGGAAGTCAATGGGTATTAGTACCTACAATGGTCAGGGGGTGCTGACATTAAGACATCTTATGTGAACAGTTCCCTCGGGCATAAATAACTTTAAGAATAAATACGCCTCCCTTAGATAGTGTAATGGCAAATCGTTTTCCGTTAATTGTTAACCCAGTTTCAAAAAAGATTGAAGAACTGGTATCTGGAGATAACCTAGATTTAACTGGTAATGGCTTATCAATAAATGGTGACACTGGTGTTAGTGGCGAGTATCTAAAAAGCACTGGTACTGGATTAGTTTGGGACAGTCCTGGAGATGTATATTTAAATGCCACCCAAACATTAACTAACAAGACTTTAACTAATTGTACTATTTCTGGTAGTGCTAACATTTTTTCAAATATCCCGAATACAGCATTAGTTAATTCTGCAATTAACATAAACGGGGTTTCTATTCCACTCGGCGGTTCGGTATCAACACCAGACAATAACACAACGTATAGCATTTCTGCTGTCGATGGTTTATCATCATCACAAAAAATTATCAGATTAACATCAGGTGGCAATGCTGGTTCTGGTGTCACTGATGACGTATCATTGGTAGCTGGCAGTAATGTAACTCTATCTAGAACTGACGATGCTATTACTATTAATTCTAGTTACATTGATACAGATACAGTAACACGTATTCAATCTGCTTCTGGTGGTTCATTAGTATCTGGTGATGTCACAATTGCTGCTAGTGGATCCTCATCAGTTTCTCAGTCAGGAAATATTATCACAATTTCCTCCACATTCACAGATACTATCACCCGATTGAGAGCTGGAACTGGACAAACTTTAGCTTCAGGTGATTTTACTTTCCTTCAAGCAGGAGCATCAACCGTCACACAAAACGGTGGTGACATCACAATTTCTTCTCAAGATACTATCACCCGTGTGAGAGGTGGTACTACAGCATCTTATAATACTGGCGATATTACTATTGTTGCTTCTGGTGCATCTGTAGTATCACAAACAAATTCAACAATTACTATATCGTCAACTGACACAAATACTGTAACTAGGTTAAGAGGAACAGCAACAGGATCATATGTTTCTGGAGATGTTACTTTCACTTCTTCTGGAGCTGCTACCGTATCACAGACTGGCAGCACAATCAATATTTCTGCAGTAGATACAAATACTACTTACACAGCTTCTGCTAACGGTGGTCTTACATTATCAACCACAGAATTTTCAATTAAAAACTCAAACAACTTTACTGATTCTAAAGTTATTAAATGGGATAACTCAAACAAACAATTTACTAATAGCATTATTACCGATGATGGATCAACAGTAACTATTGGCGGTGACTTTGTTGTTAGTGGAACAACTACTACTTTAAATACACAAACTCTAACCGTCACTGATAACGAAATTGAATTAAGAAGAGGAAATAATCTCGTTGGTTCTGATGGTGGTATTCGTTTAAACAGAACTACTAATTCTTCTGGAGTAGCACAAACATATACATCACTCCAGTGGTTTGAATCTGGTTCATACTGGAGTGTTTATGACGGATCTGTTCGTCGTAGATTAGTAACTGAAGCCGAAACACAAACTTTAACTAACAAAACTCTAACTTCCCCAACTCTTACTAGTCCAACTCTTGGTATTGCTACAGCAACTAGCATCAATGGATTAACAATTACAACCACGGCATCTGGCACACTCACAATTGCCAACTCAAAAACTTTAACTGCTAGCAATACAGTAACATTCTCTGGTACTGATGGTTCTACTGTTGCTTTTAGAACTGGTGGTAGTGTTGCTTATACAGCGGATACGTTAGCGGCGTTTGCTACCACAACTTCAACTCAGTTGAGAGGTATTATTTCTGATAGTAGTGGAACGGGAGTTTTACTATTCAACCAGAACCCAAACTTTGTTGATAGCATCGGAACCTCTAGTACATCATTTGCTCTATTAAATTCTACAGCAACTTCAATTAGTGCTTTTGGTGTTGCCACAGCAATTACTTTAGGTGCCAATGGTACTGGCACAACAACAATTCGCCACGGTCTAAGTGTAGCAAAGAACGTCACTTTAAACACAATTGTTGGCGACACACTAACAGTTAACGGTACAGTTGATTTCGTAAATGCTGATGTTACTATTAGAGGCACCAGCGCCAACCCATTCCGTATTGGTAGAGGCGGAAACGCTATTGCTTCCAACACCAGAGTTGGTTTTAATGCTCTACAAACCAACTCAACTGGTAGTCAAAACACTGCCGTAGGTTTTGAAGCATCATCAGCTCTAAGTTCTGGTGCTTCAAACACATCATATGGTTACAGAGCACTTAGAAACGCCAACACTGGTTCTGCCAACACAGCAGTTGGTAGAGATTCAATGCTCAACCTTCTGGTTGGTGGCAAAAATACTGCTGTTGGCTCAAATACTTTGGGAGAAAGCCAAAGTGGTAATGCTAACGTTTGTATTGGACACTTTGCTGGTTATAACTGCCTAGGAACAGGTAACGTTTTAATCGGTCCTGCTGATGATGAGAATAGTACCAATGCTACATATCAACCACCATCAATTTCTGGTGATAGACAACTAGTAATTGGTTCTGGTACAGAAACGTGGGTTCGTGGAGATAGTAACTTCGACGTTACTGTGCCAAGAAACTTTAACGTTGGTGGTAATTTTGTATTGAGTGGTAATTTAACAGTAAATGGAACCACTACGACAATCAATTCTTCTGTTCTTTCGGTGGACGATAAGACTATTGAAATTGGTGCTGTTGTAAACTCAACCTTTGTTGCAACAGTTACAAACAATAGTGCCACTATTTCTGGTATCACGCCAACTGCAGGATTAATTCCTGGCATCGAAGTTAGCATTACAACTGCTGGTATTAGCGTTCCTGCTGGCACTACAATTGTTTCAATCAGTGGTAATTCAGCAACCCTATCAAACAATGTTACTGGTTCATCTGGTGCTGCTACATTTAATGCTGTTGGACCTTCAGACCTATCAGCAAACAATGGCGGTATCGTTCTCAAAGGAACTACAGATAAATCAATTCTGTGGTCTGATACTACAGATGCTTGGACATCCACAGAGCATTTCGACTTAGCATCTGGCAAACAATACAGAATTGGTAACGTTTTAATTGCTAGTAATTCTCAGATTGGTCCTTCGTCTGGTTCATTTGCTTTGGGGGGTGGTGTCACAAGTTCTAGTTTAACTTCTGTTGGTTCTCTAACAAGTCTAACTGTAAGTGGAACATCTACTTTTAATTTTGCTGGTAGTGCTTCTTCTGGTTCAGTAAACTTAACATCTACAGATCCATTCATCAGATATACTGTAAGTGGAGGAACAGCAAATCAAAGTAAATGGGATCTTCGTGCTTACAATAATAGTGGCGGTTATTTTACATTCAGAACAGTTAATGATGCTAATACTGTATTTACTGAACGATTAACTATTTCTGCTTCTACTGGTGACGTAACTATGTTTGGTGGTCTTACTGTTACCACTACAACGAACCTCAAACAGATCACAGAAACTTCTGTAAATAATTTCAACACTACACTTTCTCCTTCAACTGGAACACTTACTGTAGATACATCAGCAGCAACTGTTGTTCTTGGAGACCTTAACGCTTCTGTAACTACTTGGGCATTCACTAACGTTCCAACAGCAAACAGTAAGGCAACAACAGTAACTTTAATCATTGATGGTGATACAGCACAAACCTATGGTGATGCTTGTAGTGTAAATGGTAATGCTGTTTCTGGTGGAGTTAAGTGGTCTGGTGGTTCTGCTCCAACAGCAACAAATAACTTCGATGTAATCACATTCACTATCGTAAGAGATAGTGCTGGCACGATTAACGTGTTTGGTTCAGGCAATACAAACTTTAGCTGAGGTGTAATATGAGTCCAATAGCATTTGGTATAGGTAGCAGTAAAGCATTTGGTATAGCAAAATCAACAATACCACCAGCAGTTCCGTTGAATTGGGAAATGTTGTTAGTTGGCGGCGGCGGAGGTTCTTATGCTGTAGGGTATAATACAGGAAGAGCTGATGATGATTTTATTTCGGCAACTTATTCTGGAGGTGGTGGCGGTGGTGGCGTAAGAACCACTAGCGGAACTACAACAAACGGAAGTTCTTTATATCTTACTATTGGTGCTGGTGGTGCTGGTGCCGACAACTCTACTGGTAAAGGAAGTTCTACATATTATGCTTTATCTGCTGGTGGGGCTGCTGTTTTTACATCATTAGGCGGTGGTTCTGGCGGAAGTTCTGGCACAGATAAAAATGGTAGTTCTGGTGGCGGTGGTACTTCTTCTAGGTCAACTAGTTTTCCAACAGTAAGACTTACTGCGGGAACAGGAACTGCTGGTCAAGGTAATAATGGAGGTGGCGCAAATATCTTGGATTATGGCGGCGGCGGCGGTGGTGGATATGGAGGTGCTGGCACTACTACTAGCGTGGGACCTTTTGGTGGTACTGGAGGCAATGGTGGTGCCGCATATAATTTAACATCATTTTCTACTACTTCTGATAGTTATGTTGGGTGGGGAGGTGGTGGAGCAGGTGAAGGTACTACTGGAACTAATGGAGATCCAAATAATGCATTCACAACAAATGCCCCAGCAAATAGTGGCGGTGGTGCTCATGGTCAAACTACTACTTCTTCAGCTTTTTCATCTAGTGGTGGTTCTGGGGTAGTTGTAATTCGATATCCTGGCACTGTTGCTAAAGCAACTGGAGGAACCATTACATATGTTACAGTGGGCGGAACTGCTTACGTTATACATACTTTTACAGGTTCTAATACATTTACTGTTTTATAATCATGGCACACTTTGCTAAATTAGACGAGAATAATAAAGTAATCGAAGTTATTGTTGTATCTAACGATGATATCGTTGACGAAAATGGAGAAGAAAACGAAGAGATTGGTATTCAATTCTGCAGAAACCTTCAAGGAGAAAATACTAACTGGAAGCAAACCTCATATAATGGAAACACTAGAGGAAGGTATGCTGGTATTGGAATGTATTATGACGAAACAATTGATGAGTTTGTTATTCTTGCTGGAGATGAATGAATATAAAATTACTTGATGATCCATTCCCTCATGTATTAATTGAAAACTTTTATAGTGAAAAAGAGTTAGCATTAATACTAGAAGAAATTAAATTTTTATCCCATCCAAACAAAATATACAAACCAGGAGTTCATCACGCTAGTAATTCAGAACTTACTGAAAGCAGAGCACTACACCTGGAAAAAGCATATGCTATGCCAGAGTTATCTAATATTCTACAAGTTACAAAGAAAACATTAGATACTCCATTCATATCAACAATCGTAAATAAATGGCCTCATTTATTACGCCTCAGATATGTGAATATGGTTATCACAAAGTTAAGATACTACCACAATGGAGAGGGATACCAACCTCATACAGATATTGGGCATGAGTTTTTAACCTTCTCATATTTCCACACCACACCAAAGAAGTTTAGTGGCGGGGAATTGTATTTTCCACAATACAATTACGAAATTGAGTGTTCACATAATACTTTCATTTTGTTACCTGGATATGTAGGGCACGGCGTAAAGAAAGTATCTATAAATGATGATGCTTATTGGAATGGTGATGGGAGATACTGCATATCTCAGTTTATGAGTGTAAAAAATAGTGATAATTATGTCTGAACAAATACATCAAATCTATCACGTAGCAAGGTGTGGTTCTACACTAATGACCTCATTGCTATCTACAGTATGTAAAGCATATGCTGAACCATCCTGGGCAAAGTCTTTATTGATTGGAACAGATCCATATAAAAACATAGAAAATTTCTATGGGTCTGTTGTTAAGTTTCCAAGTATGACTACTTGCTTTGAAACAAACTTTCCTGGAAATAAAGTATTTCTATACAGACCTTTAGCACAACATCTGTGTAAAATTAAATCTGTAGATCCTATATGGGTTAAACAAAGATTACCCAAGACAGATTATATTTTAAACAATCAAAATCACCCAGCAATCAATTGGAATCCAGAAGATGATTTAAACAAAGTAATATACGTTTGGTTGTGTAGCGTATTCCGTATGTTGGATAATTCAGATGTTTTGTGGATAACTACCAACGATTTCTTACAAGATAAAAAAGAAACTTTAAATCGGGTATGTAATCACTTTAATTTACCAGAAGTAACTGACTTTTCTTTCTGTGATATTGATGTGAAAAAAACAAGATTAAATGGAAGAGATGATACTGTTATTGATACGTTCAATCAAACAGAACATATAAAATATACTTTTCCTTCATATGGATTGATAGAAACTAGTATGGCTTTGTATGACCCAGACATACAAAAAAGAGTTGAGGAAATCGAAAAGACGTTTCCCCAACTCAAAGATTATTTGTATTAAATTATCACCAGATACCTGGAATAATTTGTCCAGTAGTGAAGTAAGTTCCTACAGCAATTACAAACCCAAGCATTGCCAGACGAGCGTTGAGGATCTCAGCCTCAGGGGTCCATCCAAATTTCATTTCGTTTCTCCTCGTTTAGTGGTGTTTTGAATAACAATAAATTTGTCTTTCTTTAAGGTGCCTGCGATACAAACTTTAAGTTCATCATCGTTAGACCAGACACCCTCTTCTTGAAGTTGTTGAAGGGCAAGGCTAAGTTGCCCCAGCATTCCAGCACTCACAGATTCTCTTCCTGTTCAGTAAGAATTACACAATCAGATTTGGGATATGCTACACAGGTAAGCACCCAACCCTCTGCTAGTTGATCATCATCGAGGAACGATTGCTCCTCGTTATCAACTTCACCTTCAACCAGTTTACCAGCACAAGTTGAACAAGCACCAGCACGGCAGGAATAGGGAAGATCAGCACCTGCTTCCTCAGCAGCATCAAGGATGTATTGATCCTCAGCACAAGGAATAATTTGTTCAGTTCCATCGGGGGAACGAAGAGTAATTTGATAAGCCATTAGTAAGTTTCGGATAATTGATTTACAGCATGTGCCAACAGTACGAAGAAGGCAACACTAGTAATTATAGAGATAAATTCAGTCATTGTCAATCAAATGTCAGAGAATACCAAAAAACAGTTTGCCAGTGGCGACGTAGGACACGATGCCCGCTACGAATCCTAGCATAGCCCAGCGTCCGTTGACAAGCTCTGCACGTTCGTTGTGAGTCATCATACCATACTTGATGGCATCTTCATCAGAAATATACATTTTTGGTTCACGAGCAAATAGATTTTGTTGCCCATGTTCATTAGTCGTTACGGTCATCTTGTTGTATTACGAATTGTTACAATAGTATATATTAAAAAAGGGGGTTTGTCAACCCCCGTTGTTTTAGAACGCTAACGTCAAAGCGCCCCATCCAAGCAAAGCAGCAATCAAGAATCCTAATACTTTGTAATAGGTCTTGATAGGAGTGCCAAAGTATTGCTGACCGATCAGCAGGCACTTGTGCATTGGTGAGATGATGTACCCAGCATACTCCACACAGAGGAACCATGTCAAGTAGCCAGGACCAAATGCCTTGGCGAGCAGCGAGACAATACCAGCATACTTACCAGAGGAACCCATGGCGAAGGATGCTAAGAATCCTACCACAGAGACCGTCACAAGGGCAGCAGATCCCTGAGCAGCAGTCAGTTTCAGGTATTCCATTACTGGTTCTTTAATTTCACTCATCACAGCAGCAAGAGTAAGAACTAATGCTGCCAGACCAGTAAACTTCCAGTTGATATAACGACCCCACTTCCAATCATTACAGATGAATGAGTAGTAAGCAGCAAGACCACCAAACCAAACAGAGAACAGGTAAGGCATATCAGGATCGCCATAGCAAACTAAGAACCACATCGTAGCAACGATAGGAGCCCAACCTTTCAGCAGACGGTTCCAACTAAAGGAACGAGTTTCCTGAATAATTTCTACGTCAGTTTCTTTGACATATTTGAAAATGAATACTCCAGCGAAACCCAGAGTAATCAATAGAGGAACAAGAGTGTATCCTAAAAATTGTGTATAGGATAGACCCAATGCTGCCATAGGAAGCACAACTGTTTTCTCAAGTGGCGACCACCAGTAATAGTGGTGAGTAGAAAGATAATCTACAATACCAAACTTGGAACGAGATTGTGCTTTATCTGAAGCGATGGAGTCCAGAAGGGGAGCCGACATAACGACTCGCCCTTCAATGGGTAGAACACCACCAGCTAAAGCAGTAGCAGCAACAACAAGTCTATTTGACTTGAAGATTTTCCGAAGTGCTACGAATACTTCGTTGAGCACTCCATATTGTTTTACGAGACCACCGACAATCATAATGCCGATGATGTAAGGGAGAAAAAGAAGTTTCTCCCAGATACCCATCATCAAGTCCATGAGTTATCAGAACTTGAATCCGAGACCAGTGGTGAACACAGGAGAATAAGTTCCGTTGGTAGCACCATAGCTATTAGCAGCATTGGTGGTGGGGAACTTCAGATCAGCAAAACCAACCAGAGAGTTGGTCAGACGACCTTCGATACCCAGAGCGAGAACAACTTGACCACGATCACCCACAGCGGACTGGAAGTTAGCGTCGGTGTTATTCACGAAAGGAATCTGATAACCAACACCAGTGTAGATGTTAGCACGACTCACACCAGAAGCGGCACGAGCGATACTCCAGTCATAAGACAGCAGAGCACCACCAGCAGCACCGATTTCGCCAGCAGGAGTGCCAACGAAATTAGCATAAGGACGAACAGCAACAGCATTCTGATTACTGAAAGTCTTCACAGCATAACGACCTTGAACAGTACCACCAGCGATAGTACGTTCAGCATCATAACCGTTGCCGTCAACACCTTGTTGGTTCAGTAGCACACCAGCACCCAGATAGTTGCCCACGCCTTGTGCTTTTTGAGCAGCAGCAACTTCCAGAGCAGTCACACGAGCATTAGTAGCACCAATTTCTTTAGCAAACTCAGCACGGAGAGCAGCAGCAAGAGCAGCATCAGCAGCACTTTGGAACTCAGTAATGCGATCCAGACAAGCATTAGTCAGAGCAGCAAGCTCAGCACGGGTAGCAGGTTGACCAGGCTGAAAGGTGCCATTGGGATAACCAGCAACACAACCATAACGCTCAACCAGATTGGTGATTGCTTGATACGACCACTGAGTCGGTTGAACATCACTCAGTTGCTTTACACTGGTCACTTGTGCCATAGCAGGAGCAGCAGTAGCAGCAACTGCAGCGGCAGCAATAAACGAACGAATCATCATAGTATTCTTAACATTAACTATAAGTTTAATCTGCCCAAAAAATGGGCAAGCGGCTGACCCGATTCGAACGGGCGACATCTAACTTGGAAGGATAGCGTTCTACCACTGAACTACAACCGCAGGGTGGGGAGGTCAGTCCCCGTGAGCAGGCTCGCCACTTGCTTTTTGACTGGAAGCAAGAAACCAGGCGGAGAAAGAATTCCCCATCCGCACCACCAATTTTTTAGAGAAATTGGAAACTCATCGAGGGGGTTTCCCGACCAGGGTTTTTAGAGACTCTCCATGTCTAAATGAAGAATTAAATCTTCATAAGCTGCTTCAACAGCAGCATCAAAGTCCTCGTAAGGACCGTGATTGACATCATTATACACGTAGTAGAATTTTTTGTCAATCTCTTTCACGCTGTAATAAGTAATCACTTTATCTTCATTGTCGAGTTCTTCGACAAATCTCATATTAACTGCCAGCATAATCTACAGAGGGTAAGTTGACTCCACCAGAGCAAGTTTAAAGTCTAGCCCAGACCAGTGAATGAAATTACATCATCACTCATAGAACTGCCATAATAATTGGTGGGAATAGTATAATCACCAATAGAAAATACAGTTTTATTTGTTTCGGTAATTTGAATACTTACAAGTTTATTATAAGCATCAAACAAATCACTGACGGCAGTTTCGTTTTTATCTTGAAGTGCTGTAATAAGTGCTTTACTTACAGAATCTTTTGCTGTTTCAATCTGTGATTTCAGGGACATAATTTTCCTCAATAACATTGTCAAATAAATCTTTTAGATCGTCTTCAACTGGAGTCATTACAACCCCACGACCATCGGGCATTCGAATTAAAAATAATTCTTTATCTTTTTCAACTCGATCCATATAAGCATCGAAGTTGTCTTCAAATTCTTTTTGTGTGATTTCAATCATGGTATGTCATAATGACAATCGGAATGACAGGATTCGAACCTGCGACATCTCGCTCCCAAAGCGAGTGCTCTACCAAACTGAGCTACATTCCGTTAGGTTTCCGATGTATGATCATGATACCACAGATCGGGGGAATGATCAATAGAGAACCCATTAGCGATACTAATAGTGGGTTCTCCATCATGGTGACAATCAAATGTCTCATCTTATTTCAAAATCCAATTTACGAACTTTACGCTGCTTTCGCTGCTCCTGAAACTGTAGATCCTGTTTCGTCAAGATTGATTGATCCTGACGCTTGGACTTGGCTCCACTGATAATTTCTACCAATGACAGGTCCACTCCGCTGATATTGCCACCACGGATGCTCGTAAGGTTGGGGCATTGGCAGCATCTGAGTTGGGAAGGGTGCTCCTCTAATTGCTTCCCGCAATTCTTGCATCTGACTATTAACATCGTTCAACATCCTTTTGATATCTTTCAATTCATTTTGAATTTCTTCCATGGTTTATTTATTAATGTAATGGGCGATACTGGATTCGAACCAGTGACCATCTCCGTGTAAAGGAGGCACTCTACCGCTGAGTTAATCGCCCAAGGCGTCTCGGACAGGACTTGAACCTGTGACCAACTGCTTAGAAGGCAGATGCTCTATCCAACTGAGCTACCGAGACAACTTGTTTAGTTTACCACACCCTTAGGGCAGTTGTCAACCCATGGGGCACATAGTCTCATTTCTCCACCAAGCAATCTAGATTCTCCAGTTTGAAGTTCTAGGTCGATTGGTTTCTCTGAGTAACGTGGCGATGGCATTCTAACACGTCCATCGTCTCCTGTCAAGCGTTCATACTCAGCAATTGCTTTGTCAACGTCACGCTTAACTCTGTTGTCTAAAAGTTTAGGATCTTTGATAATGTATTCATTCAATTCAGTATTTGGAAAATACTTTCTTTGAAGTTCATCAAACAGGTCATAAAGATGTTTCTCATCAATACCTGTACATTTTGAAAGAGATGCTACGATTGTTGTTAATGTAATGCCGATGATGGCAAACCTAATTGTTTTTTGTTTGAGGTTCATAAAGAAGGGGAGGTCTGCAGCACTCCCCATTATTTATGGTGTTATCAGACCCGTGAATAGCAGATGCTGGCTACACCTTGTCCAGGATTTGCAATGGTGGAAAATGCTCCATAAGACAAATCTAGATCTCTACCACCTACATAGGGACCACGATCATTCACACGCACAATTACAGATTTGCCATTTCGTTGATTAGTCACTCTCAACTTTGTTCCGAATGGCAACCACTTATGTGCTACCGATTTTCCATAAGCATTGTATCTTTCGCCATTGGCAGTTGTCTGCCCGTGATATCCATCACCGATTCCATAATGAGAGGCGAGGGAACATCCGCTCGCTGCCTTTGCTTGAAGGGGTGCTAGTCCTGCAGCGGCAATGGCGATAATCGAAAAAGTTTTAAAAAGCATTTAATTGAATAGAACTCTACATCCCAATAGAAGGGGGGTACACCGCCCCTCTCGGGGGGCACCTTCCTGGGCACAAATTTGTCACTCACGTTGTCATGATGTGATCCCCACATGTGAGGAATTCATAATATAACACGTATTTAGGGTTTTGTCAACCCCCCTCCTAAATATCATTGATGGCGGCAAACCGAATATATGCCAAGAGAGTGGAATACTCCGATTAGAGAGCCATGGAATGCTCCTATACATAACACATTAAAAGCAATCGATAATCACACTCAAGAATATTTCAAGAGTGGTGAGATTTGGCATCTACAAAAAGCAGATCAACTTAGGCAATATTTACACGAGTTGAAAACTTGGATTCACAAACAAGAAGGAAGATGAAAAACATTAAACTTTTAGACAAGTTAATCCTCATCGTTGTAGTTTGTACCGTAGGATATGTCGGAATTACTTTTGTTAATTGTAATTTTATGGTCCCTGGATCTATCGAAAGCGCCAATGCCAAAGGCAAATTAAAAAACCCCCCATCTATAAAGTGCGAGAACTCTATAGATAAAGGGTATAGTGCTTTGTTTACTATCTTTACAGCATTACTTGGATTAAAAGCAAAGATGGAAGACTAACTTATCCAAAGTTTTCCTTCAGCTTTTCTTCTTCTTGCTAATCCTGCTTCCACATTACTACCAGGATTTCTATAAAAATAAAGAGCATCAGGTACTTTAGACCATTCTTTATTTTTTAATGTCCGTGTAATAGTATTGAAGTCAGAAGAACCATAGAAATCTGCACCAAGATTGTAAGCAAAGCAAAGTAAAGTCCCCCTTTGATTGTCATTCATCTCTCCCCAGTACGGAATTTTTTCTAACGTAGGTAAAAATCTATTTTCAATATCAAATATTAAAAGTCTATCAGCATATTCTTGAGTGATCTTTTTACCAAGTTTAAATGAAGTTCCATTAAAATCTCTGGTACTTCCCCACCCAATTGTAATGGGGTCTCCCCCAGTTTTAGGATCTGGGTATGAATGTAAATGACATCCCTCGAATTCTTTAATTAAATCAACACCACTTTGAGGAATTTTTTGATTGTGTTGTGGTGTTGAATCTACTTTTTTGCGTCGAAGATTCTACCCCATCCATCATTACCTCCTGGGCACCACCTACGAGCCAGCTCAGAGCGTTTGTAGACAGCTCCCTTGCCATTCCCTACCGAACCAGTATAGCCGTCGTTAAGGCTGCCGTAGGGGTCGTTCACGACGTAATCACCAGAAGCAGTCTTTCCAATAACTACTACCATGTGCCCGCCTGTGGGAGCAGATAAAGAACCTCTATGAAGAATACCAATAACAATAGGTCTGCCAGCGGCAAGCTCTCTATCAAGATCAGTAAAAGAAAGGCTATAAGAGAAATCGGATTTAATACCATACGACGCAAGAGCACGGGTTTGAACTAAGTGATCTGTGGTATCTCCAATTGAAAATACTTTTTGAACATAAGCATCATCGCCCTTAGATCCTTTTAATGTGCCTGGTTTAAAATATTCGAGACACATCGCACAAGAAGAACTGTTACAAGTGCGGTCAGCATCTCTGTAATTGTCTGTCTGTGGATAGAAAGGCACAACAAGAATTGATGATTTTGGTTTGTCTGGTTGTGTTCTATAAATTCTGACCCAATTAGATGTATCCTCAAGTAGAGGAGAATCTTTCATATCAATCTCAAGTTGCTCTACTGCAGCAACATGCTTTGGATTGTTCTCATCAAAATGTTTGAAGAAGTTATGTAAATCAATTCTTGTCATCTTTGTCTCCGAATAATTGAATGTAATACTCTGCATCTATAACAACTAATGGTTTCTTACCATTCTTTTTGATGACAACAAGCGGTTCGTAGTCACCACAGTTGGCAGATGCTTGCTCATAGGCATCCCAAATATTTAGTTTTTCAACGTTCTTACATTCAATACTATGGGGAAACTTTTGTCTGGCAGCTCTTGCCATAATAAGATCCTCGCCGCCAGCACCCATAGATCTGCTTTCAATATCTTCTGGATGAACATCAAGCATTTCAATGAGTTTATCTCTCACCCACTGCTGTAATCTACGTCCTTTTGCTTTAGCTGATTGTACACGCATAAAAAAATACCCCCATCACTGGAGGTATTTATCTATTATATTTTAAAGCTGGAATCCAGCAAAGGTATCTTTTTTAACATCTTGTTTAAGACTACCAATCACATAAGATTCAACTTCTGTTTCTTGTGGAGCAACTTGCATACCCTTCGAATTTAACCAATGCTCTGTCCAGGGCAACGGATTATTATTCAAAGGAGCTTCAAAGATTGCATTTAATCCAATTGCTTTTAGCCTACGATTAGCAATCCACTCAACATACTTCTGAAGTAGTTTAGCATTCAAGCCAATCATAGAACCATCTTTGAACAAATACTCAGCCCAAAGTTTTTCTTCCTCTACACAATCACGGAACATTTGATAAATGGTCTGCTCCTCTTCCTTAGCGATCTGTTGCATATCTGGATCATCACCATTTGTCCAGTTTTTTAGAATATTCTGAGTGATGACAAGATGCTGTGATTCATCTCTAGCAATCAAACCAATAATTTTAGCATTGCCTTCCATGAGTTTGAGTTCACCAAAAGCAAACGAGCAAGCAAACGAAACATAAAAACGAACTCCCTCAAGAATATTTACATTAGCAATCGCTCTGTATAGTTTACGCTTAAGTTCGTAGAGAGTATCCTTAGCAGCATCAACACCTTCTAATTGATGTTGCCATTGATTGCCAGAAGAATATTCCTGTGCAGCTTGAATGAATTCATCATATGCTTTTGTTACACTTTGGGCTCGCTGAAGAATTTGATCGTCATTAATAATGGTATCAAATACTTCAGTAGGATCAGCATATACATTTTTAATAATGTAAGTGTATGAACGAGAGTGAATCATTTCCATGAACTCCCAGGACTTCATACATGCTTCCAGTTCAGGTAGAGAACAGTATGGGGCGAATGCCATGCTAGGACCACGCCCCTGTACAGAATCAAGAAGAATCTGATACTTCAGATTAGCTGTAAAGATATGCTTTTGTTCAGGACGAAGTGATTGAAAATCAGCTCGATCTTTCTGAAGTGAAACTTCTTCTGGTCTCCAGAAATATCCAAGTTGCTGCTGAGTTAGTTTATCAAATACAGGATACTTAAACTGATCGTATCTTTGGACCCCCAAGGGGGCACCAAAGAACATCGGTTGTTTGAGTGTGTTAACTTTTTCTGTATTGAAAACTGTCATGCCATCAATGTGCTTAGACATTTCGTTACCTTCGGTTCTAAATTTTACAACTGTCACAATCATCCTCCTGTAGATTTAATAGATCATTGAGCATGTCTTCAACATCTTGTTTTGATTTCTCATCACTGATGTCATCTTTCTTAGCATCATAAGTATTCTGATAGTAGGAAGTCTTCCAACCATACTTATAAGTGTTGAGGAAGTCTTGGGCCATTACTGACACAGGAACTTCATTATCGGCATAATTTTCTGGATTATACGACCAGTTACCTGAGATTGCCTGATCGAAGAACTTTTGCATAACAGCAACAATATTAATATAACCAGTGTTGCTAGGCATATCCCAAAGAAGCGTATAGTTGTTCTTAAGAGATTGGTAAGATGGGACAATCTGCTTGAGTGGTCCTTTCTTCGATTTCTTAACGGACAAGTAATCTCTAGGTGGTTCAATTCCATTGGTTTCGTTTGACACAACGGAACTGCTCTCCGATGGCATCTGTGCGGACAGTGTTGAGTGCCGTAGACCGTGAGCCAAGATCGATGCTCTAAGTTCTTCCCAATCATAGCTGAGGTTATTAGGTACGATTTGATCTACATCAGATTTATAAGTGTCGATTGGGAGAATGCCGTCAGCATATTTTGTTCTATCAAAATATCCACATGCTCCTTTTTCCTGGGCAATGATATTTGAGGCTCTGAGCAGATAGTACTGGAAAGCTTCAGTAAGGTCGTGGACGAGTTTCCATGCTCCTGGGTCATCATAGTGTTCTCCATGTTTAGCTAGATAATGAGCAAGACCAATATAACCAATGCCAAGTGAACGACGATTCTTCGTAGATAGTTCAGCAGCTTTAATTGGATAGTTTTGATAATCAATCAATTCTTCCAAACCACGAACAGCAAGGTCACATAGTTCTTCTAGTTCATCGAGGTTCTTCAGTTTACCAACATTGATAGCAGAAAGAATACACAAAGCAATCTCACCATCGCCATCAATATGTTCCAACGGATCTGTGGGAAGAGTAATTTCTTGACACAGATTTGACATGTAAACTTTGTCTTTGAAAGAAGAGTGTGTATTGCAATGGTCAATATTCATGATGTAAATACGACCAGTCTCAGCACGTTCTTTAAGAAGATCAAGAATTAATTCTTGAGCACCGATTCGCTTTTGTGGGATTGAAGAATCTGATTCGTAAGAGGTATACAAATTATCAAACTCATCAGTGCCGAAAGCATCATAAAGACCAGGGACATCATGGGGAGAAAATAGACTGATCTCTCCATTTTGAATGAACCTTTCGTAAAAGATTTTCGAGATCTGAATGGAATAATCGAGTTTGCGTACACGGTTGTCCTCCGTTCCTTTGTTGTTTTTAAGAACAATAATGTCTTCTATTTCTTGGTGCCAGATTGGAAAGTGGACAGTAGCACTTCCACCACGAATCCCGTTTTGTGTACAGCATCTGACAGTTGATTCAAACTTTTTGAGGAATGGGATAACACCTGTATGAGCAACTTCTCCCCCTCGGATCTTGCTGTTGACGCCACGGATTCTGCCAGCGTTGATGCCGATGCCCGCCCTTTGAGCAACGTAGCGACCAATAGCCATGTCACTGCTAAAGATGCTATTGAGGGTGTCATCGCTATCAATAAGAACACAACTAGCAAACTGTCTAAGGGGTGTTCTGACTCCCGCCATGATTGGCGTGGGGATGTTGATTTTGTGCTTGCTGATGGCATTGTAGTAACGGCGAACGTAATCTAAACGAGAAGATAATGGATAATCAGCAAATAGAGTAACAGCAATCATCATGTACATGTATTGAGGTGTTTCAAATACCTCGCTATTACTGCGATCCTGTACCAAATACTTATCTACTACTTGACGAAGACCAGCATATGAGAACAGATAATCACGATCATGGTCTACCCAAGCATTGATTTTAATCCAATCTTCATCGCTATACTTATCTAGAATTTCTTCATCGTATACTTTAAGAATAGTTGAATTATAAAGAGCTACATCATAAACGCTAGGCATTCCTTCTTTCCAAATATTTTTATTGAATACCTGCTTACGCAGAGCAAAAAGAAGTAAACGTGCTGCAACAAATTGATAATTTGGATTATCTAACGAGATAAGATCACTAGCAGAACGAATAAGAATTTCTTGAATTTCTTCAGTGGTAATACCATTATAAAATTGAATTCCCGAATTCATTTCTACCTGTGAGGCAGAAACTCCAGCGAGACTATCACAAGCTTCCTCAACCATACGATGAATTTTATCTAGGTTAAGTGGTTCAATCGAACCGTCACGCTTTTTAACTTGAATGCCGTTGCTCATACTTTCTTCCATTCGGTTAATTTAAGTTTTGCTTCTAGTCCTTGGTAGGTATTAGATTCTACCACATTCTGAACATTATGTCCAGCCATAATCATGTCATTGATATCTTTTTCAATAATCCCAGAAGGCCAAATGACTACCTTTTCCCCATCATCAATTGCTTTGATGTGTTTTTGGACAATTTGTTTATTCCTCGGTTCATTATCAAACACATATACCAGATCATAATTTAGATTGCTCATGTTAACATCACTGCCACACATAGCAACACTATTTGAAAGGAACATGCTATCAAATGGTCCCTCGGTAACGTAAATTGTTTTATCTTCGTTTACTCTGTCTAGTCCAAATATTTTCGTCTTGGACTCATCAAGCATAATTGTGATGTATCTAAGTTTTGCTTTAGGTGCCAAGGAGCGACCTTGGTATCCAAACATGTTTCCTTCTTTATCCCTGAGAGGTATGATAATTCTAGGACCATCTTGCTTCAAGTTTGGAAATACATCCAACTGAGAATTTGTCCATTGTTTAAATTTGGGACAGTAGTAAAAGTAGTCTAGTTCTTTAATTTTTCTTTCTTCTAAGTACACCCTTGCTGGGTGTGAAATATTTAGTTCTGAAATTTTTTCTAAATCAATGCCTGTTTTTCTTTTTTTAAATTCAGGAGATTTAAAATTAAACTCTGGATTTTTCGTCTGTGTATTTTTCCCAGTAAGACCTTCACGATAACGTTCCATCACATATTGATTATACAGATGAACACAATTATCTTTCAAAAAGTTGGTAAATGTTCTTCCTACGCCACAGTTGTGGCACTTAAAAACAAAGTCATTCTTGACCTTAAAAAGATACCCTCTAGTTTTGTTCTGATGCTTTTTACTGTCACCACAGTAGGGGCATCGGAAGTTGTAGAGGGAATCTTTTTTCTTTGAGAATTTTTGAAGCTGGGGAGAAACTAAACCAATGTACTTGGTATCAATGTAACTCATCGTGTAGTGGTTTGCTCGGTCCCTCCATCATAGCGCATGGCGAGCATGTTGTCAACAAACGGGACCACCAATCCAACCAGCAAAATGGCGGCACCTACAAGGGCTGCCGCCTGCCATTTGAATTTTGATAATTCGGTTACATTATTTTCAACTGTTTCTAATCTTTTGATAACAGCTTTATGTTCTTCCGAATTACTGTGCTTGACATCCTCAATCATTTTAACGATAAGTTCATCTGTTTTAATACTTTGGTCAATACGTTCATCATGCTTAGCGAGGATATTAGCAATACGTTGATTAGATTCGGAAATCTTATCTACTGCATTCTCCAACTTATCCAGCATCTCCCTTGATAGTGTTTCGTAGATGTTTAATTTAGATTCCAATACATCCAATTTAGCGAGTTCTTTATTAATCGTATTATTAAACATCTACCTGCCCTTAAATATTTCTTACAGCGAAATCAAGAGCACTTTGATATGATGCAGCATCTTTATTAAGCATGTATCTAAATTGCTGTTGATTCTCTGCAGAAAGAGAAGCATAAGTAGCAGCAATTTTTTTAGCTGAAAAATTATCTAAGTTTTGAACAGATCCATCTTCAAATTGAATTTTAGCAAATTGAGTTTCCCCGTGTGTTAATTCCGAGGTGGCTACTTGCATTGCAACTTCAAGAGCATCTAGTGCAGTATTTTCCATAATTGTATCATTCTCAGGTTGATAAGAGTTTTTCATTACCTTCTGCTGTTGATCAGCAGCTTTCTTTTTAAAGTCAGCGAGACGGGCTTTCATCAATGTGTCCATCTCTTTTGTTTTTGTCATCATCTTGCCCTTAGCTTCGTCACGCTTCTTTTGAAGATCTTTTTGACGATTAAGCTTTTTTTGTTGGGCAATTTGTTTCTGGGCTCTCTCGGTTTCCGAGGGTGCCGCTTCAGAAATAATTGTTTCTAATTCTTCTTTCATTTTTTTGCGTCGGTTAATGCGAGAGAGTAAATTTTTTGCTCCTTTAGATCTACCGTCAATATAATCTTGATTAGATTTTTTATACTTACGATGTTGTTTAGGATTAACCAAAACAAATGCAGGTGGCAATTGAAGACCACTGCCATCGCCAGCAGAATTAATCATTTCGTTTATAGTAGATTCAGTTGTTTTAGACATTCTTGGTCAACGTTTTTATTTAAACTGTCTGGTAATCTATTTAGGAAAAGCAAAAATGCCTTTAATACAGACCAATATGTTGCTTCTATTTTAAAGAACAACAATGGTGTTGTGGCATCACCAAATACATTATACATTAAAATAATATGATTTAAAATAAGATGGGTTTTCAATTCACCTGTGGTTTCATAACGACGAAGTAATCTTTTAATGTATTTAAATCTGTTTAGATCTTCTTCAAAATCTTCATATGTAACTGATGAAGGATTTTCATAATGTTTTATAGCAAATAAAACCCAATTGTCTTTTGTCAATTCATCAAATATCATGGGTTATCAATCGTTCCAGAACCAAGAAGCAGAGCGAGTTGTTAGAGTTGCTACGTTAGAAATTACTTCATCAGCACCATTGCTTGAAGTAATCTTAACTCTATACTTTCTACCATTATCAGCAAGTACTAGATCAATACCAATGTATTCGTTGCCAGTTTCGCCAGCAAGATTAGTCCACTTAGTTCCAGATGGTGCCTGAGTTTGCCACTGATAAGAAAGTGTAGGTGATCCAGAACCAGTAACACTAGCAGTTACTCCAAATGTAGCAGATGCGTCGGAAACAGAAGTGACTGTTAGAACAACATTAGGTGCTCCGCCACCACCAAGAAGACTATCAGGAATTGTGATTGTGTCGCCACCGCTGAAATCTTGGCCACCAGAAGTATCACTAGTTACAAAATCTACAGTAACTGCCCCAGTTGCACTAACATAAACAGTGAAACTAGCTCCAGTTCCATCATTATTAGTTGTGTAGTCAGATGGTCCAATTTCATATGCTCCTTCTTCTCTAAGAGCATTAGCAGCTGGATAACTTAATCCAGTAATTCCTCCCCATGGAGCAATAGCAGTTTGATTAGTAGGTTGAGCAGAAATTGTAATAGTAGCTGCTACGTCAGCAGCAACATTATCATCTAGGTCAGCAGTATTTGCGGGAGCATCTTTGAATGCTACGAGATGCTGTGCCTTGTGACGAGTATTACCAGCGGCATCAGTATAAGTCATATACTCCCACCAACCAGGAGCAGTCAAACCACGCTCTCTGTTTGCAGGAAGTGTTGCTTCTACATCATCAATATAAACTGTACGACGAGCGGCAGTGCTATATCCCTGGGATCCTTCAACAGTGCTAGGACCATTTACAATAAGAGTGTTATCCCAATCGTACTTATCTACAGAATTTTTTTCTGTAGTGTTTAATACTTTTAAACTTTGTGCGTTATTTTCTGAACGACTGTAAAGAGTCATTTAATTACCCCAGCATGAACTTTATATCTAAAACATATTTATAAAAAAAGGGGAGTTGCCTCCCCTAGATAAGATATTTTATTTAAATCAGCATCCTTTCATTAGGGCTGTTCTAACTGCACCAGCAATAACATTATCAACATCGTTATCAGTTGACTCTACGTATCTATCTAATAGATCACATACAAGTTTTTTGGTGTGGCAGCTATTAATTGCAGCCATAATTATTGGTCTTACTAACTCTACTAGTGCTCCCATGATTTTATCCTCCTTTAGTTTAGGGTTTCCCCGTAATATTTATTTTATCCTTCTCTTGTGACCTAAGAGCTTTACCAATATACTTATTATATTTTTTTTTATTTTGTTTAAATTCTGGCGTAGATGCGTCAGGAATTTCTGGCATTACCTCAACAGTAGGCTCTGCCTTCACTGCTTTTTTTCAGCAATAATCTCCTGTTCCAAAGCAATCATTTCATCAACTTTCTTTTTGGCAGCAATAATCTTGCTAACTTTTGAACGACGACCTTTGAGGAACTTGTCTTGATTGTCGGTCTTACCATCATTATTTACATCAGCATCTTCCTTGCCTACTGGATCAAGTGCTTCATTAGTTTTCTTTTTCTCAGGAAGACCTTTGTGCTTAGTGGAAGCAAACTTCTCTGCTTCTTTGCCAGTCATTGAAGCAGCAGCTTTCTTAACTTCTTCTGAACCACCTTTCATTTCACCCTTCTTCTTGGCGTGAACCATACCCATAAATCTTTGCTGAGACTTGCTCACAGCCTTCTCAACGATGTCCTGGAGAGTTACTTGCTCCTTCATGCCTGCTTTCTTTTCTGCTTTATCCTCAGCCTTCTCGTGCTTTTCCTTAGCAGACTTACTCATCTTCTTTTCTTTTTCTTCTTCTGCCTTGCTCTCGTCTTCTTCCTTCACACACTTGTCTTTACCTTTTTCAGTGCCAGCATACTTGTAACCTTTCCAGCAAGCTTTGCCATCAGCACCTTGTTCCTTACCTTCTTTATTTTTAGCTTCTTCTAGTTCAGCTTCTTCACGCTGAACATCTTTAGTTTTTACAGTTGTGTATTCGATTTCGGCACCATGAGATTGCTTCGTTCCAGTACCAGCAGCAATGTTGATTGCTGGATCAGCAGGAGCAGCTTTTGCCTTAGGATCTTTCTTCGAGAAATCATCTTCATTACCTTTCTTTTGTAATGAAGGGATTCCTTCTTCACCAAGATGATACACTACAGACTGTATCAATGCTTGCGAAAAAGCATCCATGTTTTTAACTTCAGTCGTGGCTTTCTGTCTTTCCATTTGTAAAGATACTACTATTTTTCCTTTCTTTATTTATGTTTTCATCGATGTTAATAGCACGAATATCTTTAACCCAAGCACGAAACATCTTCTGTGATTCGGTAACAGCAATCACATAGTTAACACCAGATCGAATAATGCGACCCTTTTCCCCAGTGTTAACATTCATTATGATATTACCTTCTTGAAAAATTTCTTTTTGAAGATACGATTCTTGCGTTACTTCTTGTCTTAATTGTTTGAAACTTTTCATTTAAGGTTTTAAGTTGAACGGAAGTGGTAGGATTCGAACCCACGAACGCTTTCACGTTGCTTGTTTTCAAGACAAGTGCCTTCAACCACTCGGCCACACTTCCAATATTTTTGATGGTTCAAGTGTGATATACCTCAAGGATATAACAGGGACTTGAACTCTATCTCATTTATTTATCGGTCATCTTCTGCTCGATGCTCCGAGTAGTAGATGTCAAACGCTCCACCAGGATAACGCTTCTCAAGTTTCTTTACATTACGCTCAATAACTTCGTTGAAAGAAATTCCGAGTGCTTGAGTTGCTTGAGCAACATACCACATAATATCGCCGAGTTCAATAATAAGATGCTCCCGATTGTCATCGTTCCAGGGTTTGCCTTGGAAAACCATTTTCTTAACGATCTCCAGGAACTCACCGCCTTCAGCATTAATGCCAACGCCAGCAGTAAGCAATCGTTCAATATTGGCACCTTTACCATCAAGCTCAACAAGCCGATCAGCAAGGGAGCAAAAATCTTTAGAAGCATCGCTGGTAACGGCATCTACAAACTCTTCGTAGCGTTGAAATACAATAGTGTCAGACATAAATTAAATTACAAAAGTTGAAAATTTATTGAGGCGAGATTGTTTGTTGGAAGTATCTTCAAAGCGTTCGAAGGTTTCTTCCTCGTCGGTGTCCGTGATAGAACCTTCCGAGTCATCTACATTATACAACTTCATCTTCGCTCTGTCAATACCCACAGTGAACCTCTTGTAGTAAGTCGGATCGTTGTATCGGTTCTTAAGTTGTTTAACCATGATACGCCCAGACTGTTCAAGCTCCTCAGTGGCAATAAGAGCAAACATAAAATCTGCTGTAGCAGGAAGACCAAAGGATTCAGAAGTGTCGGTAAGATCAACGTCAGAATTGCCGAAACCAGAACGAGTAGTCTGAGTAGCAGTGACAATTGGTACGTTATGCTCAACAGCAAGACCACGAAGCTCCTCAGCAATCGCTTTAACATACGTATATGAATTTACGATATGACCTTTATATCTAGCAGAAGCACAGATATTAAGATAGTCAATGTAAATGATGTCGGGAGCGAAATCCTTTTTCAATCGTAGATCACTGAGCAATGCTTTGAAGTGACCAACGTGAGCAGAAGCAGTAGGGTATTCTTTAATAATAAGTTTACCTTGTGTCTTCTGTCCAATCTGATGAACTCTAGAAGTGAAGATTGATTCTGGAATAGATCCAATATCTTTGATGTTTACGTTCAGTAAGTTTGCATCAATGCGTTCAGCAATCTTCTCTTCTGCCATCTCCATGGTAATGTAAAGAACATTCTTCCCCTGGGAAAGATTAGAAGCGGCACAGTGACACATAAAAAGAGACTTGCCCACACCAGTTCCAGCCAAAGCAACGTTAAGCGTCTTATTCGGGAGTCCCCCTTTGGTGATAAGATTGAATTTCTCAAGATCAAATGGAATCTTTGATTCATCTTTATGATAATATTCATAACGTTGCAGTACGTTATCTACGTAGTCGTGTCCTATGTATTCATCAAACGAAACTGCCAAGGCTTCTTGAAGTATCGATGGGATTGAATCTCTTGATAACTTCGGATCTCCCCCGTCAGCAATTTTGATTGACTGGAGTAGGGCGTTGTAAATGGCCCTATCTTTACACCACTTTTCTGTTGCTGTGACGACCCAATCTTTGTCGATTGATTCATCACTATACTCTTTGATTTTCGTAAGGCTTTCTTTATAAGTGTCTTCAGTGAGATCATTTCTATCTTGTAGTGCTAAGATTAATATTTCCTTTGTAGGAACTTTATCGTACTTGACGGAGAAATCGTGAATCTCTTCAAAGATAACTTTCTCAGAATGTTCTTCAAAATATTCTGCTTTGAGATGAGGAACTACCTTCCGATAGTATTCCTCATTACAAATTAAGTTTCTTAGAATAGTTGCTTCAATCTTCTCCGTCATCACTTACCCCATAAAGAAATTCAACTGATGCTTGTTCCTGTAGCTTTGCCATTATATCATCGGTGAAATAATCATCTGGATTTCGTAGAATTTCTTTACCATAAACTTTCTTACCGTTGACTTCATAGCGACCAGCACTGTTTTTCCAGATGCCAGCTCGCTCTCCCAATTCTAGCAGACCATAGTGGCGTTCGAGACCACGCTCATCAAAATACAGACGGGTCTCGACCTTGGATCCTTCACGGGTCAGACGGGACTTCTTCGCCTCACATTTAATAATGTTTCCGATGAGATCTGTTCCATCTTTTTCTTTTTTCTTCGAGAGGTAAATGATTGTGCTAGCAGAATACTTAAGACCACTACCACCGCCCATCTCTTTCGTAGGAACGTAAGCGCCAACAACGTCATAGGTATGATTAGTAACTAACATGGGAATGTTTGCTTTGCCAAGTTTCAGTGTGAGAATTCTAAACACTGATTTGGTTAGCTGTGCCTTGGTCATGTCACGAACATTCTTGTCGTTAGAAGCATCCTCAACTTCTTTATTTGTGGCAAGCATTCCAAGGGAATCGAGAACAAACATGAGGGGCTTACGCTCCTCTTTTGGTTGCTCCATGTATTTATCGATGATTCTAACGGCCTGGGTTCTAAATTCCTCAATAGTATCCACAGGGAAAATAACCATACGCTTAGAATCAATTCCCCTGCTTTCAATCATCTGCTTACTAATGGCAGACTCAGTTTCAAAGTAAATGACTCCAGCGTTAGGATCAATATTGAGGAAATTACGAACGACACTAAGACAGAAAAAAGTCTTTCCCGTGCCCGATTCTCCAGCAATAGCCGTAATTTTATTTGAGGGAATACCCCCATACAAAGATCCAGAAACCAGGGCATTAAAAATGTAGCTCCCAGTATCAACAAAAGATTCAACGTCGCCAGCAGCAATGCCATCAGCAGCAAGGGCAGCGAATTCATTTTTACTATCCTTAATTACTTGTTGCAAAAAATCCATAATTCTCCTAACTAAAAAAACTCATGAGCGAGATCTTTCGCTCAGCATCCCAGCCAATACATTCTAGCACATTTCTCAGCGGTTCGTAAAATGACTTTTCAAATTGTGTTCGATAGTCCACATACTTATCAAGATTAAACTCAACTGGTAATGTGCTGAAAAATGAGATCACATTTTCTTGGATGGGGTTTGGCATCTTGAGGTAGAGAAACTTGATCTTCTCTCCTTCTTGGATAAGAGGGTACTTGTGAGTAAGATCATTACTTCGTACATAGTGATTATACAGTAATGCACCTCTGACCTGAATAGGTGTCCTCTCTCCATAAATTTTTGAACGACTTGCATATTTTTGTAGTCCATTACAACCCCGAGGAAACGCAATGTCAAGATAATTTTGTTTCCGAGTATCTTCTTTTATCTGCTCGATAAAATTAATCACATCATCATTAGTTTTATTAATAATGATTGTGTAAGCTTTGTATAACTTATCTCGGAAGTATGCTGGCGTGGAAGATCTAGCGGTTTCCATACCACAGATTTTCATCTTAGGTTCTTTGTATCGAACACCTTCACTATCCCATACGTTAAGAACATAACGTTTCTTGGCAGTCCAGAATCCACGGTTAGCAATATTCTCCCGCTTCATCTTCATCATTTGAGCGTAAGCATTTACGTAGTCGGCCAATTCTTGGTAAGAACTTTCAATAAAAGGCTCAAGTTCCACCTGACAGACCTTATCAAGGAACCCAACAATTTTTTCATTAGGAACCTCTCTGCCTTTGTATACACTCTGTACCAAGCCATCCAGACACAAGTACATAGAATCAGTATCAGAAGCAATAACATAATCTACATTATTTGTTTTGAGAACTTTGTTTAGATGAGCATTCATCTTATTGCCAATCCAACGAATTGACAATTGACCAGATAGAGTGATAGCTTCAGCAATCTCAAGTTTGTAATAACGGAAGTGCTCGTTACCAATGGCACCATAAGCAGAGTTGAGTTGAATCTTACGTGCCATCTGAATGTTATTGCAGCGAGCAATCTCTTTCTTCAACTCAACCGTTGGATTATTTTCGTACTGCTGTTTGGCTGCCAGCATTTTCTTTTTGTAGATAGTACGTTCTTCATAGATTTTTTCCATGAGCTTTGGCAGGAATCCTTGATACTCAGTTGTATAAAAAGTGCCATTAGCACAGACAGTTTTTCCAGACAAGTCACTTAAATCAATCTCCTGATTCAAAAATCTATCCACGCTGGCATGTGAATGTCTTTCACTCAGAAGTGTTTCTGGCGAAAGATTGTATTGCATGATAAGGTGAGGATACAGAGAGTTTAGGTCAAAACTCACCACCCAGTCATACATACCAGGCACAGGTTCTTTTACATAAGCACCAGCATACTTATTATCTTTTGTGCTTTCCCTCTTAGGAGGAATAGTTATATTTTGTTTGGCGAGATAAACATAAATGATGTTATCCCACATACGTACCTGAGAATATACATCCTCAAAATTTACTTTAGCATCATATGCCATGGTAAAAGCAAGTTCAAGAAGTTTCATCTTGTCATCCAAACGATCAACAAGGCGAACGTCATGAATATTATACTTTACAAATTTGTCCCAATCTTTCGTGTAGAACTCCTTGAATGTATCATGCTCGGAGTGATCTAGTTTCTTTTCTTCGAGTTCTACAAAAGCAATATGATCAAGACGATATGATTCTTGGTTAGTATAAGTAAATTTCTTATACAGTTCAAGATAATCCAGAGTGGCAATACCCATCAAGTCATAAGCAAAGTTCTTGCGACCCTTGATAAAGATTTCTCTTGACATGGTATTTTTCCAAGGAGAAAGAAGACGAGCTTCTGCTTCTCCTACCATACGCTCAATCCTACGATAGATGTATGGGATGTCAAACAACTGGACATTCCAACCAGTAATTACATCTGGATAATTTTCCATCCACCAGTGAAGGAACCCTTTAAGTAATCCGACTTCAGAATTGAACTGGAGATAATTAACTTCTTTATCATCATTATCATAAGGACGAGATCCGAACACAGTGATCCTGCCCATCTCACTATCTTTAATACTAATCAAAAGAATTTCTTGATCAGCAGATTCTAGATCTGGGAAACCATTCTCTGCACCAGTTTCGATGTCAAGAGTAAACACACGAATCTTACTTGTGTCATATTGAATCTCATCATCAGGATACTCCTCAAAAATATATTGGTTCAGAAAACGAGTCTGACCGTAGATTTGAAAATCCTCAATGTCCTTATGATCTTGAATAAATTGTTTAGCATCACGGATGCTTCCCTGTTGTACAGGTCGAACATATTTACCGTCGAGTGTTTTCCATTCTTCCTGCTTAGCAGAAGGAAGAAACAACGTCGGATTGAATTGAACTTTGTCTTGAAATTTTTTACCATTTTCATAACCACGAACGAGAATAGAATTTCCCGATTGTTCAACACTGGTGTAAAATTTCATTCTTCAGATTCTTCGGCAATAGGAGCAGGTTTTTCTATTTCAACTAGACCACGATATTGATTGTAAAGAAAATCAGATGGATCGGCAATTAGGCTGATCTCAGAAGATCTAACAATAAACTCACGGTCTCTGGAGTATGGAGGGAAAGGTCCCACACAGGACCCATCCACCTCATACGGGTATTTTAGCACACAATCTGGGTCTCCGAACTCCACATCAGGAATTTCTTCAACTTCCGAAATGATCCACACACCATCAAAACGAATTAATTTAATAGTTTCATTCATCAGTAACAACTTCGGGGTTCACAACTTTTTCAATTTCTTCTTGTTGTAGACGAGCATTAGCATTCATAGCTTGATTTACTTGTTCAATCTTTGCTCTATATGCTTGTTCCAAACCAGAATCAGGCACTCCAATAGCAGTTACAGAATCATAAGGAATTTTGAATTGATAATCTACAGAGTATGGACACCAGCGACTAAACTTAACTTGAAGATCTTGCTGGCTATCTTCTCCACCAACCGAAATAAGAGAAAGTTCGTATGGGTGAATCATTAGAAGACACACACCTTTTCGGGCATCACCCTCTCCATCGAAAACTTCTTTCAGATCACAAATAATTTGTGTCCCTGTTTTCATGATAACAATAGACGCATTTAAATTTTCCATAATTCTCCAATCAGAATTCTAACATTATAGCACAAAAAGAAAAAAGGGGCAAGAGCTGATTCTGACCAGCTCGGCCCCTGCGGCGACGATACGATTTATTTATTCCACGAGAAGTTGACGATCACTTGTCTTAATAGAGTAAGTGGTTTTTTTCTTTTCTTCTGGAATAATCTTTTCCAAAGAAATGATCAATAGACCATCAGCAAATTGAACATCAGAAATTTTTACATCATCTGCCAATTGCCAGGTGTTTCTGAAAGAACGTTTGGAGAGCCCTTTGTGTAGGTATGTTCGTTCAGAATCTCGTTTCTCAACTTTGCTGGTAACTGTGAGAATATTTTGTTCTGTTGAGACTTCGATTTCCTGTGGTTTAAATCCTGCAAGAGCAATCTCAATCTCGTAATTACTATTGTCATTCTTGATTAAGTTATATGGAGGGTAGCTAGTTGTGTGACCAGACATAGCATCCAGACGATTAAAAATATCATCTAGCCCTACAGAAAATGGGGAATAAGCATCCCAAGTGTATTTAGTCATTGGTAGTTCTCCTTTAATAAGCGAGTGTTTAAGACCCCGAAGGCGTCTAATATAATTTAGCACACAAACAAAAATAGTGGGGTGTCGTAAACCCCACTATTATTGTTCGGTCATTAGTATAATATACCCTCTGTTGCGATACCAATCAAGATGTTTTTTGCCCCAAGGTATTGTTACCCACACTATAGTTTTTTCTGGTGTGAGAAACTGAACCTTGACTGTTCTCATCAGACTTCGGTTTTCTTCCGACCGATATTATACTTGCTTTCCAAAGTCCATTCATCCTTTTCTTTAAAGGCAAGAACTTTAATTTGATTGAGTGGAGCAACGTCCTCAATTTTTTCAGGAGTTGTTACAGTAATCAGACCCCAATCTGAAAGCAATTGAATGATACGATTCCTACGCTGAACATCATTCAACGAAAGATTAGTATGTTTGCCATCCAAAGCAAATAGTTCTTTGAAATGAACGATATAATATCTACCTTGCTTATGAAGAATATGGCAAGATTGATAAATCTTTTTTTCTTTCCTAGAAGCAACACCGATTCTCGTAAGGGTTTCACGGACTTTCAAAAAGTCATCTGGCTCAGCCAGAGAAACCTCCACCATATCAGATTGTTGCCACTGAATTACAATATCATCTGTCATTTTGTTCCACCCTTATTCAATGCCTTTTTAATTGCTACAAGTTGTTCAGTTGTGAGAATCTCTAAGGCTTCCAGAGCTTTAGTATGACTATAGCCATAATACTCTTTCACCAATTCAAGATGCTCTAAAGTTTGTTTTTTGACCCAGGGAGAAAACCTCTTCCTTGGCTTCAAACTATTTATAAAAAAGTCAAATTGCATCTTCTTGGGAAGATGAGCATTTTTATTCATTTCATTTGCATATAAAATTGCATCTGTAAATGAAGAAAGACATTTATTAATAATAAATGGGGGATAACTCTTCACTGCTTCCTGATCATCATCAAGAATTTTCTGTTTTGTTTGGTTAATAGAGTTTAAATAATCTTTTAATTCGTACTTCATTCAAAAATAGCGGTAACACCCATAACAGTTGCATTAGGATTGCGAGCAAGAGCAACTTCTTTTGCATCTTGATAATTAGTAGCAATCACATCTTCATAGAAAACACGACCACCGACATAAAGTTTCACACGGCATTTCATAATCAAAATCCTCCTTGGGTTTCATCAATAGTAGCAAAGCAACTTTCTGATAAAGGTGCGACGGGGACAGTTTTTGCACTGTCCCAATCTGGTTTATGATATTTTAAATATTCTCGGAAAGTCATTTTCATTTCTTTCTGAGTCATACCACAATGATAGGCAGCCTCAGGTAAATTCATTGTAGAACGAAACAATCCCTCGTTAGCCTCACGAACATTCTCTGGAGTAGTTTTTACTTTCATAGATAACGAACCTCATCAACGTAGCCAGCTTCCAGAGCAGTCAATATCATGTTGTGAGAATAACTATTTGGTTTCGGGGGGGCAGAAAAATAGATTACATAATATGCTGACTTATAAAGATGTTTCAGTAGAGCACCATTACACACAGCTTTTTTAACATTATCAGTTCGTTGTGCTCCTGGACGTTTTTTGCCACCAGGATTCCCACCCTTTGCTTCAACATATTCCGTTCTAGTTGGCAAATCAGCAATGTAATCCAGCTCTATTCCAAGTTCTTTTACACAATAATCTTTGCCAACTATGATTCCATCCCTATTAACAAGATCTTGTTCCACAAGAAATTCAAATTCATCTCCAGATTTTTTGCTTTCAGATTGAAAATTATTCATTTAAATTCACACCCCATCATAATTTCAGTTAGACAAGCAAGAAGATTGATTTCTTGGTCAGCAACCACTGTAATATCTCGCATGTATTTGGCAATAATTAAAACAGCTTCTGGAATAGAAGAACCTTTAAGAGTATCATAAAGAGAGTCGTAAAGTTTTCTCATTACGATAGCTGGATCGTTGTCAATGTTATCAACAACCCATTTCTTAACTGTCGTAAATTCTTTGTTCTTTAACGCCCGAACCAAATCATCCAGATTAATGTCGGCAATGTCAACAAGAACAGAAGAATCAATCCGTCCGTTGGCACTGTGTCTCTGTGCTTCATTAATCAACCTCCTCCAATCTGGATAATAACGTCTAATCAGTTTGATCAAAACTTTGTCGTCATATTCAATTGTATTCTCGTCAAGAATATTTTTCAAACGAACAAAGAACTTCGCCTGAAGTTTATCAACCTCAGTATTATTAATCTTAAAATCAATTACAGTGCATCGTGAGTGCAATGGTTGAATGATTTTATTTGGGAAGTTGCAGGTGAAGATGAATCGACAGTTGCCATGAAACTCTTCCACAGCCGTCCTGAGCGAGAGCTGGACATCCTGAGTGGTGTTGTCAGCCTCGTCAATAATGACGACTTTGTGGGCTGCTCCAGAGGTCAGTGAGACAGTTGTGGCGAATTGCCTGACCTTGTTCCGAACGGTGTCGAGAAAGCGCCCCTCATCAGATCCGTTGATCACGATGTAGGAGGCGCCGATCTCATCACAAATTGCTTTAGCAACAGTGGTCTTGCCTACACCAGCAGAGCCACAGAGCAGAAGATTTGGAATTTCTTTCTGCTCAATAAATCCTTTAAAGGAGTTTTTAATATTCACTGGAAGAATACAATCCTCAAGAGTATGAGGACGATATTCTTCCACCCACAAAAATTTCTTATTCATCAAGGTTCAAGAGCAATGTAGTAGACGAGAGGGAGGCGGGTATGTTTCCATTCAGTAATTAGTTTACTGGAAATTTTTACATCATAATCTCCCTGAACAAGGTTAACATTTTCCATCTTCATTGTCAACTCATACTCACCAGTATTGTCTCCCAAAATTTCCTGGGAATAAACATTACTAGTTTCGTTTTCTCGATCACATAGGTTCAGTGATACAGTACCACCAGCAGATGATTTGAATACCAGATCAGGAATGCCATAGACATTCGCTGCTTTACCAAGTGCTTCCAACTGACTTTTGCTAATAGAAAATTCAATATCAGCACCTGGAAAATTGACCTTGCGATCAGGGGCAGTCTTCAAAGTAATTTCGGGATCAGAAAAATAGTATTTTGCACTACGTCCATCTCCACGAATCGTAAGATATTCTGCGTTAGCAAACTCTAGAACTGGATCTTGAAACAAAGAAATGCCAGCAAGAAATTGATTGAGATCATAAATTGCAAACGTTTGTGGGAACACTTCTTCGCAATCATACTGTGAAATAAGATTCTCACCGATGTTAATAGTTTTCAATTGAGATCCTTCTCGAATAAGAATAGATCCATTGATGGTGGAATAATTTTTAAGCACCATCATTGTTTGTTGCGAAATAGATACTGTACTCATTTAAACTCCTGGAGACCGTTTTGAGTGCGGGTGTAGTGACTATCGAAGTGAAGCAGTAGCATAGCGTAGTGAATCACTTTCATAAGATCCCGCTTGTTACGACCATCCTTATCACCGTAGCGAGATCCATACTTAAGGATATTTGCTTGACAAAATCCAGCGGCAAGTTTCTTTGCTGCCATCAAATCAATTGTTTGAATGTCAGCGTATCCATCTTCGTCACCACAGTAGTGTCCATGGTAAGTGCTGACTACATAATCCTCGACATCCTTGAGGATCTTATCCTCATTGTACTTCCATTGCATTTTCATTCCTCCGTTACATACTGTAGATCTTCATGATAGCACTCTTTGATTGTTCCGTCAAGTGTCTTCACGAAAAGTTTTGAATTGTGTCCGCCAAGAATCCTGACGGAACTACCGTCCCGAAGGACGGCAATGTTACCAATGTAACCGTGAAACTCAGGCTTCTTCATTTACCTCAGTTTCAGTTTGGGCATCAGCATCAGCACCAATGCTAGCATCAATCTTGTCGTACAGTTCCATGAAGCTGGACTTGGTTTCGTCATCGAAACGATTCACGCAAACTTGAATCGCTTTCATACGCTTGCCAAAAATGCTGTAAGCACGAATGATGTGAGACAGACGACGAGTGCTGATCACTTCATCAACGCCACCTTCCTTGAAAGTCTTGCGAATGATATCTGCCCAAGAAGCAAGCTTCTCACAGAACTCTTCATCCAGGCAACCAAGTTTGACAGAAAGCTTCTGGAGAATCTTCTGCTCAGTCTTAGGAGCAGGATAGTCTTGCTCAAAGGTGAGAGCAAATCGCTCAAGAAATGCTTCGTTCAGAACGTTGGTGCCGATGAAACGACCGTCATCACTGCCCTTACCTTTGGTGTTAGCAGTGGCAACGATAGTGAAACCAGCGGTGGGTTTGACATAACGACCAGTCTTCTTCAGGAACACACCCTTACCTTCAAGGATGGACTGGAGACACAGGATCTTGTTAGAAGCAAGGTCGATTTCGTCAAGCAGCAGAACAGCACCACGCTCAAGTGCTTCGATCACAGGACCGTTGTGCCACACAGTTTCGCCATTGATCAGACGGAAGCCACCGATCAGATCGTCTTCATCAGTCTCGATGGTGATGTTGACACGAATCAGTTCACGCTTCAGTTGAGCACAAGCTTGCTCCACACCGAAAGTTTTACCGTTGCCAGACATACCAGTGATGAACACAGGATAGAAAATCCCAGAAGAAATAATTTTCTTAACATCACTAAAGTTACCAAAGCTGACGAAGTTAGCATCTTTATCAGGAATCAGGTTTTCACGGTGGATCACAACATGCTCAACTGCTTGCTCGACAGGTTCGGCAGCAGGAGCGTTGTAAGTGTTTTCAATATCTTGGGCAGTCAGGTTCCAACGACCATGACCAGTCTTGTATTGCTCAAGACGCTTGGCAATGGTGGGATAAGAACTACCGAATTCATCGGCAGCAGCAATTACAGCGTTGCTGCCGAAGTCTTCGCCGAAGTGGGTGGAAATGTAAGCGACGAGAGCTTCTTGTTCAATGTTTGCTTTACGAGCCATGATGAGTAATCTCCTTTGTGGATGAAATAAGTGTAGCAGGTGGATTGGTGGTTGTGGAGCCTTCGGTGGACGGTTTAAAAAGTGACTTCACAATCACCAAACTTGAATGTCTTGGCATTTAGTTTGGCGGCAAGCTTTAGAATTTTTTCTACTTCAGAATCAATTGAATCTACTGATTCTTTTTTGACATAATTTTCCGAAGGATTTTCTTCAAAATATGTAATTAAATTATTTTCTACTACTTTATCTTTTTGTTTTTTAATTTTTCTTTTTCTTTGAATAGCTTTTTTATAAGTTTTAGAAAATTTTGGACAAATTTGTTCAATATCTTCAAGATTTTTATGAGCAAAATCCGACATTTCTTTTGCTAATTGTTTAGTGTATACATTATGTTCTTCCAAAAATTGTTGAATACCACGAAAGCAAACTGAATTTTTAGGATTTACTAGATTTCCTTTATAATAAATTCGATTTGATTCTGCATAGTCCGAAAGATATTCAAGAAGGACTGGAATGTTATTTGATTCTATAGCAGATTGAATGGAGATCATTGTTTCAGTGAATAATGTTTTTCAAATTTTATCATGTCAGAAGAAAAAATTCAAGCCACCAGAGTGGCGAAGGACGACAGAAGCTTTTTGTTCGTCGTCTTCTTCTTGAGCATAGTACGGAATGCCCGTCCGATGTCAGCAGCAGTGGCCTCTTCCTCAACTGTCAGCGTGGTGTCTACTGACAGATCACTGGAAGAAATCATGTACAGAGCATCGTATCCCATGCCATTGATTTCGTAGGTCTTTTCTTTACGCCACACTTTCATAGCTTCATCAGGTTCAACTCCACCAGTAGATTTGTAAAGAGAACGATAAAGATAAGAGAAACTATTGCCACTAGCAATTCGGAATCCAATTAGATTGACTTCAGGGAAGTTGTCTTTCAGATTCTCAAGCAGAATAGCAGTGAGGTTGCTATTCACGTTATCCATTTCGAAGTTACGATACACGTAACCAATTTTACGATCACGGAGAGCATTTCCATTGTTAATGTAATTCTGCCCAAGATAATTGTAAGAACCATTAGGACGCTGAATATTGATATCAAAGTTCAGATGATTTGCTTCGCCGTCAGTCAGAATGACAACGTTAACTTTCTGAAGTTTGTTCCGAGTCTTGAACTGAGGAATGATTTGATGGAGAGCAATGATAGATTCGTTAAGAGGAGTTCCACTCAGATCCAGACCACTAGGAACACTATAGTGATGATAAGTAGCACCAGCGTAATTAGAATCTTCTCGGGCAGCAAGACGCCACAGATTCAAAATACAATTGTCAAGCACCTTATTGTTGGCACGGGAACTCAGGAAATTCAACATTCGGAAACGACGATGAACTTCAATAGTACCATCCTGTTTTTTATACAGAGACTTAGGAGCACTGTAGTTAGCATCAACATAAGAGTTGCTCCACTCGTAAGTGAAGGCATACACCTCAAAAGGAATCTGAACTTTCTTACAGAACCACACAAGGTTCAACAGTTGCTTCACAGTGTCAAGCAGATAATCATTCATCGAACCAGACCAGTCCAGCACAAATACTAGACCATGATTCTTGCCGTCAGGAATCACAGAAACCTTACGGAAGATATCTTCGTTGTACTTGTACGTGTGAAGTTTGGTGGTGTCGAGAGTGCCAGTACGAGCAGTAGACATACGCTGATAAGCATCTGCCGACTTCTTCATTTCAAACTCTTTAACCAGATAGTTTACTTCCTTTTGTGCTTCTGCACGATACTTCCGATAATCTTTATCAACTTGATCGAAAGCATTCATAGAATAACGACCACAGGTAAGAACTTCATCAAAACAATTGTTGATGTGATCGTTCAGCATTTTGTAGTCAGCAATCGTCTCATCGATTTTAATTTCAGGACGTTCGATGTAAGTAGTTTCACTAGCATACTGATTGGTAAGCTTTTCTGTTTGCTGATCAAATGCTTGCTGAGTTTTAGAAACTTCTTCATTCTTTTGCTGGTCATTAGGACCACCGCCACCAGAACCAATAGGAGCATCTTGGGCAGTACTATTGCCACCAGATTGAT